TTGACATCACGCTCCTCGCCGTCTGCCGGGTCAAGGCAGAGAACGAGAAGCGGGCCAGGGACTTGCTCAGGGAGCTGGTTTCCACGTTGGACATCGGCACGGTGTTCGATGTGCGCAATCAGCCCGAGGCCATGCACGGCGAGGAGGAAGTGACTCTCACCGAGGCTACCATGGAAGGGGAAGGGGACATGTACGATGTGGATGGGGAAGACCCGGACGAGGGGGAACCGGAGGGCCCTCCGGAGACCGATGCTTCGCACAATCCGGCGCTGGCCAACTACCCGTTCGGCGGGCAAGTCTACGACACCCTGAAGCTCCATGAGATCATCAAGCAGCCGGTCCCCCATGATCTGTCTGTCCTGGGCGAGTGCGACCACAACACTGTCTCGTGGAAGGGCCGTTCCCCATGGGAATGCGACGAGGTGCAGTTCCCCCGGCTCCTTGCAGAGATCATGGCGACGCAGGACAACCTCGACTTCAGCGCCCTGACCGAGTCTATGGATCTCCCTGTGGAAATGATTGATGAGCTGTTCGACCGCGCTCAAGAAGCCTGGGAGATGATCAAACAGGCTACCTGTTCCGGTGCCCGGAGGCAGGGATGAGCCCAATAACGAAGGTAGAGAGATGGAGGCAACCGATGGCTGATTATAAACTGGACTGCCCCCGGTGCGGCGCCGTGCCGGAGACCGCTGCCCTGCAGGTCATAGGCGGTGAGTTCGAGACATCCGGGGTGTACCTGGAGCCTGATGGATTCGCGTTCTCAGATGCGAAGCAGGTCAACACGACCGAGGAACGTGTCCGTTGCTCCGTCTGTGAAGCAGTCTTCGACCTGTCGGAATGCGTGTAGCGATGGTGAAGAGATCGATGGGACCGGCCATTCGCTGCGAAGCGCTTGTAGGCTCCGGAGCAGGGATCCCTCCGCGCTGCGGGTGTCGGATCACCCGGGAGCACGGCTCGTGGTTCTGCGTTACTACGACCAGCATGGTGATCTTCTGCAACAACCACGGGGACGTTCTGCGCCGCGGAGGGCACGTGGAGACGGCGCAGGGACGCTACCACTTCGAGGACGGTGTGCTGCTCATGGGCGCGGTAAGCCAGTGAACCAGACCACGCTCCAGGTGAGCGAAGCTCGTCGGCGCGAGCTGATCTCGCTGGCATCGAGGTCTGGGGCGACACTGGACGGAGAGCCCGCCGTGCTCGCCGGAACTCGGCAGCCCTTTGCTGCGGTCGCCCGGCTCGACGGCGGCGGACACTCGCAGTTTTCCTGGGAAGCCGTCGAACGCATCATGGCGCATTCAGAAGCAAATGATGGAGAGGAGCACTACCATGAGCTACCTGTTCAAACTGTTCTACGGCACGCCGGAGGGCGAACGCCGGGTGCTGGCCGAGGGGGACGTCGCGGGCGTCGTCTCTGCGACCGAGGCTCGCAGGGTGGTGTTGCTACGCGAGTGGGACCCACGATTGGATGCCGCCGGCTGCACTCCGGACATCGAGCTGAAGGCTCAGGCGCCCGATGACCTGTGCCCCGATGGCAACGACCCCGATGCACCAGGAGAGTCTGATGAGGAAGCACGATGAGCTTCGCAACCGAGGTTGCCCGGCGCAAGAACGCCGGCTTGGTTATTCCCTGGGATATCCTCTTCGGCACGCAGTATGACATGCTACGTGCTGAAATGATCGAGACAGGCGCTCTGTCGCTCAGCAAAGAGAGGGTCTGGCTACTCCCCAACCGAGAATCCCTGGAGCGCGTGCAGGTAGCCACACAATCGCCCTTGCTGCCCCCGCCACCGGATCCGGAACCATCCGCCCCGGACCGGCCTCTGCCCCCCGGCTCTGGGTCGGGGGGGCCTCGAGCCATCACTGTCAACCGCGGCGATCTGCACGTCGTCATGGCAGAAGCAGCCAGACTGCTCAAGAGCAGTGCCCCGATGGTGCCCATCCTGCGCATGGTGCTGCTACGTGTAGAAGACGCGCAGCTCCGCGTGGACTTCACAGATCTCGGCATCTTCGCATGCGCCAAGTTGGACCTGACCGGCATCGCTGACTTCGAGCCCTGCTGCGTAGACGCAGTTGCTATGGAACGGGCGCTCAAGCCGGATTCCAAGGCTGAGAAGGCAGAGTCGGTCATACTGGAGAAGCTGCCTGACGAGCCCGGGACAGAGGGGGTGACCGAGCAACCGGCGCTATACGCCGACGACGGCAGTCTGCTTGTTCCGGCCCAACCCCATGTCCCTGCTGGGCGTGCCATTCCGGGTGCGCTCATAGTCACCTGCGGCGGCGCCCAGGTGAAGCTGCGCACGCAGTTGCCGGACGACTATCCAAGAGTCCCCGAGGGCCTTGACCCCGCGGTGGCAAGTCTCCCCCAGCTCACATGGGACGGCACCTCGCGTAAGTATCTGCTCGCTGCCCTGGACTTTACACTACCGGCCATGAGCCAGGACAGCTCACGCCAGCACCTGACGGGCATCGCCGTTGGGGAGATTTTCGGGCGCTACAGCTTCATGTCCACCGATGGGAACCGCGGGCACATCGCGCCGGTCGGCCACGCGGGCCGGATCGACTTCCAGCGTGAGACGCACGGTCTTCTGCCGGGCGCACTGGCCGCTTTCTACCGACGGCTGCTCAATCTCGACTCGGGTCCGGCCCTGTTGGCCTGGGTACCGGGGCAGGAGAAGCAGCCTGAAACGGCCGACCGCGGCAACACACCGGGTACGTGGTGGGCAGCTACCGGCCGGTGGGTTCTCCGGGGTCAAAAGGACGTGGAAATGCGCGTTCCGCCCCCGACTGAGCATGTCATCCCCAGACTGGATTCTATGCGCAACGAGCCCTGCTATACTGCCTGTGAGATGGACGCTGTTGTACTGGCCAAGGCCATCGTCAAGTGCATCCGCCCGCTTGACCGGGTAGAGGGCTGCACGCTATGCCTCGATTCGAGCGGCTTGCTCTTGTCGGCTTCAGATACCGAAGGCACCGAGGCATCTGTGCGCTGTGCTGCCCAGGTGCTCGGTGGCCCATCGGAGCCATCGGTCATCTCCATCAATCACGGATTCTTGTCGCAGGTGTCCAAGCTCTGCGACAAGAAGGCCGGGCTGCACTGGACTGGGCCGTTAGACCCTCTGTTGGTCGTAGGCGTGAGCGGCGGACTTGATTGCACCGCGGTCGTCATGCCGATGCGCCCATGATGAGCGAAGATGTCACAGATCGTCTCACGTGAAGCTGCTCTGCGAGCTATAGTTCACTGCCGGCGGCTGATCGATGAGTACCGGCGGCAGATCGATGCTGGAGTGTACCCGCAGTACGACGACAACTGCCGGGCCGGGATCGCCGAAGAACGCAAGACGATGCTGCGGATCATAGCAGAATGGCAAATCGTGCATTGAGGCCCGTCCAGCTGTCCCGGATCGTGGACTGGATTGCCTCGGACCTGCGATGCATCTGCGGGAACCAACGGGTACTGTCGCAGATCGTAGCCGACTTCGAGTCGTTCAACTCCTGCCAAATGCAGACAGGAGACGGCATTCTGATCTCAGGGCTAGTAGCCTCGTCCCGGCCACGGATCCTGTGGAAGCAAGATGACTCCTTTTGGGTGATCCAGGTGCCTTGGGACTCTGAGGCCAAGCTCTCCACGTGGCTCGCCGTGTCCCGGTTCTTGCGGGGTCTCGATGTCGACCCGGACGTGCAAGAGGCCCTGGACGAGGAGATCGAGCGGGCAGAGACGAAGGCAGGAATGAAGCGATCATGACCGCGGCCGCGGCCATGGCCATGACCATGACCAAGAAGGATCTGCTGCGTCGAACCGCTGAGGTTCGGCAGGGGGTCCTGGAGATGCTGACGCCGGTAGGGATCCGGGAGACTGCGCCGGGGGACAGCTGGGCGTTCATGTACTCCCACGTGGTGCCGGAGACCATGATTGGGCCAGTGTTCATCTCACTGCCGGATCCAGAGAGAGAAGCCAAGTACCTGTCAGAGTCCTCGTCCACCCGGTCGGACGTGGAACGGTCAGCCGGGTTCGTTTACCTAACTCTGCGGGCAGGGGACCGCGACCGCGCCTGCTCGGTGCTCAACCCGAGCCGACGGCTCGGGCACAGACTCAACCCGTACTCCGGGAAGTGGAACTTGCCCCTGTCAGCACCTGGCAACGGTGTACTGACTGCAGCAGAGATCCTGGATGGGTTTCGGCGCCACATTGGGCAAGTTGTCGACCTGCCGGGAAAGGATACCTGATGGCCAGAATTTGCTACGAATGGAAGCGCTTCTCGGGAGCTTCCCGAGAACTGATTGGCCAAGCCAACACGATTCTGTCTGAGTTGCGCGACGATGAGGTGCTCTCGGTCACACTCCGCCAGCTCTTTTACGGCTTCGTGTCACGGGGCTGGATCTCCAACACGCAGCAATCATACTCCCGCCTCGGGTCCATCATCTCGGATGCCCGGCAGGCCGGTCTCATCGACTGGGATTCCCTGGTAGATCGTACTCGACGACTGCACAAGCTGGCCTCGTGGAGTAGCGGCGCAGACATCCTGTCGGCCTGCGCAGACCAGTTCCGATTCGACATGTGGGCGTACCAGCCCAAGCGCGTCTTGCTAATGGTCGAGAAGGAGGCCCTCGGAGCCATCTTTGAGGACATCTGTGATCCACTACGCGTACCGGTTCTCTGCTGCAGAGGCTACATGTCGCAATCCACGATGCACCAGACCGCCGAGAAGATCGTGCAGTACTGGCGCAGCGGCGACGGGCAGTCGACCACCATCCTGCACTTCGGTGACCACGATCCGTCGGGGATTGACATGACCCGGGATATCCGGGACCGCCTCTCGCTCTACTGCTCCGGAAACGGCGTGCTGATGGACGGCCTCGACGGCCTCAACGGTCGCGAGGCAGAGACCATCGACGAGAGCGATCCCAGCTATGGGGACGCGCTCCAGTCCGCTGCTGCTGACTACGGTTGCCGCGTTGCCGGGGGCTCCTTTACGATCAAGCGAGTGGCACTCAACATGGAGCAGGTTCGGCAGTACAACCCGCCGCCCAACCCAGCGAAGATCACCGACTCGCGAGCCACAGACTACATTGCGCGATTCGGCGAGTCCTCCTGGGAACTCGATGCGCTCCCGCCGACGGTGCTCCGCGACCTGGTCCTCCAGGAGGTTCGTCGCGTGCAAGACCCTGACGCGTGGGCCGAATGGGTCGAACGCGAGAAACAAGAACGCGTCCGCCTGCGCCGCACGGCGCAGAGATGGACTGCTGACAAGTAGAGAGCAAAGGAGAACCGAATCCATGGGCAAGAAGATAACAGCGCCGCTGTACCACAAATACCCAGGACAGTTCGAGGAGCAGCCAGCCTTCGTCGAGATGGACGAGGATGGAGTCGTGCGCGCCGACTGGAACGGCGAGATCGGCAACGCCATCCCGTTCTCGGTGTACCACGGCGTGCAGATGCGCTGGAGCATCTCGCCGCTCATCTCGGGCGCGGTCCTCGACGAGCTGCTGACCGAGGGCTCGGAGTTGCGTCTGTTGCTGGCCGACGTGCATGCGGGGCACACCGTTGAGTGGGACGGCTCGAACCACGTCGGACGGCTCACCGATTCGGCCAAGGACGCATCGATCCTGGCCGAGTGGCACCTCGACGCGGTAGCGGCTAACCCTGACAACCTGGCGCAGGTCTGGGACGCGGCAGATTACCTCCAGGCTGTCGAGCACGTGACTTCGGGGGGGATTGCCATCGGCGACGACTGGCTGGTCACTGCCGAGACGTCAGAGGAAGCCCTGGAGGTCCTGTGCTGTGAGATCGAGGAAGCCGCGCAGGCCGATGGGGTCCTGCTGACAGGGCTCAGCGAGCACCTGCAAGACCTGCAGCAGCGAGCGCGGGAGGAGGCCGAGGAGGCCGAGGAGTAAGACAATGGCAAAGCACCGACACCGTATCAAGACCACGCGTACCGTCGGCTACCGCAGCACGGCGCGGGGCTGCAGAGAGGAGAACCGCCGCGCTCACGGAAACATCTGCCAGATCGACACCTGCGCGTGCGGGGCTGTCCGCGAGACGAACGTCAACGCGGGCGTCAAGGAGCGCGGGGCGTGGTTCGCTCCGGCACCGGCCGAGGCGCCCCGTGCGCACACCCGCGAGCCCGTGACGACTGGCGGCTGGTACGAGAACACGGACGGCAGCGTGACCCGCTACCACTGGGACGCCGGCCGGCTGTTGACCGGCGAGACGGTCGCCGGCTGGGCGCACGTCCCGTCCGACGACGACGAGTAGGCAACCGACGCGGAGACGCCACAAAGAGGAGATACGATGGACACGACCAGCGCGCAAAAAACCATCGCAGTAATCAACTACGTCCTGAACGGCGACTGGCGGCAGCTCCGGCTGGCCGTGGCCGGGCCGGCCTGCCGAGAGGCAGGCTGGTACTACTACGCCCGGAATGGCAGCTCTGTGGCCGTCCGCTCCCCCGGTAAGGTGGCGCAGACGGTGCTGGCCGTGGCCGAGGCGTTGGGCTTCGAGCCCGCCGGGCAGCCGCGGGGCACCTCGTGGTGCGCGAAGTGGCCGCGCACGGTCACGAGTGTGACTGTGGAGCTGGAAGGCTGCGCGGTGTTCGACGCGGCCACGAACTATGTCCGGTCGCTGGCTGCGGCCAGAGAGGGCGAGTAGGCAACCGGCGCGAAGGCACCAACAGGAGAGAGAACATGGACGAGATCACGAGCGAGATCGAGCGCCGGCTGGCGGCGGGCGAGAGCGCGGCGGATGTGGCCCAGGCCCTGGGCCTGTTGTACGACTACGACAGCGAGACCGTCGTGCTACCCGAATGGCACGTTAAAGTAGGAGGAGAGAAAGACCCCGTGGCAAGTGACACCACAGAACGAAAACCGCCACGCTGCGCGTGGTGCGGATGGGACAAGTCCACCGAACGCCGGCGGAAGGGCACGCCGTACATCAAGGGGGTATGCGAAGCGTGCGGCTGCACGCGCTGGGACGGGCCGAAACCCGAAGTCGGTGCTCGCGGCCCTTGCCCGGCATGCGCGGAGTTCGTGACGGTCGTGGCCTTGGCTGACATCGATACTGACGCCCGTGGCAAGCCGTACCTGATCGCGTCTTGCGGGCATGGCTTCGCTCAGCAATGGTGGACAAAGCGCTAGGCGCCGACGCATGCTTTCGGCAAAACGGGCTCCTTGACAGGCATGCCACGTTAGCCTACACGTGTACTGCACGACAGCTTCGGGGGCTTACGCTGCGCCCTGGAAAGAGAGACAGTATTCTGATGCCTGAGCGAGACAACCCGGAAGACTCCGGGTACCTAACCCCCTCGATCTCTTTGCTGCGCAAGTCCGAGGGGCCGACCCCGAAGGAGATTTTTGCCATGTCACCGGTACACCAAGACGATGAGAGTATGAGCCCGCGAGAACGTGTTGCTGACGTGCTCAGGGGCACCGTGGCTGCATCTGGGTTCGCTCCTGGGTCCGAGGAAGACCGCTATCTACGGCTCCTGGTTGCCCGCGTGGACGACCGGGTCTCAGAGGCCGAGCGGGCAAAGGCCATCGTGCGAGCCCGCGCGGTGCTCAAGGCAGCGGGTCTCGCGGCCACAGTTGATGAGCGCGCAGCCATCAATCGCGGGCGCACGGGCCTCATGTGGGTCGAAGCCTACATTGCCATCGATGTCATCAGCACCGATGCCACCGGTGGAGACCCAGCATGACCCACGTGGACAACAGCCTGCTGGGCGCCGAAGCAGCCGATCTGGTTCCACGCGTTGCAAAGCTGGTCGGTGATCTCATACGGAGAGCGTTTGCCTTCATGCAGCAGGAACACGAGAGCCCGCCGGTGTGCGCCCTGGTAATAGAATTCACAGGGCACATCGACTGCATGGTCGTGCCTGAGGATCTCGCTTCGAATTCGAATGGCACTGGGTCCGTGGCTGCTAGCTTCGCCATGGGTCTTGCTCGGAGCGCCCTGAAGCTCCCCGGAGTCCTCGCCGCGGGAGCACTGATGGACGCGTATACCGTTCAACGTGGTGAGGACACATTGACTCCGGATGGTGGCTCCCTGGCCAACGAACCGGACTGCCAGGAAGCCCTTGTCGTTGCCCTGCTCCTTCGCGGGCAGGGAGAACAGGTCGATCGGTTGCTGGTTACTTTGCCCTACACACGAAGCGCTGATGGCTCTCTGGAATCCGGGGATCTCGAGGTCCAGAGCACACGGGCCAGTGCCACGATCGACGGGCGGCTATTCACGGAACCCCGGACTGCGAGCAACTAATGAGCTTCCCGTTCAAGTGGGGACAAGGTACCTTCGGACCGCGTGTGCAAGAGCCCTGGAATCCAGCTCGTGAACCGGTGCCGGCCGACGACGGGGCTGCTCGTGAGCCCCAGGTTCTCATGCTCGTCATGGACCTGCTCCGGAGCCCGTCTCTGGGTCTAGGCCCTGAGCATGCCTTGCGGGTGGCCATGGCATGCACATCGATCCTATCCCTGGTGATCGGGTACGAGCCATCGGAATTGGCCTCGCTCATCGCTACATCGTCGGAACGCACGCTTGAAGGCATGAACAGGACCCTGGCCCACCGCGGATTGACCGTTCGTGACCTCATCGTCCGGCACGCTGGAGAGCCCTGGGAAGTCCTCGAAGAAGTAACCGGGCCCATCACCCGGTCTTAGCTGGCCTACGACGGGCGAATCTGTATTCCCCATTCCTCATCTCTCATTCCTCGGATTTCGCCCTGGACACCCGTATTAGGCCCTTGACGTGCCAGGCATGGCATGTTAACAAACTCACAGGAGACAGGAGACAACCCATGAAGACCTTCGTAGACAAGAAGCAGGGGACGCTAAGCGTTCTTGGGCAGGAAGACATCGTCGTAACGCGACGAGAAGCTGCCGTCGGCATCGAAACGGCCAAGAAGGCAGGGGACGCAGCGGAGCACAGTCTCTACGATCTGCTCTGGGAAATCCTCCGGGCGACCGGCTCCGGAGGCATCCCCGGGTTGCTGCTCAATGACTTCCTCGGCTGGAAGTCGTCCCGGATCCACATCATGGGGCCGGGCGGCGAGGGCGGGATCCGCGTGACCATCCCGTCGCCGGGCGCCGCAGGCAATTTCAAGAACATCACCGACGTGGGCCTGTTCGCGCAGGTCAGCGAGGTCCCGGAGATCGCCGGGCTCCTCGCCACCGTAGAGAAGGAGGCGGGAACGACCGAGCCAAGCGTTACCCTCAAGGGCGACCTGGCCACGTGGTTCGTCGATGCCTTCGTGAAGACGGGCAAGGTGCCTGAGGCGCACCCGGACATGACCGTGACAGAACCCAAGCCGCCCGAGCGGATGGTCACCGTGTCTCCCAAGGGCTTTGCCCAGCTCGTCAAGCTGGGGGCCGATGGCTCGGCTCTGGCCCGGAAGGTGCTCGAGGCCGGCTTCAAGAAGTGGCTCGTCAAGGACATCAGCTGAAGATGGACGAGCCGGGAATCTCTGCTGTACGCCAAGCATCTGCGGACGACGCGATCGACCGCCGAGCGTCGGTACTGGGTTCGCGCTTGCGAAGCGACCTACTGGAGGAGTGGCGCGGAGCCCTGGTATACTTGGTTGAGAAGACGGCCGGAGAACTGTCTGAGATCAAGCTCGTTGTAGCCGCTGGGCCATACACCGATGGAATTCGCGATGCGCTGGGCCATAAGAGGTTCTTCCTGCGAATGCTCCATGAGCGTTTGCGAGAGGCCAATCGGTTGCTCCGGCGCCAGCGCGTGGGCAACGGACCGAGTATTGACATGGTCAAGGATGCCATGGCACTCTGCGAGCAGATCCTGGCTATTCCGCTTGCTGAGCTACCAGGTGAACCTGACCGCGAGCGCAACGAACGTGCTATGCACCTCGTAGGGAGCCTCTGCGCGCTACTCGCCATCACGCAGCCCTCTGACCTCGGTACCCGCGCGGCGATACACACGTGGGCCCGGGGGGTCAGCGAGGGCATTCGCTGGAGCCGGCGACTCCGCAGGCTCCAGACCCGGGAACACCCGCAGGTCGGCTAGCTAAGCCAGCTAGCCAAGAGGAGGGACGGCGATGAACCACGTTTTGCGCTTTCGCGTGTGCCTCAGTGGGCTACTCGTGCTGGTTGCTTGCGGCACGTCGCAGGTGGCAGTTGCGAGCGGTCCTGCCTTGAAGGAGCGGCTGGATATCGATCCGGTGCTCCACGGCGTCTGGTACGTTTATGCGACCAGTGACGACGTGGGCAAGACGACCAAGCTCGTGAAGCCGCCCGGGCCGCTCTGCCGGGTCGGGTCGCTGTCGGTCCTGATGCTAAACGGGACCGAGATGACCGTAGCTCGAGTAGCCATGGTGACGGCCAAGGACGGGAGCCCGGGCAACTCCATTCAGTTCACGACAGGGGTCATCTGGAACATCGTGCAGGTCTCCAAGCCCGGTGAGCCGCTGATGCTCGCCGGGCGGGTGTTCCCCGGACCGGGCAAGGCCGAGGTCCTGCGGTTCGTGTTCATGGTGCGAAGGTGAACCGGGCGGCGATGGCTCCTGGGGAGCAGTCCTGATGGGCCGCGAGACCCACGGGCTCGACTGGGCGTGCTTGCGCCCGAGCTATCTGGCCAATGACGGCGGGGTCTACCGGCTCCTCATCCGGTATCTCGAGGACCTGCAGCGGTACCCGGAGGCCCCGGAGGTGACCCGAGTCAAGCTTCCCGTGTTCTTCGCGGGGGGCGCTGTGCCGCGAGGCGGTTGCGTGGGGGGCCCAGGCGACCCCGACTGCTACCTCGATGTGTTGCTGACCACGCCGGCCGCACGGACGCTTGAGTCGTCTGTCCCCGGCGTCGAGCGAACCAGCGAGAACGCGGGTCCTGGGCCTGGGGCCTGGGATAGCGGCGTGGTCGCACTGGAGAAGTTGTGGGACGCGGGCACTTGGAAGGTCGCCTATCGGGTACGTGCGCGGGTGCCGGGGATTCAGCCCTTGGAGATCGCCGCGGTGAGCCTGCGCCGGGCGCTGCTGGAACGCCGCTCCCGGGTCACCAATGACGTGTTCGCGGGGGAGGATGGCATTGACCGGCGCTGGCGCTGTCAAACATGCCTGGGCATGGAAGCCGACGTGCCGCTCCTCCCCGCTGTGTTTGCCCAGCGCACGCCGTACGATGTCTTCCCGGGGCCTGCGGGGGCCGCCGACGGGGCCGCTTGCCGCGGGTCCGCAGGGTGCCGGTGGTGCGCAGAGATTCGGGGCTACCGGGTGCATCTGGCAGACTCCGTGCGGGAACTGGTGTGCCCGTGCTGCGGGGGGCGGCGAGCACTCACACGTGAGGAGTGCCGGAAGCTGCTACCGTACTTGCGTTTCCGCGAGCGGCGGTAGGCGCTTCGGCCCAGCCCATGGGGATCGGAACGCCGTGCAACCTGTGCTCTTGGAAGGCGATCAAGAATCGGTACAAGGGCCGCGTGGTGCTTCGGGAGATCTCACCGGACGATCCGATGTCCTTCACGCTGCTGTTCGGCGCACCGGGCTGGGTCGCGGTGCTGCACGCAGGGAAGCCTGCAGAGAAAGAACTCGCGCGGTTCGCCTCGATACCCAATGTGTGCTGCTGCGACGAGTGACCGGGCCAGGCCAGACCGGAGGGAGACAGACCTGAATGCCGCTACCTGAGCACATCGATGCTGTGGCTGCTGTGAACGCCGCTACGACGCAGTGGGAGCACGACCTGGCGGAGGCACACCTGCGTGGGTTCCGGGCAGCCCTGAAGGCCGTGGGCTGCACGGTGGACCTGCTGGGGTGCGACGAGTACTACCTAGCGCAGGGCTCGACTCGCCCGATGTGCTGCGGGGTGTTCCTCGATTGGGAGCCTCGGTCGGTTCTGGTTGCCGGAGATGGCTCCGGTGCTTTGCTGCGGCCTGGAACAGCAGACGCGTGCTGGAGCAATCCGCCGCCCGATGATACTGCCGTTCTGGGCTGGTGGGACTGCGACGGGTATCGAGAGGGCGGTTGGTCCACGGGCGGCTGGTTTCTCCGGTGCACGCTGCAGCCTGAACTGGGACGAATGTGGCTGCGGGAGGGCGCAGAGGCGGATCCCCCGCGCTTTTGGCAAAGCCTGCCGCGGTGCCCCGTCTCGCAAGATAGAATGGAGTCGCCATGCACCCCACGCCGGTAGCGCCTCCGAGGGGCCCTGTTCTCGTGGGAGACACGTTCTACCGGGCGGAGGTGGGTACAGCCGGGGGCGTGTACTTCGGCACGTTTCGCGTGGAGAAGGTGACGCCTTGCGGGATGTGGCTTCTGCCGACGGGCGGGGTCTTGCGAAGCCTCAGGCTGACGTGGCGACCGTTTGGGACACGGTTCGTGTCAAGATCGGAGGAGGAGGCTTGGGCACACTTGCGGGCCAGGAAGCGATCCTACGTGAAGCATTGTCTGCGGCGACTCGCCCAGGCGGAGCGAGAGTACGTCTCGGCTGGCGGGGCACGCGATGACCTGGAGCAGATGCAACGGCGCCAGTTGCATGATGCTGCCTTCAATAGCTTCTGCCTGGTGCTCTCGGATGACTGAGTGGGCTGGGGATGGGATGGGGGGGGCTGGTTGCTTGGACTGATGCGACTACCAAGGATCTCGGTTGGACGTGCGGACGCTTTGCCAGCCGGGCTCCGGGTCGTCGGGGTGCCCGATGATGCGTCCTCGGCCGTCCCTGGAAGTCTGGGTGTCCGGCTGACACGAGTCCGGGCTTGAACTGAATGGTGCCTGGGACGGGAGAGTTGGAACAGCCGATGCTGGAGCGCTGGCTGGAGCGCTGGCTGGGGCGAGGGTGGCGTTGATGCTGACGACGTGGTCCAGGTCCGGACGGTTGTGGGCCTGCGGGTCGATGTCGAGTGGGGCCCCGCGACGTGAGCGGTTCTGGCCATGGCTCTGGCCCCAGCCCTGGTTCTCCGAGGGGCCCGCCACGAAGAAGGACGTGTGCTGAAGCCCACGCGAGGCCTCGGAATCGACTTGGAAGACACCATGGGCGTCGCGTGGAGCCAGGTTCTCCACGATCCAGAGGACGCCGGCGGTGACACAGTCGAGGATGTCATCATGGCGGGCTGGAAAGCTCAGGAACTGTTCACGGAGTGTCCTCGAAACCTCGACGGAGCCGAGGCGCGGATGCACGAGGAGCTTGGGCTCGGGGAACGTCTCAACGGTGTTCGGCCGGAAGAACACGGCTGGCGGCTCATTGGCCGGGAGATTGAGGAAGGGCGTGATGGACATGAGGCGTTCGCCCTTGGACATGTTGCCGGTCCCAAAGGGTTGGATCTGGGCCCCGAGTCCGCGGTGGCCGAACAACCGTGCGATTTCATCGTGCGAGGTCGGTGCCCGGCCCAGGACCTTCCCGGCGTAGTTCAGCCGCTCGTTCTCCATCCAGCGGTGGAGGTCGGCCAGCCCTTGCGCTTCGCACAGGATGGAGTGGGCATTGAACTGCGTAGCGACCCACCACAGGAAGTCGGCCTGTTCCTGCCCCATTGGGAGGTAATGTTCCAGGGCCTCGATGACAAAGATCTCGAAGGGGACGCCGCGCCCAGTCCAATAGATGTTGGCGATGTCGAGGTCAGCGAGGGCATTGAACATGGCCGGGGAATCAGGTGTGCCTGCGCTGCTGGCGCCGCGGGCATCGAGTGGCAGACCATCGAGGGCCTGATCGGGGTCGGCTTCCAGGTCAGTGATGCTCGCGTCATCGAGGTCCTGCAGGTCTTGCGGGTTGGCGCTTCCCAGATGCGCCCCGCCGTCGGCCGGGGACCGCTGTGTCTGCTGCGTGTCTTCTGGCAAGAGCTTGGGGACGTAGGCGAGGACGGCCAGCCCCGAGGGGTCGAGAGACCCCTTCTTGAGTTCCTTGCCCGAGGCCGGGTCGGCTACCACGATGATGTGCGCCCGGATGATCTTCTCCGGTGGAAGACGCCGGCGGTCCCACGTCCGAATGTGCTCTGGGAGCACGACCACGGTCTCCTTGGTGTGCGGGCGCAACAGGTATGCTCGGGCGTAGGCCACCTCGCCGATCTCCCGCCGTTTCCGCCGCAGAACAGCCGACGACCAGAGCTCCGGAAAGGCCGAGTGATACGGGTCCTGCGGTGTGCCGTGCGCGTGCTTGATGTGGGGCCAGCCCGTGTTGGCGATGAGCCAGCTCGACGCATCGTTTTCGGTCCACACGGTAAAGATGAACCAGCAAAGCCCCTCCGGGACCACAGAGGGGAGCCAGTCGTTTTGGATCTTCTCCAAGATCATGGTGCGCTTCGCCGGTTGGACCAGGGCGTTGGCAGCGCCGACGAGGTCGTCACCGACAAGAATATCAGCGCGGCTCCCTGTGCCCGCGGATGTCACGCCGACGGCTTCGACCGTGGGGTCCGGCGAATCCAGGTCTCTCTCGATGTTGATCTGGCTGGCGTTGTTCTTGCGCTTGGAGCCCCTGGAGGTCTTCTTCGCATTCGGGAAGATCTTGTGATAGATGTGCTCCTTGTTGTCCAGGATGGTGTGGAGCACCGAGAGCCGCTTGTTCGCAACCTTGTCGTTCTCCCCGACGAGCTTGATGCGGATGTTGACGTCGCTCCCTATGGCCCAGAGGATGGCGGCCAGGATGAACATCGATTTTCCTGTCCCCCTTGCGGCCTCGATGAGCACCTTGGGATTGCCGAGAATTGCTTCATCCCACTCCCTGTAGAACGGAGCTTCGAAGAGCGGACTGCCGTTGGGCGCACGGAAGCAGAGCTGCATCAGAGCCAGTGGAGACAGACGCGCGGCCTCGATACGCCGTTCCATGTCCAGAGCCGCAGCCAGAACGTCTTTCAGGTAGTCCTGATCGGCCGACGGGGCCGTGGCGCCTTTGGGGATCACATCGAGGGGCATGAGCAGCCGGTGCTCGGCGGGCGGCGCCAGGATTTGCCGGGTCGCTGCATCGGCCTGGCCCTTCCGGTACTGCATCTCTCGGCGCCAGAACGTGGCTTGCTGCCGCGGCGGCTTACTGTCGGACTCGGGCATGCGGGCTCTCTTCTGTCTTTGTCTTCGCTGGCTGATTTGCTAGCCGACTCCGGGTGGCTTTCGGCGCAGTCTATCCAGTACAGTCCCCGCGGCTTCTTGTATGCCCGGAGAGCCGGTGCTGGTGGACGCCATCGCGGGGGCCATGGGCCCACCGACCTTGGCTCCGGCTCTGGCTCTGGCCTCGAGCGGATTCTCCGTCGTTGGCTTGACGTCGACGTCGATGACCTCTGCTTCGGCCGGCTCAAGGCGTATCGCATCGCCTCCGCTGGTGATGCTCCCACCGGTGAGCAGACGACCAGGGAGGACACCGGTCTTCCGGTAGCTCTGGCGCTCTGCCGGAGTCATCTCGTTGGCGACACGCAGCAGCGTGTGGAGGACCGTCTGGTCTGGCTCGCCGCCGGTCTTGCGGGAGAGCGCCACGGCCGATTCCAGAGTACGCGTGGCGCGCTGGAGGGCCATGGTCAGACTGCTCAGGTACTTGGCGTCAATCACGTCAGGGATGGCGAGAGCCTCTGGGTCTTCCATGACGCGCGTGAGGGTCTGGCCCACAGCCCCCAGGATGATATCGCTCATCCGGATGGCGCTCTCCAGACCGACGTGCGCCGCGTCCACCTCGCGGACAGAACGGTCCACGTCTCCCGTGGTGATTCGGTGGACGAAATGCTCTTTCGGGAGGGGCGGCATGGCCCCAGACCTCCGAGCCACCTCGGCTTGCCGAGGATTGAGCCCGGTGAGATTCGCCACGCTGCCCCCGTCATTGGCACGGATGAGCGGGGCCGCGGGGCCCGCGGGCGTGTCTGGGACCTCTCGGAGGATCTCGGCAGCGGCTTGCGCTTCTGCACGGGCGCGGGCCTCGGTGGCTGTTTTCGGTCGCTGGGTGTTCTCCTGCGGATGTCGCTGGGCAACCTGCCGCTGGACTTGCCCCACGGCGTCCTGGACTGGATCAGCGCTGGGCTCCAGGTCCCCGTCTTCCAGGAAGAAGGGCAAGATAGCCTCCTTGCGGGCGTTGCCCCAAAGCATCTCCATGGCGAAGGCCCTGCCTGCCTCCATGGTCAATCGCATGTCGCGGGTGAGCAAGCGCGGGTCGAGGACGCCGATGGCCCGCAGGGCATCGACGAACGGCGGAGCCGGCGGGAGCCCGCGGTGGAACAGGCCTTCATGGATGATCAGCCGTGGGGTCCATTCGCCCGGCTTCCACACCGGAAAAAAGTTCAGGGTGCACCACCGATTGATGCCTCGCACGGGCGGAAGCGACAGGTAGTCCGGGCCGTAGGAGGACGTCCCCTCGAACTTTTCGATGAGGACGAGCAGCGCGGCGCAGGTAACAACCCACTCCACAGGGTAGACCCGCTGCACTGTCTTCTTCTGGGTGGTCTTGATCACCCCGTTGATGGACGGATAGCTCGACCACGCTGCAGCCCACGAGCCCCGGAGTTCGGGAACCTGGACCGGATCAATTCTGCCCGGCGGGGGCTCCATGTGCCTGGGCTTGCGCGAGATATCCGTTTCCATGCACGTCGAGTAGTCGATGTCCATGAGCCCTGCTCGGAGCTGGCCCATGAGGTCGAGGCGCACAGGCGCGGTGCGCTGAATGCGCTGGCCCTCTGCGTCCAGGGTCTTGATGAGGTTCCCCTCAGACTCGCGGCGAGCCCACCACATCTGCATGTCAGTGCGGTGGACCCATCGCTGGCCCTTGCCATCCCGGAATCCAAGAGACACAGGGGGATCAATGACTGCGCTCGCACCCGCCTCGGTATCCGCGGTATCCAGCGACTCGGCTGGCTCGCCGTCGTCTTCTGGCTCCGTTGGAGCCAGCGTCGGGTCCTGCGGCAAGGACCCTGGGGGGTCAGGAGCCTCGAGGGTTTCCTGGTTCGTCGGAATTACGCCTTCTTCGAGCTTTGGCATTGCGCAGGGTCAGCTTTCGATGTCTGGGTCACACACTACCATGGATAACGTGTCATGTAAAAGTAGTAAGCGTAGGAGCCCCCAATGTCTACCCGCTACGTGAGTTTGGAAATCATGCGCCTTGGAGACGCCCGAGCACGGGTCTGCGAGGGGCCTGATTCTCAATCGTTTTACGAGACCTGGCTGCGCCTGGCGTGCGATGCAGAAGTCCGTACACCTGGCGGGTTGTCTCGCCTCGCACGCGATAGCCGCGGTCGTGCTGCTTCGCGACCCGGGGCCTTGCGAGCCTTGCGCTGGGCATGTCAAGAGTCCCTGGAGGGCATGCTGTGGACTGCCGGGTTGGGCTCGGCAGACCAGACGATGCCCATGGGCTTGGTCGCCTGGATGGCCCATGCTGTGTCTCCGTCCTCGGCGTTCACATGGGCATCAACAGACCGCATTTGCCCTGTACTGCGTGTTGCCGGCGGGCCCCAGGTTGCCAGTTGCTTGACCCGAGAACGCGCGTGGGAACTGCGCCAGGCGCTTTTGAGGCTGGCGTCGGTCCCCGATGCTCCATTGCGTCCCTACCAGGCAGATCTGGCCTGGTCAGCCTTCTCGGCGCCCTTCGGGCGCGGGATCCTGTCTGCCAGCTGCGGTGCCGGCAAGACGTGGGTTGCTGCCGCGATTCTGGCGGTAGGCCGTCGAGTTCTGGGCGGGCGCTGGCTTTACATTGCGCCGAACGCTGAGCTGGCTCGGCAGACTGCCCGGGTGCTCCACAGGGCACTTCCGCGGTTGCAGTTGGCGGCGGGCACCGGAGCTGATGCAGAAGCCGGCACAGGCATCGGCGACTGTGGCTGTGGCTGGGACTGGCTGCATTGCGTATCCTACGGGGGGATTGGCGACGAGCCCCCGGGGGGCTGGACGGGAGTCCTCATTGACGAGTGCCACACTCTCGGCGGGGAACAGCGCATGGCATGGGTCACGCGGGGCATCCAACGCGCTCAGATGGTCATCGGGCTGTCGGCAACTCCAGCCGGTCGGCAGGACGGGCGAAACATGTCTGTGGTGGCGCTGACCGGGCCTGTACTTCGTACGCCGGCGCAGGCATCCATGCCGGCGCTGGTCGATGCCGGATTCCTGTCTGGCGGTTGCATCGTGGACGTGGAGCGGGACTCAGGCTCGGGCTTTGCTGAGACAGGGGCGTGAGTGTGCACATGCACAAGCGCGTGGAAGCAGACGCGCGTGGGCATTTGCTGTGCTCCGTGCATGCGCCAATCGGCCGGTGTAGCGCAGCCAGAACCGAGAACTTCTGCAGTTCGCCAGACCACGCTGGGGTATGTCTCATGTGTCTCACGCATGGCGTGAGACAGGGCCCTACTCAGGCCTTCAATCCCTTGCAAAGAGGCCCCGATGATGGCCAAAAAGATGCCCCGGCCTTATACGGAAACAGCAAAAGTGAACAAATCTCGACTTATCCACAGGTATTTCTGAATGATTTTGAGACGTTCGAGATTTTTGTCGAAAACACGAAATATAGGCCGATCTGCCGCGAATTCCTCAACGATATTGCACATCGATTGAGATTTTTGCTGATCGCGCAAACCCCATGGATCAACCCGTGAGCTACAAGGGGGCACGCCATATGTCTCATGCGCTGCAGGTGGACTGGACAGGCGCGGTATTCGATGGGCAGGAATCTGGCATGGAACTGGACCCCACCGAAGCCTGGATCGTAGACAAAGCCCTGGCCCGGATCCTGGACATTCGCCGCGGCCCGGGGCTCGTCCTAGTCCCGTCGATTGCTGCGATGCACAAACTCACGACGGCGCTCCGCGCCCGGGTCGCGATACTCCGGCCGGACTGGGCACTGGCACCGGAACAGTCTCTGTCCTCAGCCCCGACCTCGGGTAACGCAGACTCGGGCCCCAAGACGCTGCTGCCCGTACTGCCTGGAGTCGAGCGTATTGTCGCTGTTAGCGGGCAAACCACTACGGTGGCCGAACGAGCAGACTTGGCCGCACGCATCGCCAGTCAACCGGGCTCAGTGCATGCTGTGGTCGCCACACGCATCTGGAACACAGGAGTCGACATCCCGGCTGTCTCCTGGGTCATCCTCGACCCGACAGTGGGTGCGCCGGTCACCGTGGCCCAGTCTGGCGGCCGCGGGGCCCGGAGGCCCGCTGGCAAATCCCGTTTCGAGATCCTGGTCCCGCCAGGCCCGCACCGTGCTCGGCAGCTGGCCGCGCTTGCAACAGCCGGCTACGACCCGCCGCGGGGCCCAAGGGGCCCACGGGGCCCACGGGGTGTACCTGCCCCAGACCATGGGCAGACGCAGGCAGAGGAGCTGCCGGTGGGCCTACCCCGATACACCGGGTGCATCTGGCTCTTGCTGTCCCTCACTGTGGCTGGGCTCGCGCTCTGGTTTGGAACCCGGTGGATGACGCAGTGGTGGATGGCCCAGTGAACCTGTCATGCCTGTCATTTTAGGGTTGACAGAGCACCGAGGTCTCCGCCACTATCCAAGGACAAACAAACGATGAAGAATAAGAGAGCAGAGAGCCCCGGTCATGCCGAGCGCACGGACGAAGAACGCGCGGGCGGTGCCAATACCTCCGTGATTCCCAGCGACTCGGGGGCGCTTGTCGCCCGCAAGACTTGTTTGAGTTGCGGCGAGGACAAGCCCCGCACGCACGAGTTCTACCATCGCATGGCTGCTGCCAAGGATGGTTTTCGCCCGCGGTGCAAAGAATGCTCGCGGAGCGCCGACGCCCAACGAGCCCGGGGGTACCGCAAGGCCAACAAGCCAAGCATCACCGATGCCCAGCGCAATCGGTACAACACTGATCCGGTGTACCGGGCCAAAGCGCAGCGCCGGGCCCGAGATAACTACCGCGCGAAGGCGCTCACTGGGAGCCCCCAGGGCTCAAAAGACAGGAGTCGGGAGCCATGAGTCAGCAAGACGTGGGAGCGCATTTGCCCCCCTGCAACAAGATCGTGCGTGTGAACCCCGTCGCGGGTATCACCATCGAACTCCTGCCATGCGGAGGGGGTCTCATTGGCATGAGCATCGATACCGTGCAGCGCTACTGCCACAAGTACTTCAACGAGGAGCAAAGCTGCTCAGGATACCACCGGATGCACGGTCAAGCATTGGCCGTGGGCGGCCCAGAGGCTGCTTCGGAGGTGCTCTTGGTGACCATTCCGTTCTCTGCCATGCCCGTGGCCGCGCGTATGGCGTACCGTGGCCCGGCCGTAACCGGCACCGGGACTCCGGCAGATGTGACACACACGCACATGTACGAGGATGGGTCCGTTGTGCTTCTGGCCAACAGCACGTGGTATCAGCCAGAGGACCTGGCGCTGCCGCCCATCACGGTGCAGCGCCAGCACGTCTACCCTGACGGGCAGGTAGCCTACTACACGCAGCTCCCGTGGGCCCAGGCACCGGAATGGGTCATGGCCAGTGACCTCGGTGTGGCGCCGCAGAGCCGGCAGGACCTGGCGCGCAGCGAAGCCGCCGCAGAACTGGCGGCCGCTGCCACCGTCGCCGCGGCCGCACCTACGGCGGCTTCTGGCACTGGCCAACAGCAACTCGGTCAGACGGCAAGCAAGGGGACGTTCGAAGACCTCCTGATGTCCATCACGGGAGGTGCTGAGCCCATCGTGCTGAAGAAGCCGGATGTCTCCGAGATCCTGTCCACGATGCCCGGAATGCAGGGGGGCTCATCTCTGTCATGGGGTGTGAACGTGCACATCCTCATCGACTGGCTCCAGTGCCGCCGGCGTGTGTACCTGGCGCACGTCAGAGGCATCCGGTCTCGGTTTCCTCGCCCGCACTTCCAGATTGGAACGCTGTACCACGCGGCACTCCACTTCGCGAAGACCTACGGACTCGACCGTGCGGATGACCCGCTGGCATTCGTTGAAGAGCACGCCGGCGCAGGCGTACTCGGCGAGGAGATGTCTGTGGCTCGCGCCGTCCTGCGTGCCAGACTCAAGCGGTATGGCTACCTCGACTACGGCCCGTCGAGCAACGTGATCACCTCGGAAATCCGGATGGAGGCTGTGTCCGCGCCGGTCAAGATCCCGGGCAAGACCGGCTCGTTCCGCATACGGCTCTGTGGCCGACTCGACGATGTGCGCCGGACCTCCGAGGGCAAAGCGATCGTCCACGACGAGAAGACGGCTTCCATGCTGACTCGAGAGCTGACCGAGGGCTTCGGCCTGGATTTTCAGCTCATGGGCTACGCCGGTCTCTACGTCATGGGCGGTGGCATGAGCGGTATCGCTGGCGAGCCGAAGCCTGAGCTTGCCTCCACCATGGTGACCATCGGCGTGAAGCCCGATGTGCACGTCGGCGGCGTCAAAGCTGTGGACCCAGACAGGGGCATTGTCCGTGTTGAATCACCGATAGACCTTCGCGATGTGCGGAACACCTGGGAGTACATGCTGGTCCCCGCTGCAACTGACCTCCTCCGCGGCCTTGTTGCCTGGGAACGCGGCAAGGACTTGCCCCCTGTTGACCTCGCGTGGCCCCGGTGCACGCCCAACTGCGTGGGGCGTTGGGGCCGCTGTGACTACTTCGACCTGTGCTCCCGGCACTTTGACTCGGTGCGCGGCGTGGAAGACCGGTACGAAGAACAGGAACACCGGCAAGTGCGAGTTCTCCAGAAGGGCGCGCCGTACCTCGAGAAGGTGACCAAGGCATCAACAGCCTTGTCGGGCCAGAGCGGGCCGGCAAGCACACATGGAGATGCTCTTGCCCCTGCTCCGGCTGCTGCGTCGACGGCTGCCCTGAAAGCTCAGGGGGCTGAGACCCTGGGGCGCATTCTGCTTCAGTCGTTCCGTGAGCTGTTTCAGACCATGAGCAATCCGGGCATAGCCGAGGAACGCGGCGTGCGCTTCCCCGACTGGTTCAACGAGCCCGAGGAGGACTTCGTGGAACAACTCTTCCGGGGCGACGCAGGTCAGGGCGTGGACGAGGCCATTGCCCGGCGTGCAGCTACGGGCATCTTGAAGGCCTTGCTGGTGCACGAAGCTATCGGGTCGAAAGAGAAACCGAACACGGACGGCGAGGCAGGCCTACTCTATGTCCTGCTGGGCGGGGACACGGAGAGCGGACGGCCCAAGTCGCCCATTGTCGCCTACGAGGGGCCCAACCCGAAATGGGCCGCCGTGTCCCAGAAGTCCATCGTGGATGCTATGCTGAAGCATCTCTTTGAGATCGGGGGCACGGGGGAAACTGCGGCAAGCGAACCGTCATGATCCGGGCCTTTGCAGACAGCCTCTAACCTGCAAGGCATGCAACCACGCTTTAGACAGATCTCCCCTTATCCGACATTGTATGCTAGCAAGGAGGACCATGTCAAGCCTGAATTTACAACCGCAACCTGCGTCTGCTTTCCAGCTCGACGAGCACCAGACGGCTGTGCGCGACCATGGGCTAGGACCGTCGCTCGTGGCAGGTGCTCCGGGCTCGGGGAAGTCGCGCTCGGTGGTGTCACGGGTCATCCGTCTGGTGCGCGCCGGTGTACGCCCCGAGCACATTCTGGTGCTCACCTTCACCCGGGCGGCCTGCGGCGAAGTCCTGCACCGACTGGAGTCTGCTGGGGTTCCCGGCGTGGAGGTTCGAACCTTCCATTCATTGTGCTTCCACCGGATCAAGAAGATCTGGCCCGAGGGCATGCGGCAAGTTGCCTTCGATGAGCGCGGTGCGTTGCCCTACCACATGAAGATCGTGGCCAAGCGTCTTCGGCGGCAGGGCGCCATCCAGGTCTCGGATGCCCTCGATGTCCGGGTTCTTGAGACGTTCATCTCCAGGTGCAAGAACCTGGGGCCGTTCCATGTACATGGCAACCCGTTTCAGGTCTCCGAGGCAGCCTCAAGACAGAACGTGATGGACGTTGCAGAAGCCTGGCTTAGCCAACGCATTGGGATGTCGGCGGAAGACGCCTTCACGTTCTTCCGCGAAGTCGAGGAACGCAGATGGGAGCTGGGTCTCTACGGCTATGACGATGCGCAGGGCTGGCTCTGGCAATCCTTGGCGGGTAGCCAGGAACTTCAGGGCTGGTGGGCATCCCAATGGTCCGTGGTCATCGTGGACGAAGCTCAGGACTCGTCCAGCATCCAGCATTCCATCGCGAGGCTGGCCGTGGGCCTACCAGATGCTATCTCCGGAGCACCGGGGACCGACCGCGATCACAACCTGATGCTGTGCAGCGACCTGGCACAGTGCCTGGACCCAGACAGCACCGAAGTCTCTTTGCCTGGACCGGAGGATGCAACCATAGTGCTCGGGTCGGTGCGACAAGGCATGCAGGTTCTCTCCTGCGCCAAGGGCTGGCCCGTCCCTCAGGTAGTAGAGCATGTGGGGCAGCAGACCAAGATGCACCACGCGCGGATCACCCTGGAAGACGGTCGAGCCCTCGACGGCTCCAACGACCACCTCGTGTTCGCGTGCATGCCTGCCAGCAACGATCGCTTCTATACCTACCTGATGTATCGCAAGGGCATGGGATTCCGCTTGGGAGTAACCCAGGGGGCAAAGAACAAGACGCGGCACTCGGTAGCCGCTCGCGCTCTGAACGAAAACGCGGACAGGCTCTGGCTCCTTAACGCCCACGAGACGTCTGCAAGCGCCGGCTACGAAGAATCAAGGCTCTCCTTGCTCTACCAAGTACCCACGATGCCCTTCAATCGCTACGGCCGGGGACTTCGAGTCCGAGAAGAGGAGATCTCCAGGATGTTTGCTGAGTTCGGTGACAACGGTCGCAGGGTTTTGACCGCGTTCCGTCTCCTGTTCGACTGGCCGACGTTCATGCCGCAGACCTACGTCACGAATCGCCTTGTGCTCTCCGTCATCCTCTCGAGAGGAGACAAGCACGATGCCTCGGAGGTGGTCTGCGAGTCCCAGATCTTGCAGCAGCCTGCCGTTCGGGAGGCCCTGCTCCGCGACTTCGGCATCACACCCAGAGAGGGCCGCAGGGGAACCGGGGTTATTCGAGTCAAGGTGTCTTCCGGGGCCGAGGCCCATGATCTGGCCCTTCGCATCTCAAGGGCCGTGAAGCTGCGCTGCGAGGAGATCGACTGCACGGTTCGAGTGGCTCTCAGCGCGGCTCAGGGGCCTAACAAGGAGAAGATCGTGGCAATCCCTCTGGGCTCGCTCGTCCCGGGTTGCCAGGTCTGGACGCAGGAGGGTTGCACCCGCGAGGTGGTCCGCCTGGAGCGCTACGACGCCCTGAAGGTCCTGGCAGATCTGCAGGTGGCGAAGACCACGAGCTACTATGCCAACGGGATCTGCGTCCACAACTCACTGTACAGCTGGCGCACGGCAGACCCCGCGCAGATCCTCCAGTTCATGCACGAGTACAAGCCAGTAGTCTACACGCTGCCCAACAACTACCGGTCGACGGACCGCATCTGCGAGACGGCTTCGCGCGTCATTGAGGGTCGCCCGTGGAATCTCACCGGTGCCATTCGGCCAATCCGCGGAGTGCCTGGAGCGCCAATCGAGATGCGGAGCTTTCCAGGACGACGCGAAGAACTGGAGTTCTGCCTCGCGGTGGCACGGGAGGAAGGCCTCGGGCGCACCGCGGTGCTGTCCCGGACAGCGGGGATCTTGCATTGGCTATCCATCCTCTGCACAAAGCAGGGCATCCCGTTTCGCAAGTTGGCTGGAGGCTTCCTGTTTGACACCAGGGAGGCCCGAGACCTGCTCAACTACCTGCGAGTGGCCACGGGCGCTGATCCGGACGGCTCGAGCCTCCGGGCCATCGTCAACGTGCCCTTCCGGTACATCGGTGCCAAGGCCTTCCGGGGCGTCGCGGAGGCCCAGGCCGCCGGCCGAGCTACAGGAGACCTGCTCTCTGACTTACTGGAGCACGGAAGCCTGGCGTACCCGCAGCGGCGCAGCATCGTGCGGTTCCGGGACATCCTGGACAAACTACAGGATCGAGCTGGCCGCGCGCCGGCCGAGGCCCTGCGCTGGCTCGTGGACGTCATCGAGTACGAAGACCACATGGCCGAGGAGATGGGCCTGTCGAGCGCCTCGGAGGACGAGGGGGCGTCCATCGTCCTGGAGGAGCTGCTGGAGTACGCCGCGGGTTTCGAGACGGCCACGGAGCTCCTGACGCACGTGGAGTACCTTCGGGGCCTGCACAACATCCAGAAGCAGCGCGACGCAGCGGCCATGGCCGCGGGGGACACCGAGCGGCTGACGCTGGCAACGTGCCACGGCATGAAGGGCCTGGAAGCCCCTGTCGTGGTCCTGGCCAATGTCTCGTACGGGGTCTTCCCGAGCGGCCGCGTGAGACAAGACCCGGTTCTGGCCGAGGAGGAGCTGCGCATCCTTTACGTGGCAGTCAGCCGGGCGAAAGATCGGCTAATCGTGACGCGGGCCAAACGGCTCGAGTCCTGCCGCGACTCGCCCTTCTGGCGACTTCTGGCAAAAATCTCAAGCTATCCGGAATCACAGGACTAATTCGTGGTCACGGGACAGTGTGACAGATCCGCACGAAAATCTCGAACGTCTCGGAATCATTCAGAAATACCTGTGGATAAGTCGAGATTTGTTCACTTTTGCTGTTTCCGTATAGAGCGAGGGCCCCCCCACCGGCCAAAATCGGGGCTCTGCCGAACCCCGCAGGAGCACGCTTGCAGACGCGAAAGAGTTCGCAAACTGCCACTCGGTAGCCCCACAGGTTGCGAGTCTCACTACCGCAGACCAGCTAAAGTGTCTCACATATGTAAGTCTCGTAGGGGAGGGTTTGGGTGGGCCTTCGTTGGCGCGGGCTGCGGGCTGCGGGCTGCGGGCTGCGGGCTGCGCGGGCTCAGAGCTGGAAGCAATAGCTCTTGCATGGCGCAGGAGCCTTTGCTAGACTCCGGGGTACCTGTCTCCCTCTCCGCGGTATTGTAGGAAGCCTGGCCGGGTCCCTCTCCCCCGCGCCAGGCCTTTTATTGAACTGGGCTTTAGAACCGCGACTTGATCTGCCGGACCCACTGCGGGCAACTTTGCTGCGAGTCCCTCACGCGGAACAGGAGCGTTGCCAGGGGCCGCATGTGCCCCTCCCCGGCATCAAGCTCGAGAGCAAGCCAGTCACGGTCTGTAGGCACTGGTGCGCCTGGCACGATACCGCGGTCTTCCAGGGCGCCCACGAGACGCTCGTACAGTTGACGCAGGGACCAGTCCGTGGACAGCATGGCCAGGACGCTCTCAACTTCGCTTTCCAGGGTCAGCACGTGTGCTACACCGTGTCTTCCTCGGCCCAATCGACCTGGGGTTCGTCGGCGGCCATATGCCGTTTCATGACGGAGAGCATCGCACGGATATGATCTGTTGTCGAGGCCTCGATAACCCACCCGGGAAAACTACCGAAGCCGTCGGCCCCGCGTCTGCGAAGAATCTTGATCTGCTTGGCGCGCCCACGGCGCTCCAGGAACAGCAATCCGGCCTTGGCCTTCTCTGGCGAGATATTGGCTCCGCGCCGGGCGCTGTCTACGGCGAATCCACCTGCGCAATCACCGATGGATCCCTCGATGTTCCACCAGTGGAGGATGCGTTGAGCACCATCGATAGCCACCGGGGTGTCCCCCTGTATGGGACCCTCCATGATGGAGTAGAAGGCCGTCATGGTCTTGTCATCGATCAAGGGCACGAGCAAGAAGTCATCGGAGTACCCCGCGTTCCGGACCTTGCGCTGGCGCATCGTGATCACGTCGCAGGGGCCCCCCATCCCCTCCAAGATCTGATTGCGAGCCGCGATGAACTGGATTTCGCTGTCGGCCCAGCCATCCCAGGCCGACGACCCGCGCATATCCCCGCGCTTTCCCGCGTGGTGGATCACCACCAGAGAGAACCGGTGGGTGCGCAGGAGCGTGTTGAGGCCCTCGCAGACGGCGCTCACGCGGGTGGCATCGTTCTCGTCGCAGCCAGGGATGAAGTGCCGCAAAGGATCAAGGACCACGAGCCCTGGCTTGATGTCGCCGATCACCTCGCCCAAGATCTGGATCCCACGCGGCGTGTTGAGGTAGATCGGCTCGTGCCCGAAGAACAGGTCGATCTTCCCCGGGTCCAGATTGGCTTGCCCGCGCAAGAGCATGGAGAGCCGATCCCGTGTGTCATAGGCGTCGCCCTCGACCGTGATGAACAGCCCACGCCCGTGTTTTTGCAACGGAAGTTCTTGGAAGAGCGAGCCATTGCTTCCATAGGCCAAGCAGAGATCCAGCATCGTAAATGTCTTGTAGTCGTTCGGCGCGCCGAATACGATGGTCTTTCCCACCGCAGGAATTAGGGGCTTGAGAATCCACCGGCCTTCGGGCGGGTCGCCGAGGCTGATGATCTCTGGTGTGGAATGGTAAGTCAGACCGTGTATCTCCATGGCGCGGCTCCTCACAGAAAAGCAAAATTAGGCCTTGCACGGCCTGCCGAAATATCTGCGCGAGCCTACTTCCCGGTTCGGCCTGCGTCAAGTGAATAGTCTGGTGTATGCCTGTTGCGCGATTTTTCCCGTGGGATTCCGCAGCGTTCGAGTAACCCATCGAAAAAGATATTGACTGCACGCGCCTCCGGAGGCTACAAAGGTTGGCGTTGGAATCGCTAATCAAAATTGTCGGACCCTATCGCGTCACACGCGGAGGAGAGAGCATCCCGGTGAACTGCCTGGATCTCACCATGCCGCTTCGCAGCATTCTGGACTACCCCGAAGACCCCGTAGACCGTACGCCATTCGGGCACTACCGACTCAAGGGGTACCAGCGACGTGCTGTGTCGTTCATGACTGAAGCTCTCCACAGCCATGGGTTGGACGCGCTGGGATTCCAAGCCAATGGCTGCAGCTATTATGCCCAGCCCGGCATGGGGAAGACCTTTTTGTCGCTCCAGGCCATCTGGCGCATGGGTTTGCTGGGTCAGCCCGGGATGATCGTCGGACCGCTCCAAGCCCTTGATACTTGGTGCGCCCCGAATAGCGATCCGGCGCGGTGCTTCGACCTCCGCGTTGTGCCGTGGGACCAGCGAAAAGCTACCACGTCGCTCCCCGGAAACACATGGACCTTCGTGCACTACGAGGTCCTGGATGACAACACACTGGATATCGGGCGACTGCCCCATGGGCAGCACCCCTACGTTATTATCTTCGATGAGTCCCACTGCATCGCGAACCCTGCGGCGCAGCGCACCCGCGCGTCGCGGGCCCTCAGCGGTATGGCTTCGGTGCGCTATCGAATCGGGCTGACGGCGACGCCGATTCGAACGGGTCGCCAAAACCTCTGGTCCCAGCTCGACTGTATGCAACCTGGCCAGTGGGGGACAGCCCACGAGTTCTCAGTGCGGTACGTGGGGCTCGAGCAGAACCGGTCACGCGGTGGCCAGGTGTATTGGCGGCCCACGGGCGCCACAAACACGGCGGAACTCCGGGCGCGGATCAACAGCTGCACGCTAAAGGTCAGTCGTGGCACGGCAGCAGCGTTGGGCGGTACGCGAGTCCGTCGAACAGCCAAGCGCCTTGTACTCACAGGATCTGAGCGCAGTGAGTTGCAGGAAGCCATCCTTTCCGCCGGGCGCAAAGCCGCGCAGGCCCGACAAGCAAAGAACCCCAAGATCCGCGTGAACCTGGGGGGCTTTCGGCTCTCCCTGAACGCCAATGGCGCGGGTGCAGAGTCGACGCAGAAATACCCGGAGAAGTTGGTCGCGTTGACCCACGCTATCACGGCCATGGCCTCTGTGAAGGTGCGTCATGCAGCCCGCGAGGCCTTGTCCCTTGCCACGCAGCACGCTCGAGTCATCGTCTTCACCGAGCGCCGGGAGAGCGCCAAGGTCCTAACCGCTGAACTCCGGGAGACGGCCCCAGAGACCGTGTCGATTCTCGGGCCCGTAGACGGAGGCATGCTGGTGGCCAAGCGCTGGGCCGTGTGTGCAGCGCTCGGGGACTATGACCATGCGATCCTTGTAGGCACGGCCGGGAGCATTGGCGTGTCCAACCACAGCCTGCGGACAGCCACGGCTGCGCTGATGGTCACACCGTTCTGGAATCCTGATACCAACCTGCAGGTAGAAGGCCGTCTTCTCTCTGAGGGCGACAACGTAGAAACAGAGAAGGAGTCCGTCTACCTTTTCTTGGACGGCAACCCAGTCGACGAGCGCATCCTGCAGCGCATCATAGAAAAGGAATCGGATGTCTCCGATGTTCTTGGACTGGGCCCTGACGAAGCTGTAGGACGTGACCTCGCAGGTGACACAGCTCTGTTGCAGGATGCAGGGGCTCTCTGGGACGGCATAATCCAGCATCTTCAAGTGCTGGATCCGTTTGTAGCACCCGGAATGGGGGAAGCCGGAATGGCCTTGGCCCCTGAGTCTGCCGACGAGTCCACTGGGCATGCTGGTCCCACTGGTGAATCTGGTGATGTGCGCGACGCGCCCATACTCGCGAATGGCCCTGTGCCCGTGGGTGAGCCGACTGAAGAACTCGTGGATCCGCTTACCGACTTCCCTCTTGTCCCGGCCGAGCAATGGGCGTTGCACGGCGCGCCGCCGGAAGCACTGGCGTGTCTCGAGAGTCTGGACGAGGACACGCTCGCCGGCCTCGGGTATTGCCCTGGAAAGGGCTGGGCCGTCATCGTGCAAGACAACGAAGACCGAGTGATCCTGTGGCAGGTCTTCCCAACGGAGAACGCATGACCGCGCAATGGAATGACGCCGTGACCTACGAGGCATCTGTGGACCAATCCACCCTGGTGGATCCAAAGACATCGAAGAAGTGCTCCGTTCTCATCTTTGGGCCGCCCAAGACATGGAAGTGCCTGAGCGGCGACACGATCATGTACGACCCGGGCACTGGACGCCCCACGACAATAAAGGACGTGGTTGAAGGTAGCGAGGCGAGTGTCTTCACCATGAAAGAGGCCAGCGTCATTGTGCCGCAGCGCCCGAGTGGCTATTCAATTCATGAGCCTGCCCAGCTCTACCGACTGACGACCCAGACGGGGCGGAGCATCGAGGCTACTGGCAACCATCCGTTCCTCACACGAGGAGGCTGGAAAGACCTCTCCGATCTGGGTGTTGGGGACCGTGTAGCTATCATTGCCGAATACCCGAGCATGTTCGGCAGCACCAAGACCAACGACTCGCTGATCAAGATCCTGGCCTATCTCATCGCCGACGGATCCCTTGGCCCAAGCTCCTCGCCCGTCTTCACCAAGGCTGATCCAGAGGTCCGTATGGACTTCGAAGCCGCGGTGGAGGCCAGAGGCGGCGAGTGCGTGGAGTTCACCAACAAGGAGGGAATATCCCACGTCCGGGTACGCGGCAAGAAGGGCAAGCGCAACAGCATCATCACCTTCCTCAAGAAGGTAGGATTGCACGGGCTGCGATCCCCCGACAAGTTCATCCCGGACTTCGTATTCGGTCTCAAGAAGCGTAAACTGGCTCTGTTTCTCAACCGGCTGTTCACCTGCGACGGATCGGTGCACATCACAGGGCAAGTGAGCTATAGTTCGACATCGACTCGCCTCGTCCAGCAGGTCCAACACCTACTCTCCCGCTTCGGTATCGTCTCGATCGTCGGAGAACGTCTGCGCGGCGGTGAGCATTATGGCTCTGATCTGGCTATTTCCAGCAAGGCCAACGTGCTACGCTTCATCGACGAGATTGGCTTCTTCGGCGGGAAGCTCGCCAAGGCAGAGGTCGTGCGCGCCGCGCTGTACCAGGTACGGGGATCTGAAACCCAGTTGGATCGCCTCGGTCCCATTGTCTTTGATCGAGTCATCAGTGTGGTACCTACCCATGTCGATACAGTCTACGACTTGACTGTAGACGGCAGTCACAACTTCGTGGCCAATGACTTCGTGGTGCACAACTCCACCTGGTGCTATCAATGGCCGGCGCCCATCGTGCTGAACATCGTGGCCGAAGGCGGCAACGCGGCGCTGGGGACCTACCCGCAGATCGCGCAGTACCTCCTGAGCCAGTGGAAGAACAAGGATCTGCCGCCGCCAGTTTTCAACCGGTCGGAGCCACCGCACTTCGACATCTACTACTCTGGATCGTCGCGTGACGCGGAGAACATCTCGGGGTATCCGCCAAAGCATTGTCTGCTGGACGCGATCAAGATGATCGAGGCCAACTGGCTCGCATGGGGCGTGGCCACGGTTGTACTGGACTCCATCGGATTCCTCCAGCGGCTCTGGATGACGGACCTGATCGCATTCCGATACAGCATGCTCAGCGACACACGCCCGCCTCCAGGACTGCAAGGCCTCGGGCGAAAGAGCAACGATCCGTCGAAGCGCTGGGCCGAACGCATGCAGGAGCAGGGCGGTGTTCTGTTCGAGCGCGCTGACTATGGCCAGTTCAACAACTTCCTCCAGGTGCTCCAGGAGGGGATCAACGCACTGCCACTGAATCGCATCATCGTGGGGCACGAGCAAGCCGTCATGCGCGAAAAGCTCAACGCGCAGGGGCGGCCCACAGGCGAAACCGAGGTGGACAAGATCGTGCTGGGGATCAGCGGCCAAAACCGCACGTACGTGCCGGCCGGCGCAGACCTGATCATCCAGACCGAGCTGAAAGAAGAGGCCATCACGCTCGGCAGTGCTGTGGGCCGGCGGGTCACCCGCCCGATCTTCTGGACGACCCCTGATGAGAAGAGCATTGGGAGCGTAGGACACCGATTCGCTTTTGCATTCTCGGAAGGCAAACTGGTGGATCCGGAAATCCCAGGGGTGCCCACCTTCCGGGCTGTCTACAACCGTATCTACAACCATATTGCTCTGCCCAGTCGGTCAGAGTAACGCACGGGGTCCATGGGGCCCGTAACCGGTCCGAAGAGGCCGCAGGAGACACAGTATGAAAGAACTCCCGTTCGATCCGAATCAGTTCCTCAGCACGCCGTCCGGTGGCTACGTCGCGTACCCCGAGGGGTACTATCTCCTTGAGGTCACGGACGTGGACACGCAGCAGGCGTACAAGAGCAGCCCCGGGACGTACACCCGGTACCGCACCAAGATCGTCCTCGGGCCCAACGCCACCACCGAGAAGAAGGACCGGCCCTACAGCGACATGATCGGGGACGGCAAGACCGGCGACAAGGAGCGGGACACCCGCGACATGCAGGCCCACAAAGCCCTCTGGTCCGCGTGCATGGGCGGCGAGGAGGCCCTGGCCGGCTACCTGCAGCAGCTCGCTGCGTCCGGGCACAAGATCGACGCGGGCGTGTGCGTCGGCTACCGGTACATCGTCCTGCTGGTGCCCAACAAGCAGGGCACGAACAACTTCGTCAACGCACGGCTCCCCTACACCGACGAGACCTGGGCCTACGTGACCCAGCAGCAGGTCGGCAGCGCCATGCCGCAGGCTGCCCCGCCGGCCCCGCCGGCCCAGCCCATGGCGCCTGCGCAGCCGGCTGCTCCGCCGGCCCCGCCCGCGGCGCCCGCGGCGCCCGCGGCCCCGGCCCAGGGCATGGTCCCGCCCCCGCCCCCGCCCCCGCCGCCGAGGGGCTAACGCAGTGATGCGCCAGCCCCCGCGGTCTTGGGGGCTGGCCGCATTCTTCTCGCTACGAGAATGGAGACTGAAGATGGCAACAGGTTCCGAGGTGGATCCAACTGCTGCCGCTGTTGCACCGGTTTGGACTCCAGAACGTGTAGCTGATGCTCTCGGCCTAATGCCCTGGAGGGAGATGTTCCTGGAGGGCATCCGACAGGCCGTGGAACGGCGCGGGCAAAACGGCGACGAGCAAACGACCGACGCTATCTTGTCCAGACGGAGGACTGGCGAGACCACGAAGATGCTATGCACGGCTGCGGCCGCGGCTCTGCGCAGACCGGCCATTTGCGGGCCATTGGCTCTGGTGGTCCACGCGCGCCCCGAAAGCTACGCAGAGGAACTCCGCTCAAGGCTCCGGGAGATACTCCAGGCGCTGGGCGGGTGCCCCGACGTCGTGGTTCCGGGTTGCCTCCACATGTACTTCCCGATGGGCGGCCCGTCGCAGGAAGCGCGGGGGCGGCACTTCTTCGACCGGACGTGGCAGGAGTACATGAATCCGGGGCCGGCAAGGGCCACAGAAGACATTTGGGATACGAGGCCCCCCGAGGAGACACCGTAGGTGCCAGCCCCGTACTACTACCACGGGCTGATCGTGCAGCCCGATTGTCATCTGTGCCCGCTGCGCGGAGACCGCATGGTTTTGCCCGACGGTATCTACCCGGCCAAGCTCTGCATCGTGGGCGAGGGCCCAGGCACGAGTGAGGTTCGCGAGGGCAGGGGCTTCGTCGGTGCCACTGGCAAGGCGCAGTGGGTCATGTGCGCCAACGGCGGAGACCCTTCGGGATTCACCCGGGAGCAGGTGTGGACATCGAATTGTGCGCTTTGCCAGCCCCGCAAGGTTCTACTGGCCAGCGGAGCCACGCTGGGGCTGGACTTGGTCAAGAAGCTCTCGGCCAAGGCATGCCGTCGGCGGCTCATCGGCGAGCTCCTCTCGGTGACCCAGGGGAACCCCGAAGCCGTGGTCGTGGCCGTGGGCCGTCTCGCCTTTGAAACGCTCACCGGAAACCGCGGCAAGATCAACGACTACCGAGGCTCGGTCAACCCTGTCGATCTCCAGAAGCTCTGGGAAGAGGTCAACACGTGACCATCATTGGAATCACAGAGCGCGGCGACGCATCTCTCGACACGCGCTGGAAGCCCTGGGTCAGGCACGGTCACCCGGCCATACTGATCACGAAGAACCCAGGCAAGCTCGCCCGCCGGCTCGCTGGGATGGACTGGCCCGAGAACATCATTGTCCATAGCACCATCACGGGCTACGGCGGCTCTGCCCTGGAGCCTGGTGTGCCTGCGCACCTCGTGGCTCTCGAGGCTTACCAGGCGCTGCGGGACCGTCTTGGGGGCCAGCGCGCGGTGCTCCGGGTCGATCCCATCGTCCCCCTGAGGCCCTGGCTCCAGGCATCTCAGGGTGTGATCCGCCTCGCAGGACTGCGCGTCGGGGACCGAGTCCGGGTTTCGTTCCTGGACAACTACAAGCATGTCCGGGCGCGCCTTGCCGCAGCTGGTGCTCCTGCACTCCCCTATGGTTTCCATGCGCCTCTGGACACGCGCATCGACGCACTGAGTGACCTGCAAGACCTCCTGCCTGAGCCTGAAAGCATCGAGGTCTGCGGCGAGCCTGGCATCGTGTGCGATCCGGGGTGCGTGAGCCATCGCGACCTTGAGGCCCTGAGTCTCAAGCCCGACGATGAGGATCTGGTCTGCGACCCGCGGCGGCAGGACCGGCGACGAGAGGGCTGCGGCTGCATCGCTGGGAAGCACGAGCTGCTCGCCGGCCACGGGCCATGCGCCCACGGATGTCTCTATTGCTACTGGCACGATGGAGAAGTCCCATGATCATCGCGCAGGGCGCCTGTTGCAAGATGGAGATCCACCTGTTCGCTACGGGCGAAACGGGGCAGCGCGGGCGCTGGCTCGGGGTCTCTGAGTCGTACTTCGAGATGCACGACCTGACGTTGGATGTGGTGGAAGACACGCGGCGAGTGCTCTCAGAGCAGCGCAAGGACATGATCGCGGGTCTCCCTGATGGGACAGCGCTCGTGATCCTGATGCCAGCGCATGCTAACGGGTTTCCGCTCATGTTCATCGCCCGCGGGGGGATTTTGACATGACCGGATCGCTCGGTGCTTGGGCATGACCTACGAAGACGTTGTGGCTTGCGAGACGAAGGTCATGGGCCACGCATTCGTACTGGCCATGGAAATCCATCGCCAATTGGAGGCAGCCAATGCTTGAGAAAGAGCGACAGAGTGGCTTTGTCAGCGCCGTCGGAGAGAAGTGCCTGGAGATCCTGGTCGAGACACGGTACCGCTTCACCTTCGAGAAAGACGGAGTGCCCCAAACTGCTGAAACCGCTGAAGCGGTGATGCAGCAGGTGGCGATCCCCGCGCATTTCTTGAAACGCATGAACGACGCCGGCGACCTCACACCCCGCGGGATCTCCCGGTTGCTCGCGAGCATGGCCGAGAAGGGCCTTCGCCTGCCCCGAGAACTCGGGGAGACGCAGCACGAGAAGCCTGTGGCTGACATCATCAACAAGCCGCTGTTCGTAGCCCTGCGGGGAGTCTTCGGCGATGACTTCCGGCAGACAATCCTCGTCAAGTAAGGAGCAGAGAAACATGGAGACCATGAATGCAACGGACACCGCGGGCACCACAGGCTTGGCTACCGAACCGGCCGCAGCGGACACAGACGTGGGCAACGCAACCCTCATCGTGTATCACCGGAGCGACCTGGACGGACGCTGCGCCGGGGCTATTGCGCTGCGGAAGTTCCCAGGTGCCCAGCTCCTCGGAATGGACTACGGCAAGCCATTCCCGTGGGACAAGGTCGACCGAGATACCACGGTGGTCATGGTAGACTGGTGCATCGAGCCCGTCGAGGAGATGGTCAAGCTCGACGCCTTGTGCAATCTGATCTGGATTGACCACCATCGGTCGGCCATGGCTGGTGTCCTCGAACTCGGGCACGAACTGGCCGGACTCCAGGAGGAGGGAATCGCTGCGTGCGAACTGGCGTGGCGCTGCTTCTTCCCGGACGAGCCTGTACCGCGCACCGTGCATCTGCTGTCCCTGTACGACGTGTGGCAGCACGACGAAGACCCCGACGCGATTGCGTTCCAGTACGGCATGCGCATGGCCAAGTTCATGCCCGAGTCCCCGGACTGGCAGCGGATCTTCGCGAGCGACGAGTCTGACATCCGGAGTACATGTCAGGACGGCGAAGCCATCTATCTGTACCAGATGCTGCAGTACGAGCAGACGGCCAAGGCGTGCAGCTTCGAGACCGAGTTCGACGGCATGAAGCTCGTGGCCATGAACGCAGCGGAGAAGGGCTCTCTCGTCTTGGAGTCCGTGTTCGACATGCAACGGCACCACGCCATGTGCACCTTCGGTTGGGCTAACGGCCACTGGACCGTGCGACTCTACACCACGCATCCGAGCGTGGACCTCTCGAGGGTCTGCGAGAAGCACGGGGGCGGCGGTCATGCGGGTGCTGGGGGTTTCCAGTGCGCGGAGTTGCCCTTCGTGCTGGTACCCAAGGAGCCAGGCTGATGCCCGCGCCGCCAGCTACGCTGGAGAGCACTGTTGCACCGGACCGCATGGGCGTCTTCATCGATCGCCAAGCATACCTGCCGGAGATCGATCCACGCCCGGTAGACTTCCGGGCGCACTGCGGGCCTGACCGGATTCAGCAGTGGAGCACCAAGGCATGCGTCGCTTTTGCCTTTTGCCGAGCCATGCAGGTCTGGGCCAAGATACACCGGGCGGGGGAGGCCTGGGAGAATCCATCTCCGCTGTTCCTCTGGACTGTGGCCCGGCAGGTCTACGCGCCGGCTGACCCCTGGCGGAACATTGCCGTCTCTCTCGAGTCTGCAGTGTCTGTGGTCGAGCAACTCGGTGTGCCTGCAGAATCCGATTGGCCTTGGCGTCTTCAGGCCATTCACGAGGAACCGAGCCTTGCCGTCCTGCAGCGGGCTTTTGTTCACACGGCCCCGGGCTTCGCTCGGCCCATACGAAAGACCGGGGCAGCCCGTGTGGCCGCGGTTCACGCGGCGCTCCAGGCCGGTCTCCCAGTGGTTTTCTCCTGCGGTATGCGCAACGCGTGGATTGCCTACAGCATGCTCAACCCACTACGCCATGGCCGATTAGACGGGCATGTGGACAAGCCCGATTTCTTCCACGCCATGGTCATCGTGGGTTACGACATGTCGCAGCACGCGTTCATCGTGGAGAACTGGTTCGGCAGTGCCTGGGGGTACCGGGGCTTTGGCTATCTCTCTCCGGGTATCATCGCGGATGGCCCCTCGCACGGCTTCTGGGTCGTGTCCAATGCCCCGGCGTGGAGCCGTTGATGGCCGCGCACGCAGGGGCCGCAGGGGCCCTCGCTGGTGCTCTCGCTGGCGTTCTCGCCGTGCTCTCTGCGGGGTGCCTGCCAAGCCCACCAGATACAGAGGTCGTGCCCAGGTCCCAAACCGGAGGATGCGCGATGATGTGCCAGCACCTGCAAAGCCTCGGTTGCGCAGAAGGCGGAGTTCTCGCAGACGGCACGCCATGTTCTACCTGGTGCGAGAAGACCGAAGCCTTTGGCATCCCCCTGGGGGTCCAGTGCATCCTCCGGTCGAAGACCTGCGAAGATGCCCGAAGATGCTCGCGCCCACGGCGCTTTGGGCAGACCGCAGCCTACACAGGAAGCATACCCAATGGACACGATGGACATGCTCTTTGACAGTCGGGCCTTGCGTGAGACGCTGGCCGATGGCAGCTGCCGCCTAGTCTGCGACCGTGAGCCCGGCGGGGGCTGGGTTATCCATCTGCGGGCCCACGGGAGGCATTCATTGGTGTGCTTGAAGCGCTTCAGGTCCTACACGTTGGCTCGGCGTGCCGTCGAGGTACTCGAGTCGGGAACAGGTGTCTGATGCTCGTCGTTCCAACGGTCCACCTCGCGTCCTTCTTCCATGCCGCGGCAGAATCCAAGCACGGAGACATCCGGGGAATCAAGCCCATCACAGACTGCATCCGGATGGACTATCTCAAGGCATACGAGATGTCAGAGCACGGACGTCAGCACGAGGAGCACTTGGTCTGCCTGCTCCCGGGGGGCCCCGTGGACTTCATGACGTACTTCGAGACGGCGAAGTCCTGGATGCGCTACTGGCTGCAAGCCAAACCTGCGCTTGCCGTGGACGTGGAATCCACGTCCCTTGACTATGCCAAATGCAGGCTCCACTCCATTGCTATCGCGGAGGGCGCTCCGAATAACGTCGCCGTGGCGTTCCCTCTGCTCGACCTCCGACTGCTACCCGAGGCCCTGGAACTCGAGCTCTTGGTCCTGCTCCGCCAGATCTTGACCGATGAGCAGATCACCAAGATCTTCCAGAACGCACCCTTCGACATGGGCGTCCTCGACCGCAAGGGTCTCCGGGTCCGCGGGCCAATCTGCGACACCATGGGCCTGCACCACCTGGTCCAACCGGATATCCCGCATGACCTCGGATTCATGGGCCACACCTATCTGCAGGTTGGCCCGTGGAAGCTGGAGTACAAGTCCAACGAGGGCTTCGGCGTCAAAATCCATAACCCTTGGAAGCTCCTCATCTACAATGCCAAGGACGCGCTCTACACGGTGCAGCTCGTGCCCAGACTGACGGAGCACATCCATGCCCGGGGCATGTCCGACGAACTCATCTTCTGGCAGAACAGCTATGCTGAGTTGGCCAGGACCATGGAGAATACTGGGATCCCAGTCAACATGGTCAAGCGCCGGGCCATGGGCGTGGAAAAGCTCAAGTTCATGCTGGCCCTGCGCAAGCGCATGCGGGAATGGCTCGATTGGCCCGACTTTTCACCACGCAAGCCCGCGGACAAGCAGGAAGCACTGTTCGGCGCCAAGTACGCCCAGGCGCCCTGGAACCTGGGGCTTGTGCCCACGGCAACGACCAAAGCCCGGGGTGATCCCTCCACAGGCTATCGTGCGATCATCGATCACATCGAGCACCCGTTCGTGGCCATGTTGGTTGCTCTCGATGAGGAGAGCAAGGCCTACGCAACATGCTACCAGGATGACCCAGACGAAGAACGGAAGAAGGTCGAAGAGGCCGGCGGCAGCCTCGCGGACCTTGGCACGTTCAACATCGTCGACCGCAACAACAACCCAATCGACCACGTGGACTTCGGCCCGGAGGACCTGACTGAAGATCTGATGCAGGTCGTCACCAACCGCGTGTGCGGGGCCTACGCAGCGGCCATCGTGGGGACTGGCGAGCACCGTGTCCTGTACACCAAGTGGAAACCGTTTGACCAGAAGGGCATCCGATTCACAAGTTCTCCCAACGTCGCAAATCAGCGAGAAGACGACAGGAAGTTCTTCGAAGCGCCCCCCGGCTGGTGCCTGGTCGGCAGCGACAAGAACAATCTGGAACTCCGGTTGAACGCAGGGGCAGCCGACTGCAAAGCCCTCATCGAGGTCATCCAGGGCAAAGTGGAACCAGCGAGCTACTTCTGCCGGAAGGTCGACCCGCACACGTTCGCGGCGGTCAACGTCTTTGGCAGGGACTACTGGGAGCGGAAGACGCCGGAGGAGCGAGACAAAATCCGCAAGGTCACCAAGAACGTGGAGTTCTGCGGCTTCTATCTTGGAGGCCCGGAGAAGATCTGGCGTACCAGTCGAGAAAACAAGCGTGTTGACATGGAACTCCGCCGGATGATGACCCTGGATCTCGTCCGAGAGATCCACCGAGGGCTCTTCCATGGGCTCTTCCACGAGATCTACGAGAAGCACGAGCAAGAGATCGACCTGGTCAAGCGCCAAGGCTTCATGGAGATCCCACCCTTCGGTCGCCGGAGGTACTCGCCGGTCATGCCCCCGCCTGTCACAGAGTTTGCGAATTGGAGGATCCAGTGCCGAGGCGCGGAGATCGTGACCTCCGAGATGTGCCAGACGCAGTGGGAACTCGACGCGAGACCAGGAAACTCTGCGCACTGCATCTTCCACGGGCACGACCAAGCCGTCTTCCTAGCGAGGGAGAACGATGCCGAGGACGTGGCCAGGGTCTTCATGAAGCACTTCGGCAACACGCCCATGGAAACGGCCTATGGCACTATCTACCTCGATGCAGAGCCCAGCACCGGGAAATCACTGTACGAAGCAAAATGAAACGGAAGCGGAGGTCCTCATGCACATCGGGAGTAGCAAGGTCATCGTCGTCGAAGGCCTGATCAGCAGCGGGAAGAGCACACTGGTTGCCGAGCTGGGGCAGGCTCTGGGGCCAAAGACGCTGGTGCTCCAAGAGCCAGATGAGCAAAACAACGCCAATCCGTACTTGGCGGACTTCTACGCAGACCCACAGCGGTGGGCCATGACCATGCAGATTCACCTGCTCGGACTCCGGCTCCGCATGCACCTCCACGCGCAGTGGCATGCACTGCAGGGCTACGGGCTCGCGCTCATCGACCGTAGCTTCTACGGGGATACGTGTTTTGCACGTTTGCAGCTTGCCATGGACACGCTCTCGGCGCGGGAGTTCGATACATACCAAGCGATTTACAAGGCCATGACCACCATGGTGCTGCTGCCCACCGTGTGCATCCGGATCCTGTCCTCCCCCGTGGTCTGCCGGGAGCGCATCATCTCCCGCATGGAGAAGCAGACCGGTCGAGCCTGCGAGTCTGCCGTCTCCCTGGAATACCTACAGGCCCTGGACCGTGAGATCGACTTCATGGTCGATGTCCTACGCCGCCAAGGCGTAGCGATCCTGGACGTTCCCTGGAGCGCCAACCGGGACACACCGGAGATCCGGGAGCAAACCGTCCAAGACCTTGCCACGCGTATCCACGCAGTGTCCCCCCCGGATCCCTTCCTGGACATTCACCGCCGGTCCCTTTGAACTTGACAGGTCGGGCCCCCCAGCAGACACTGCAGGTTGCTGCTCACTGGCTTCAGCAGCTCTGCCATTGTCCAGCTCCCCAACGGGACCCGGTGCCCTCCAGGCCCTGAATGTCCGAGCTGCGTCCAGGGGCCATGCCTGAGCTTGATTCTGTGCAGACCACCGTGGGCTCTTTTGCGGTGCAAGACGATCTGGACCGTCGGTGGAACATCCGAGTGGTCTACGCAACCAAAGAAGGCGCCCCCTGCCATATCACCCTGCACGGCGATTGCGAGCACCGGGCAGGCGTCGTGGGCAACCATGACCCGCTGGCCGGTACCAAGCTCGTGTTCGGTATGTTCAACGTAGCTGTAGCGCAAGGGGCCAACGGCCTGAGTCTGCTCCAAGAGATGATGGGCCACCAGGCGGGCTTCAGCGAGGTCTACCCCCTGCGGTACCCGTGGGACGCGCTGTCCTTCCGAAGCACATCGAAGCCTGAGCCGCTTGTATCGCTGGTAGCGCGCTACGTGGCCTGGAAGTGCCGTCCATGCCCATAGAGCATACTGGAGCCCCGCCAGAAGACTTCGGCGCCCTGGAGCTCCCCTGCGGCCTCAGGGAGGTATCAGCTGTGGGCGACCAGTCTCACCTGGGCATCGTGCTCCGTATACCCCATGGGACCTTGGTCATCCAGACGCCCGAGGCCCTGGTCATGGGCACGGCGTGGGTCCACATGCTCTGGCGACGTCTTGAACTCCTCGGTCTCTTGCACCGGGACCTGCGTCTTGCCGTCCACCCGGGCCTGTCGCAGGCCCTTGCGCAGGCTGCGCCGCTGTGCCAGCTCCTGCCATTCGACGAGCCGCCGATCTTGACGGCCTGGGTGGCCATGACGCGCGTCGTGGTGCTGGGCCCGGCGGGGCCGGGGGGCAAACGGCAGCTCGTTGCTCTGGTTCGTGGCGCCGGGGACCCAGAACTGACCTGGGCCCCGGAGAGCACTCCGAGGTCAGACAGCGCCGATGGCAAACAACCGGATGTTCCGGCTGTTGATCCCGAGCTTGAGGCCGGTGACCGGGTCGATGAACTCGAGGGTCATCTGGCCTGTATTGATGCCGACAAGCCGAGGGCACCCGGCGACGATGCTGGGGAAGGCCCAAGGGACGATCCCTTCTGAGGAAAGAAACGGGACAGCGAACGTCACCGTGATCTGGTCGTTGACCTCGTCCTTGGACACGTTGGCTATTCGACTTTGTGCCGAAATCGTGGGCGGCACCCCCGCCGCCTGGGTCTTCACCATGGCCCAGGCCACGGCCGCCCGGTCGAACTCGGCCCCTAGCCCCTGCAAGACCAGGTCTACTGGGGACTCACCAGTAGCCCACATCTGCCCCGTGTCCCGGGTAGCGCGGGACAGGCCATACGTCGGGTACTCGACCTCGTCGGGAGACCCAAGAGCAACCTGCGCTGCACGCCCCAGGATGTCGGCAGCGGCCTGCAGCGCAACCTTGAGAGCTGCGTAGGCGTAGGACACGGGACCGCTATCCCACGACGCGGGGCTTGATGACCACGGCAACCGCGCGGCCCCGCGCATCAGTGATGTTCACGGACAGGATGTCATGCGTGTGGCCGAAGCGCTGCCGGGCAGCATCCTGCGCGGCACGCTGGCACTGGCTCGGGAGGTCTCCCTGGACGATGAAGGTGAGATCCGGCCGGTCCTTGTAGGCCAACTTCATGCGCGTTCGCGGGCCCTGGCGGAGTCCCTGGAGGGTCTCCAGGGTCTGTTCCTTCACGCTCACTCGACAATCAATCAGTGGCATGGCGTTACCTCATGTCCGGTGGCAGGTAGCCATCGGCAGCATAGATCCAGTCTACCTCCAGTGTCCGTGCAGCCACGCCTGTGGTTCCGATGATACCTGCTACAGCCGAATAGTGGCTATCCGCCATGGTACCCCCGGGGGGCGGGGCGAAGACCTCGGGGCCAGGCATTGCCCCCTCTTCTGCGAGTTGCCCCACCACAGAGGTGTCCCCTAGCACAGCGATACGCGCCGTGTACCAGGTGTCCTGGGATAGCTCTCCGAGGGGCGCTGCGCCGCTGCCCCCGATGCTGTCCGCGCAGACAATGTACAAGTTCTTGTTGGGCGTGCCGCCTGCCGTGTCGTCGTTGTACAGTAGACTGGCAGAGCTACTCCCGCCGAAAGTAGACAATCCGAAGTTGAGCTTGAGGTCATTCATGGACCCGATAGCCGGAATGCGGAATCGGATTCCGAAGATGGCCCAAGGCGCAGCGCCGCAGTTCCAGCGCCCGTGGGAGACCCCCGTCGCTGTGTTGTAGCCCGAGGCCAGGGTTATACCGTCGTTGGCCCCACCGCTTGTGACAAAGATAAGAACTCCGCCTGGGACACTGGTTTGCAAGCCGATGGAACCACCACCGCCGATTACCGTGGTGCCCCACTCGTCAGTTTCTCCAGAGAACGTCAGAGAACCGGCGGCGGGCCCGATCCAGTTGAAATCCTCATACAGTGGGTGCGGCAAACACAGGTGGCCGCGAGAGCCACTGACACGTAGAAACGGTGCAGCTCCGGCATTGCTCAGAGACAGGATGCTCAAGAGGGCTTGCGTGTCCGTCATCACCGAGGGATCCAGCACGAGGCCGTCTACACCCGCCTGGGGCTGGATAGTGTCTCCACCGCGGGACAGCTTGGTGTTGACGGCGTTGAGCAGTTCCAGGAGCTGGACGGAGACATTGCCCTTGGTAAGCGTCTTGGCCACGATGGCTTCGTGGAGCAGGCCGGCGCCGGTCTCGGCGATGGCACCCACGTTGTAGGCCCCTGGGAAGCCGGAGGCGTTGTCCTGTAGCATGGCCATCATGTCGTAGAGGGCCTTGCGCACGGTGGGCGCTCGCAGGTAGTTGACGGAGCCGAGCTGCGGGAAGTCGGCATTGGAACCTTCAAAAGCGATGGCATCGCTGCGCCGCCCGTTCGCCTTGGCGTAGTTGCCGCCGAGGAGGTCCCAATCGCGGTCGCACGTGCAGACGCCCCCGGCTATGGCCACCATGGTTCCTGCGTTGTTGGTCAGCAGGATGTCGGCGAGGAGGACCTTGCCGTTGGCCAGAGCCGACACGACGATCGGATCCGGTACCGCTGCGGGGTCGAAGGACGTGCCGATCTCGACGGTGAAGTGAAACGAGTCCTCCCGCCGAGTGTAGACCCAGGTTTCGGTCTCGTCCTGCTCCAGAAGCGACAGGTGCTCGTCGGCCACGATGAACAGCGATGCCACGATCTGCCGCCCGATCGGGCACGAGGCCGCGATGCTCGCGCCGGAGGCCGGCAGAGCATCCACGATGTCACCCTCGTCCGTGGCGCCGGCCTTGGTCAGTGACACCGTGGCCCCCGACGGAAGCGTGATACGGCGCCCTGTCTCGTCGCGTGCGACGCCTGCCGTGATAGTGGCTTTGTCCACGCCAGCGGACGCGCTGATCACCAGCCCAGACAGGATGCCGCCGAGGGCCGTGGGCCCAGGTGATGCGCCCGAGTCGACCTGAATCATACCGCCGTCTGTGGCAAGGTGCCCCTCGGACACCTCACAGTCGGTAAAGGCTTGATCGAGGTCGGCCTGTGTGACTATCTGCCCTGCGTAGAAATCGAATCGGTCCATCTGCTACCTCGAGCCCGTCTTTTCAGGGCGACAGGATTGTACTACTGCCCAGCACCGATGTCCCCAGGACCCAGTAGCCGCCGCCGGGGACCAGGGAGCCATCCTGAACATCAGAGGGCTCAATGACCCCCAGGAAGTGCAAATTGAAGGGGTCTGCCCAGCGGCAGATCTCAACTATGATAGACTCCTCTGCGTCCGTCACGTCACGCGCGCTGTAGAACACCCAGCAGTTGCGCTCATAGGCCGTCGACGGGCACAGCACTGTGGTGTGCCCCAGGCGACCCAAGACAGGGCTCCCCAGAACCCAATTGTCGGCCGTCCAGTAGGCCACAGCGGACCCCTGGATCCCGAGAACGCGGGCAATGAAGACTTCGATGGCCCCCGCTGTCCCCTTGGCCCGAAGGAGATCGGGAAGGAACTCGGCCACGCGCCGGCCCAGCCGGAGAGACTGCGTGGCAAACGTGAACGGGTTTCCACGGTCGTAGAGCAGGAAGGGGACCCAGGCATCCGGGCACTTACCGGCGTCGTCCAGGTGGACCATCTGCTGCGCGTAGTAGCGCTGGAGCAAGAGCGCATCCCCCAAGATGACAGACAGGCGGCGAAGCGCCCCTGTGCCCTCCCGAAGGTCGGCTTCCTTGTCCCGCGAAGACTGGATGCCGTTTGCCCAAAAATCGATGCCCTCCTCCACACCGAACCGTGGCATCTGGAACATGTACGTTGACTCGCCCCAGTTGCCCAGTGTGTCCCCGAGGGTCCAGGCTAGCGTGTAGAGCCGTCCCAAGGACAGGGGCTCATCGAAGTCCACGTAGAGCCATTGTCCGTAGGCGAGGCCCTCAGCGAGGTCTTCTGAGGCAACCTTCGAGATCTGCCGAACCAGCGGGACGTAGCTGGTCTGTATGCGCTCCGCCGCGTAGCTCTCTGCAGTTGCCCCTTCGCTGGACAGACGGGCCGTCAAAACGATACGGGCAATGGAGCACCGGAGGTCCCGCTGGTCCTCAATGATCCCCTGGCTATCCCGATCCACGCCAGTGTCTTCCACGGTATTGCTCTCGTCGCCGGCCAGATCGAGGTAGCCCGGGGCCCCGCTGTTGCCTGAGCCGGTGGCCGTGATCACAAAGCCGCTCATGTTGTTGACGGTGGCGCCAGACCCGCGGACCTCCAGAGCCATCCCCGCGGAGATACTCGTGGCCTCATCCGAAGCGCCGCGGACGATTACATGACCGGATCCCTGGATATCGACGTTCCCTTTGGCGTAGAGCAGGTACAGCGAATCATCGTGGGCCACCTCGTCCAGTCGGACAAGAGCCCGTGTGGCCGAGAGCCAGACGATCTCCGTGATCTCCGGATGGTTGTAGTCGGCTACCGTGAATTCGTAGTTCGTGGTCTCGCTCGGTTGCCCGCCGATCGCCGCCGTGATGCGGATCCCAACGACCTCCATGGACTCGAACGCAATATCCGGGGCAATGGCCACGTCGAGTTCGTCAAGGACCGCGGAGCCCACGGACTGCCGGTAGGCCGCTGACCCCGAGTACCCGGGCTGGACACCGCCAGCGGCCATGTCCACGGCCAGAACAGTGGTGCCCGTGGACCCGCGAAGAACCCAGACCTGCGTATCGGCCGCCAGTGGACTACCCGTGGTGCACACGACCTGGAACCGGATGTCCGGATCCCACGGCACGCCGGTCTCGCCAGCGTCGGGTATCCGATTGACCACCAGCAGGGCCTCGGCAGGATCCCACGCGCGGATCTCATCCGTGTAGACGGCAGGGACAGTCACCCGGGTGTCGTCGGCCATTTCCTCACTCTGCCCGCTCGAGCATCAGCTCGAACTTGACGCCCAGAGGCCCCGTGTACTGAGAGACATGCAAGGCCATGGAACTCCGGATCAGGTTGCGACCCACGGGCTCCTGGAGCACCACACGGGCTTGCCAACCGGCGCCCCAGTCACAGTAAGCCCGAGCGACCCAGCGCAGCCCGTGGACCCGGATAGTCACTGCAGGGTCGTTCAGGCGCTCGACCATGGACCCCGTGTCGGGCGCCGGAACGCCCATCCGGTTCACGTTCTCGAGCACGGCCCGGTCGAAGTACCCGGCCTCGGTGCCATCCTGCGACGGGCACACGATGCGATGCGTCCCGTCGTTCACCGGGTCCGTGGCGTTGCTGATGGTGCACCACTGCTCGAAGTCGCTGAGTTGGAATTGCGACAGAGCCCCGGGGGCATCGAGGATGACGCCGGAAAGACCATCGACAGGGCTGAGGAGCCCGCGGCACCCGGCCTGTTGATAGCCCCCCACGAAGGACACGGAGCCGTTGCTGACCAGCGTGCGGGCCACCGGGAGGCTGGTAGGCACGCGCATGTGCCAGACGAACAGGAGGAACTTGTGCACCGTCGTGACGACGAAGGACTGCTCCACAGACGCCGTGGCGCCAATCTGCAGCCGTCGGAGGGAGAACGGGATGATGTCGCGGCCGAGGCAGAAGACATGCGCGGACAGCCCGTAGTAGCTCCCGTAGTACAGATAGGGTACGCCGTAGGAGTATCCGGAGCCGACCGCGGCGGAGCTGTGCACAGGCGCAATGCGCCCCTCGCGTGTCCCAGGATGCGCCCACAACGGGTGTGCCACGTTGGTGCTCCAGCCTAAGCCCCGCTCGGAGGCTTTACGGGGTTATCTGCCTTTGGACCACCACGTGGTCGAAGGCGCAGGCCTCACCGGCGCCGTTGTTCGTGTACATGCCATAGACCACGTAGAAGCCGTCCTCGTGGGGCGCGCTGCCGCTCCAGAACCCCAGTGGGTCGTCGATGAACTGCGAGATGCCCGGGATCGCCTCCCACACCGGCGCGGTGACAGGATTGCCGGTCACTGCGTCGAGGTTGTTTTTGTACACGTTGAGGACCACTTCGCCGTGTGGGTTGGACAGAACGTCGAGCCGGAGGTGATGCCAGGCCGCGGCTGTGTCCCCCACGTCAGTGTAGGTCGCGGTGCTCGATCGACCGGGAAGCAGGTTCGCAGCGCTGGCCGAGAGGCCGGTCGCCGGAGTCCCCTTGAACAGGCCGATCTTGTAAGAGGTCTCCTGGGTCAGCCCCAGGTAGTACCCGATGGCCGTGGCCGGGTCAGTACCCTTGAGCAAGCCGATGAACGGCGCGTATGTGATCCCGCTGGTAAGCCGTTTCATGGCCACCGAGACAGACCCGCCCTTCTTCGCGCCGACGATGGGCTTGAAATCGGCGAGGTCGCAGTACTTCCCGCCTGCGCCCGTCGTGGACACGAGCGCACGCAGGCCATAGATGAACGTACTCCCGCCGTTGGGGACCACGAAGGCACTCGAGACTCCGCGGCGAATACTGCCCGTGTCCAGCGCAGTGCCCGTCAGGTCTTTCCAGTCTGCTTGAGACATGCCGATCTCTCTTTTTAGGTTTTCCAGCCGAGCTACGCGAAGGTCTCCGTCCAGGCAACGCCGTCAAAGCTCTCATAGGGCAAGCTGCCGCCATCGAACAGGGCGAAGCCCAGTGTACCACCACCGAACGGGGCGAAGCCAACATCATAGGTCTCGTTGTCCATCCACTCCTCTTCGAAGTCCTCCCCGTTCTCCGGTGTCCCGACATCGAAGCTCCCTGTGGCCGACGTCGCCGGTGCCCCGGTAGGGAACTGCAAGGCTGCGTTGGCCGTTCCGCCAGTAACCTGGATGGTCCCCCAAGGCGCGTTCGAGGCGAGTCCGATGCGCCCCAATGCCGTGCTCCAGACGCGGCATCCGGCAAGCAACGCAGCGATGGCTGCGGCGATGCCCACGGCCGTCGTGGCCCCAGCGACGAACGTGATGGTGACCGCTGGAGCCCCGTCTATGCTGACCGACAAGGTATCGCCGAGGATGACAGCGAAGGGCCCCCGCGGCCCGGCCTCTGTGTTGAACGAGAACAGCGCGCCCCCGGGCCACATCCAGCTCGCTGCGTCGTTGTCGAGCCAGTACGCCTCGAAGTCCTCGTAGGCCTCTGGCGTGCCCAGGCCCACATCGAACAGCGCAGCGTCCAGATCCGAAGCCAGGAATCCCCAGCGGGCATGGTGGTTCCAGACCGGAGGCGACGTCGGGGCAGCGGGTTCGACCCACGATGTCTCGAAGGTCTCTTGCGGTTCGGTGCCGTACTCGAACATACCCGGGGAAACCATCGCTGCGGTAAGCACCCAGGCAGACAGGTGGTTGTCACCCCACTCGGCTTCGAAGCACTCGAAGGGTACAGAGCCCAGAACTGCGCCACCGTCGAAGACACCGATGTCCTCCGCCGGGCCGGTCTGGGTTTCCGCCCAGTCCTGGGCTTGGCCTGGGCCGAGCCCGGCGATCTCAAAAGATGGGTTCTTCACTTCCATCAGATCACGGTGCCCCCGGTGTCCATGTCGTACACGGTCAGGGCCCCCAAGACCGGGAACTCCTCGGGTTTGAGGAATACGCTGGCCTGTGCGCCGTTGAGGAGCAAGTTGAGCGGGTCTGATGGGATCTTCCGGATCTCCGGCGTGCTGCGAATCGCGCCAAAGAGATCAGACCATGGGAGTTCGTAGTCCGCCACGCCGGAGGAGCTGAGCATCTCATGCCCGAAGCCCACAGTGTAAAGCGGCGTTCCGCTGCTATTCGCCACAGCAAAGTGGGTCTGCAACGCACTGGTCACTGCTGCCTTGGCTGCGGTCGCAGAGATGCCGCTTGCCTTGTGAACCCGGACGGCGACGTTCACGGTCCGCGCGATGAACGCGTGGACCGTCACTCGGGCCCCCATGATGACCGGGGCTTCGCCTCCACGAGCGATCTTGGCCGTCACCGCGGCGATCTGCGCGGTCGTAGGCGCCGCCGGCGGGTAGTACCCGGTGTCCGCGTACTGCGCTCCGAGGGCAACGAGGTACAACCGGCCTGTGTCCTCAGGGATGCTCTTCGAGTGGTTCGAGGTCATCAACGTGGCCCGGACGATGCCTCCTGTGGTCTCCGCGGTGGTCTCCGCATCGTCCTCGTTGACAGTCCGCTCTCGCACGCGGATCTGCATGGGCAAGCGAACCCGGGCCTCCTCAACAGACATCTGGTCGAGGCCGCCTGTTGACGCCGCCGGGTTGGCGAATAGAACAGTGGTTTGGCTTCCAGACTCATCGTAGACCGCATCGAGGAACGTCCAGGAGGCCCCAGAGACCACACGGCCAGAGGACCCCCCGCCGGTCTTATACGTGATCTGGACGTTGCCTTGCGGGATGACTCCGTTGAGGCCATTGCCGAAGAAAACATACCCACGGCCCTCGTTATCCACGCGAACGACTGCGCCGAGTGTAGCCCCGCTCATCTCCAGGAAAGACCTGTAGGCCATTCCGTTGTCCGGGCGCGTCGTTCGATACGTGCCGTTTGCCGCCGCGATAACTACGCTACTGTCGATTACGGGGTAGGATGAGAGGCCCACAACCTGGTCTGCTGAGCCATCGGACCGAACAAGCTCGGACTGCGTCTCGCTATTCTCCAGGATGACCGAGCCCGACGCGTTGGACCCGATAGAGATTGTGGCAGTGGCCTGCATCTCATACTGCGCTGGTCCAGCCTGGAGCCGAGTACCAGCAGTCACGGTCACCACCTTCGTGGCCAGTGCGCCCCCGGGCAGGGAAAACACGCCGGAGACCTGCGCAGCCGTGGCCGAGGACAGTGTGAGGCCATGGGGCCCGGCTTTCCGGATCATCATCAAGCGGTCAGTCACCGTGGCAAAGGTGAGTTGCCGAGTCCGCTCGTTGGTGAGCGAGAAGCCCATGGCGCCGAGGAGCGCTTCAGCTTCCAAGATCACGTTCTCCGGGCACGCCAGGGAGTAGTCTATCCAGCCCGAGAAAGCCTGGGAGGCGTTCCACCGGAGTCGCGCCAGGAGCATTTGTCGGTCGAGCCCGACGAAATCCAGTTCTTGCGTGGGCAGAAGGGGTTTGGCCATATTCCTATACCACCACGTTCAGCGGGGCCATGGCTCCGAGACCTGGCCCCTGCATCGTCCCAGAAGACCCCTGACCTCGGGCAGTGGCCAGGGTCCAGATGACGTGGATCACGAGCCGGTGGTCTGCCTGCGGCCGGGGCGAGACTCCGTGGACGGCCACAGCCGGTAGATAGATAGCAACTTGCTGCATGAAGTGCGAAACAACCACGGTCTGCAGGCCCGAACCGGCGCCGCCCCCGCTTTGCCCAGATGCATCGATGGACATCCCCTGCGTGCGGAGCTGATGAAACAGGCTCCCGTACTTTGGGTCCACCCAGTAGGCGTTCAGCGGTGTAATGACCAGGTGCTCCAGGGCGCTCCGGATGCGAGCCACGCCCTGCACGCGTTCCAGTCCGCCCTTGCCCCACGTCACGGGCCAAGCAATGGCCTCTGCCCGGAGACCCGGGGGCAGGAGACGTTGCGTTTGCAGGCCCGATCCCATTCCGGACATCCTAGCAGAGAACCCTGCGAGAAATCAAAAGTTGCTGAAGGACCCGAATACCGCGTCGAACAGCACATTGTCTTTCAGATCGCCGCCCAGGATCTTGGCCAAGAAGTTGTACATGAACACCAGCTGCTCTCGCTGAATGCTCATGGCGTACAGCAGAGACCCCAGCGGCGGAAACGGTACGAAGTCCGGTTGCTCCGGAGGCGAAAAAGTAAACGGAGGGAACGGCGGCAGCGGCGGAGTCTGCGAGCCGCCCTGAGACATGATCTGGGCCTTCGCCTTCAGGGCATAGCTCGCGGCCAGCGCCAGCGGGGTCTTGATGGTGGCGAGAGACCCGCCCCCGGGGGCCATAGACAATGGCTCAAGAAGCGTATCGATGGCAGGCTTGATGAAGAGCATGGCATCGGCCATCTGGATGATCCCGGGGAGCAGCTCGGAGGCCCCGCACGACATGGCCTGCTGCAGCTCCTGGTCGCCGGCAGCTTTGGCCTCCTCAAGGAGCTTCGAGTAATCCTGGATGCGGCGGTCGATGGCCCGCAAGAGGTCAAGGATGCCATCGATGAGTTGAATGCAGAACGAGCAGAGGTCCAGGCCCATCTTCAGGTAGCTCAGGGGCGGCAGGTACGTCAGGATCTTCATGACGGCCTTGTGGATTTTTTCGAAGCAGTCGAGGAGCTCAGTCGGGTCCAGCGACATGAGCGCATCGGGGATCTTCGTGATGCACTCGACGATGGCTGCGACGGTCTGCACCATCTCCAAGTAGCGCTTGACCGGGGCCAGCGCGGTCTGCGCCTGGTTGAGGAACTCTGCGACCATGTCTGAGGCAGATGGGATACCCCCGAGGGTCTTCCACGCCTCCTGCAACGTGCCGAGCCCAGGCAAGTCCATCTGCGGCGGGGGCGCAGGCAGCGGAATGCCCAGGCATGCGAGGTCGATATCAGACACAGGACAGTTCCTATATCCCCTTGTCTGGGGTCAGCGTCTGCACCCGGCGCTTCATGATCTGCACAGCCAGCTTGGCATAGATATCGATTAGTCCATCGGCGGCTAGGGAGAGGCCTGTCCGTGCTATGATCTTGATCTTGGCCCCAGTCTTGGTCGTTCCGCTGGTCTCATTGAGTTCGATGCGATTGCCACTTTTCTTGGCCAGGAGCACCAAGCGCTTGTCATCGTCCTCGTTTGCCACATAGATAGCGAAGGCCGAGTCCTCCCAGATCGTGGCGCGCTGCCGCGCCTTGTCAGCCGTCGTCGCAACATATGTCGTGGCAGGCCCCTCGGGCTCTTTCGTGGCCTCGTCCAGGCCATAGTAGCCCGGGAAATACACGGCGTGGGCATCGGGGGTATCCCAAACCCCATACTCGAACATAATCAAGACACGCGCTTCGACCTGCGGCGGTGGGTAGAGCGCGCCCTGGTTTGGCCCGCCGCCCCCCGGTGTGTTCCCGGGCCAGATCCAGAACGGTGTCTCGGGCTCCAGGAGCGCAGGGATCACAGCACGAATCCGGTGGAGGCCCTGCGGGTCATCCCGCCGGGTGACAAACCCCGTGACGAAACCTGGGATTGGCGAGCCCATGGGCGACTACTTGCCTCCCTCGCCGGCCACGGACCGGCCTGTCGATTGGTAGCCGTCTACAGTGAATGTGCCACGTTCATCCGTCTTGTTCTGCCGATTCAGCCGTAGATTCCCCGTAGATCCAACACGCACCTTGCCCTTGCTCTTCTTCCCGCCAGCGGGTCGCGCTGCAAGCTGGAGTTGGACATCCGTACCGTATACGATACTGTTGCTGTTCTGAATGGTGTGTCGGGCCTCTCCGATCATCCACGGCCCATCCACGAAGATTGAGCCGGTGCCCGCAACCTCCACGATCTTGCCGGCCAGGAGCCTGGGATTGCCAACACAGTTGATCGTAAGCTTGAAGGCATCCGTGAGCTTACGAATGTACTTGCGGCGGATGCTCTCCCAAACCGCAGAGCCATAGTCCGTGGGTATAGCTGGTAGATGGTAAGGCTTCACGAGCTGACGCGATTGCTCCGTAGCCCGCGGGCCACCGTCCATGCCCAGATCAGAGATCGTGCCTTGCCCGATACCAACGGCCTTGATGGCCGCGTCTCCGTCCATGTTCTGGACCAGGACGCCGCGGACCTTCCGTTTGGCTGTACTGACCTTTATGGACTGCGCGAAGGGCAATGTGAAATCGGCGTCGATGCCTATGCGGAGGATATCAGGACCCCCTCCGTAGAAGAACTGTTCGACCGGCCGCCCTGCATTTGCCGTGTCCCGCGCGTAGGCCACGGAATGCCAGTGGAACACGCCCTGGTGGTCGATGAAGAACTGAAAACCGTAGTCCCTTGCCAGGATCTGCAGGTGCTCGGCGTCTGAACGGCCAGCCGGAACCGTCATGTTTTCGAGGAAATCACCGGTGCTCTCGACCAGGATCTGCTCCTCTCGGAAGCCCCAACGCTGGGCAATCTGGATGACGGCTTTCGACGTGCTCCGCGCGATGATCACCCGGGGCTTGGAAGATTGCCCCCCGGATCGCTCCCGGTTGAGGAGCATGTCAGTGGCATCCATGTCGCCCGTCGACGGATGCACCTTCCGTGGCTTGCGGACCTTGCCCTTGGCCGTGAGGTCCTTTTCAGGCCACTTCCTCGCGGACCCTCGGCCGGCCTCCCATGATTGCCCCTGTGGGCTCCGGGGCTGTCCGCCACGAGCATTTCGGTTACGGCCAAACAGCGTAATGGTGCTCTCCCCATCCCCGACCGATGCACACTCCCGGCCTGAGACACCCACGCCGCCGCGCATGCGATTGACCACGAAGGTTCGCCAGGGCGCAGTCTGATCGATGTACCCGAGCTTGATGGCCACGATCATCCCCGCGACCATAGTACTAGGCTGCGTCAGGAGCCCATCGTGGTTCATGACCTCCCATTCAATATGGTCGAACTCCCGCAGGCGGCTCACGAAGGCGAGCTTGAGGGTCCGCTTTCGCAGTTCTTCACCGGGGACATTCCCCTGCACAGTCCGGATGTGCAGAACAGGGTTCCAGGTCTTGAATTCGCTTACGGGCATAGCGCCTCAGAACTCCGGAGATCCATCCAGCAAGGAATCCCCGTAGGCATACGCCCCAAAGTAGGCCGCCGGAGGCACTTGCAGGAGTCGGCCACGTGTCAGGTAGCAAAACGGGTCCACCAGGGGGTCGTCCTGGAACTGCGCCAGGACCTCCCATGCGTCCACGGGGGACGACAGGGTGCCCCGATAGTACAGCAGAGCAACATCGATCAGAGTCTCCCCGCCGCCCCGGGCAGCGTAGACCGCGGCGTACTGCCCGTCCACCACGTCGAAGGCCGGCAACCGCTCAGGAACAGAGACGTACAAGCGCCCGTCGGCTCCCTCGTAGATGGCCCCGTGGCGGTACAGCCCACCCAGGTTGAAAGACGCCAGTGACGTGTCTACAGCCATCAGGGCAACTCCGGGGGAAAGTCCCCTTCTGCCGTGTGCCCGTCTAACCCGATGCTCGGTTGTTGACCGCCGGAAGTACCCGGAGACCGCACGAACTCCCACCCGTTGGCCACGATCGAAGCCGCTGATCGGAAGCCGTCCACGATCTCTTGCATGGACACGGTAATCGTGGCATCGCGTACTTTCAGCGTGGCGTCCCACCGCGTGATGTTGACACCCACGCTGCCGATGGCACCGCAGAATGACACGGTGTTGGGCCAAACCACGGTAACCAGCACTGGCGCAATCCCCAACCGTGGGCTGTAGATCCGAGATGTGAGCCAGTCGCGGGCTTCTTCGAAGGATAGCCCAGCTCCAACGCCCATACGACGCGCGTCTGTCTGCGGGCGCTCGTCGAACCGCAGTGGGATCTCAACGGGCGACAGGCCTCCGGTCGACCCGTGCTGCACAGCTGGCCCCGTCCAGCCAACAGCCTGAGGGTTGGCGAGAGTTGCCTCGATCTTGCCGGAGAACTCAACCGGGTTGTACGGCACCACGATGTAGTTGGACGGGGTATCTACATCGTAGAACGTCAGATGCCTCCGCGCCCGGGTCGGTGGCTGCACGGCGTAGGTTGATGGCATTACTGTGGCCCCCATTTGTGGTATTCGCCCCCATCCTGCGCTCGCGACATGGGGTCTTTGGCCCATGCAGGCGCCGGTGTGCTGCTCTCAGCACGGGGCAAGTTCTCCCATTCGAGGGCAAGCGACCGTGCAGTCGGGGAAGGTACTTTAAATACCGTTTGCAGAGCCCTGCACATGGCCCTTTCCATGAAGGCCGATTGCTCCGTGAGGAACGACGTCCGCTCGCTCTTTTGTGCTTGCGGCAGTCTGCTCTGCCCAGTGCTGTAGTCCGTGTTCGTGGGACTCAGCCAATTATAATCATAGTCGTTCTCAGACGTTCGGGCGCCGATCGGCCGACCCGTCTTGGGATCCACGGTCGGGTTGGTGTACTGGCGATTCCACGGCCCCTGGAGTACATCGGACCAGCCGGGTATCGGCTGGTACCCGAGGGCGCTCTGGTCCCAGCCGGGGATGAACATGGCGGGATTGGCCCGATCCAGGAACTGCCCGTGGGTGAGCGCACCGAGGCCACGGCTGTAGTGCCGGTTTTGCTCCGTGCCAATCGCCGTGATCTGCGACAGGACGTCTGCCCCGTATTTCCCAGCGAAGTCCAGCGAGAATCCGCCCACGCGCTGACGAGCAAGTTGCGTAAAGGCTATCTGCCAGAGTTCCGCCAGTCGGGTGAGCGTAGCATGGTCTTCCGTGCTTATATTTCCTGCCACGGAGCTTTCCACCAGGGGCTGCATCTGCTGGCCAATGTTCAGCGCCGACATGACCAGGCGCTGCTCGGCGTCCCCGAGGTCGCCACGGCCCAAAGCAGCCTGCAGCAGTGCCTCGCCCTTCTTGTGCGTACCCCACTTTATCTCGGGGGGGACATAAGAGGCCATGCCCTTGGCCTCCTCCATGAGCTTGTTCATCCGCGTAAACCCGTAGGCGTAGGCTGTGTTGAGCTTCTCCTGGAGGGCAACCTGAGCATGAGTCGCTTTTGCCTGGTCCACCAGGCTCTTGGTCATCTCGATACTGGCCTTGTTCGACGCCCACAGAGCTCTGGCCAGGAGCGCGCCGTGGTTCGTGATGCGCCATCCCAGCCATTCCATTTCGTCTAGCGAGGCTTCGCCTATGGACTTGCGGAACTTGGTCCGGAATTCGGCAGAGACAGCCTGTATGTCAGAGTCCGACATGGGTTGAAGGACCTTGATCAATTTCTGATTGCTTGCTAGCTTCACACCTGTCTCTTCCCCGCGCATGATCTCGTGCCATTTCTCTTCCCGCTTCTTCTGCACTGTCCCTTTCCAGCCCCTGGTGGCCACCGACCAGACGTTCACAGCGACCCACTCGAGAGCCTTGAACGCGACGTAGAGCGCAGCGGCGATAGCCGCCAGTTTTATAAGCGCCAAGCCCAACCCGAGGGCCCCCACGGTTATCTTCCCCCCGAGTGAAGCCGCGCCAAACCCCACACCGCCCATGGCTTGACCCAGTGCAGCACCAGTAAGAGCATTCGCGGCAACTGCGGGCACCGGGCCACGCATAGCCATGGCGCGGGTTTGCGCAGCTGCTGAAGGCATGCCCCTGTTCTTGTATCTGTCGATAGCCCAGCCCGCGGCCCCCGTAAGACCTGTGAACCCGGCCACGTTCTTGACAAGGCCGTAGCCACCCTTGGCCATCGCTATTGCCGAAAAAGCAACTACTGCTTTGCCCAGGACTTCAACCACGTTGTCCACGGCCCAAGCAAACAACTTGCTGTTCTTGTACGCAGCCTGGAAGCGCCCGGTGAGGGCCTGCAGGTCCCCCGCGAGTCTGCGCACGAAGGGCGCCATGATGTCCCCAACGATTCGCGCGGTCTTGCCCAGCTCTTCTCCCAGGAGCTGCAGCTGCCCGTTCAGCGTGCTCAGTCGGCGCTCAGCGAGGATAGCCATGATGTCAACAGTGCTCTTCATCTCATCGCCTAGCATGTTCCAGGCTTGAGCGCCTTTCCCGACTCCGCCGACCCCTTCGAGAAGCCGAACCACGGGGTAGAGGATCGCGCGAACCGACTTTTCACCGATGCCCTGCCCTGCCCCGCGACGCGAGCCCGTCTTGGTCATGTCGATCCCACCGGTGCTCTTGGTCAACGCCGCCTTGGCCATTTCCGGACTGTGCTTCCATCGTTCTACGAGCTGGAGGATGATGTCTCCGAAGTCCTTGATGCCCCCTTCGGTCTTCTCGATGACGACGCCAATCTGTTTCAGGCCCTCAATGGCACCTTGGGTGCCTATTTCGCCAGAGACGCGCTCAAGCTGCGTAGCTGCTTCTTTGGCCCCACCGGTCATACCCGCGGAGAGCGCGAACATGCGCAAGATCGTCTCCGGTGATTGCCCGCCGCGTTTGGCCGCAGCACCGAGTTTACCGGCCACCTTGGAAAAGTGCTCAATGGGCGTGCCTGACGCCAGGGAGAGTCGATAGATGCTCTGAGCGCGTTCGCCGACCTCGGCCGGTGTCCCACCGAACGACTTGGAAATCTGCCCGATAAAATCCGCAGCGGCAGGGAGCGAGAGTTTATCGAACGATGCCAGTGCTGTATTGGCTGTGGCACCCAGAAGCTCGAGAGCCGCCTTACTCGACCCGGTTGCTTGCCGGAGTTTGAGCATGCCCTCGGCGATCTGCGCAGGGTCAAAGGGCGTGGCGCCGGCAACCTCCAAGATCTTTTTCTCGTAGGCAGCCATCTCTTGCGTGTTGGCCCGTGTGATGGCCTGGAGCTGCACCAGCGCCGTTTCCATCTCCATGGACCGGTTCAGAAACGAACTGATGCCCTGCAGGGCATAGCCGCCCACCAGCATGCCCACGAAGGAACCTGCAACACCGGCAAATCCGCCCCCGGGCGGCACCCCCGGGCGGCCACCGCCCCTGTTCAGGCCGCCCTTGCCTGCACCGCCGCCTCGGCCAACGGTGCCAACGGTGCCAACGGTGCTCCCGCCAGCCGCTGCTGCGCGGACACGATTGGCAGTTCCGCCCATCGTGGTGCCCGTGGCGGTCAGGGCCGTCGAGGCATTGCGAAGCGCGGCAGTTGTTCCGTTGATTGCGGTAGTGGCTGCATTGAAATTGGTTGCGGCGGTCGTCGCGACAAGCTTGAATCGCCCCGTGGCCGCTGCGATACTCGATGCCAGGGCCCCAGAGGACAGCGAAGCAACAGTGTTCCCCATCGCTGCTTCCAAGCCGACGAGCGATGCCGTGAGAGCTTGGACTTGCAGCGTGGCCCGTTTCACCCGGATGTCGATGGTGAGCCGGGAGATGAGGTTGGCTATGAGCGCCACGTCAGGCTCTATCCTTTGCCGCCGCCATGGAACATGGAAACAATGCTGGTGCGACGGCGGCCATCAGACGTCGTCTCCTGCGGGGAGTCGGCACCGTCCATTATGTCCTGAAGGGAATGAGACATCAACTGCAGCAATTCAGTGGCCAAGGAGAGGGGCATGGCATTGGCCTCCCGAACAGACCCCAGGGCAAGCGCTGGTGTCATCCCGCCGTTCTGGATAAGAGCGCGGATCAAATTCAGGTACCCCAGGCGTGTCACGGGGAACCCGAACAGGAAGTCTACCCAGTTCGGCGGAATCGGATGCTCGGCCAAATAGGCTAGTTCCTCCGGGAGGTCCTCCCGGGCTTGGGCTACTTCCTCCGGCGGCGGCGCGGACCCACGCTCACCAAGCCGAAAAACGAAAGATCCAAAGGGACCATCCCCCGCTGTTCCGTACTGCAAACAGTGGGGTCGACCTTGCAGGTCCACATGAACTCTGAGTCCACACCGCCCCAGAGATCGCTGACCTCTTCCATGATGTCTTCACGGAGAGCCCAGTCGTCCATGTTTCGCCACCACTGGATGATCTCCAGGGGCATCGTGAGCACCTTGCCGGGCCCACCAACCGAGTTCTCAGCAGACCCCCCGCGGGTCAGGAGGCTGATCTCCCGCACTTGCCTCTCCAGGGCCGTGGGGGACTTCGCAGCAGGCGCTGCCGGCGCCGGGCCCCCCGATTCCGCTGATGCTCCGCGGTCCTCAGACCCGCCAGCCCCCACGGGCCTGCCAGCGTCTGCGGCATCTGCGGCATCTGCGGGGCAGTACGGGATCACGGCACCGATGGACGCCAAGAGGGTCGTGTCCAGGCGCAAGCTCACGGGGTAGGTGGGCAGAGCCAAGATGCGGTCCACAGCACTCTGCCGAGCCAGCGTGGGCGGGACCAAGCTCACGATCCACTCTCGCCCCTCGACATCGACAGGCGTCCCCTCAGCCAGGGCATGCTTCCCCCGATCTGAGCATGCCCAGTGCTCCACATCGGACACGTAGATGTCCTGCGACTCGCGTGAGAGTCGTCCGCAGGCCCCGCAGTTGGGGCGGATGCTCAGGGGTACTCCGGCGGCTTCGCGAACGCGGTACACAGCACTTTCCACGTCCGTGATGAGCAACTTGCGGAAGTCAACCGGGCGCCCCGGCACGAGGTTCCCGCCGTAGGCCCCAGCATCCAGAACGAAGGGCGGCTGCTGCAGCCGGTTCAGAATCTCGCCCACCAGGGTGCCACCGCCATAATCGGCGTAGAACTTGGCGCCCTGCGACGGCATGTCGTCGATGTCCTCGCCCGCGTGCCCTTGCTTCTGCTGCCGACGACGGCGCATGCGCTCTTGAATGCGCTGCGTGGCTGAGACATCTGCGGACCCACTGGCGCTTGCTCCCGAGCTCCCTCGGAGGCTCTCCAACACATCGTGGATGTCTCCGGGTCTCAGCGCACGCAGATTCAGGACAAGGCCGGATGGCTCGCAAACGACAGACATGGGTACGACCTCCTCAGATTCGTGCCAATCTACCATGCCTGTCAGGCCTGTCAAGGACTGCGAGCGGGCACTCTGCCCCCTCGACCCGTTGGCTGGAGCACCGCGCAGTTCTGGGAGTGCTACGGGGGCAAACTATACAACGGCACGAAAGGCACCAGGACAGGCTCTACGGGGGGCTGGGGCTGGGGCTGGGGCTGGGGCTGGGGCTGGAGGCTAGTGGAATGCCTGGAAAACTTACCCGAGAAAATCGACCTCGGGCCATTCATAGACGATCCGGAGTTCCTCGATGAGCAGATCCCCGCCCATGTTGTCGAACTGGAACATGGGGTAGCCAGCCACCGAGCAGCCGTGCAGGGTCCACTGCAGAATGCGCGTGCGGTCTCGGGCTTCGCCAACGATGACGATATCCCGCAGGGTGTCCGGATCACGCAGACCGGAGCCCACGGGCATGTCTGCCAGAACATCGGCCTGGTCCAGCAGCCAGTCGTAGAAGGAGGAATCCGAAGGGAGCACAGCGCGCTGGAGCGTGACCTCACCGGTGTCCGCGATTGTGGCCATCTTCTGGGGGAAGATAGATCCGCCCTCGCGGTTCGTTGCGATCTCGAAAGTGATGTCACCCCCGGTGACCGATCGCACCTTCCCGGACAGGTTCCCGTCCATATCGAAGATGTAGAAGAACGCCTGGGCTGCCAGTTCCCGCGATCGTGCCTGGGTCGCCATATCTTGCTCCGGGAGTCCCCGTCAGGGACTCGGTTATGCGTTGCCCGTGCTGGCCGTGATCTGCTGCATGTAGCTCTCCACGGCGCGATTGTCCCGTGTGAAGACCAGCTCCATGAACCGGGCCGGGTCCGCGAACGCGATGCCGATCTTGATGATCATCCTCTGCTGTCGCTGGACCAACGGGTTGTTGATGTTCTGGCCGCCCACGTCCACGTTGACGTAAAACGCTTGTGCGGCGTCCGTCGTGGCGAAGCAGCCCAGAGCTGCCCAGGAACCCAGGCTGGTCTTCAGGGCCATCTCGATCTGCAACCGCCGCATCTCAGTGTTTCCCTGCGTTCGGTGCTGCTGGAGATAGGCCGTGTAGATGTACCGCAGGTGGGAAAGCCCAGCCTGGTTGCCGAAGGATCCCAGTTCCACAGCAGAAGTGGCTTCCCCCGTCTGGCAGTCGTTGAACCACACGCCGTAGCGACCGTCGGTCCCACGCTTGCCCACCAGCACCGGGTTGATCCCGTAGTCCGTCACACGGTCCTGCACGGTGGGATCCAGCACCTCGTGTTTGCTGTCCAAGCCTTCGAGGCCCACGGCTTCGGCAATCCAGCCGAAGACCTCGTTGGACGGGTTCGTCCACATCTTCTGAGGAACTACGACGCCGGAGACGCCGCCCTTGCCAAGAGCAGCCGAGAGACCAGCTCTGGCGCCCGAAGTACCGACGGCCAGGGTCTCCACGTTTTGCCCGTAGATGGCCTTACTCGGGTTCGAAATTCGCATGCGTGGCCAATCCAGGCCCGACCGAGCCCGGGAATTGGTGAGCGCAGTTACGTGGTTGACGGCCGATGTACTGCTCAGCGAAGCCGGGACATCGGGGATGAAGACGACCTTTTCCTGTTTGATATCTCGGCAGTACGCGGTGGCCGCGTTCTGCGTCGCGATGACCGTGTTGTCCGGGACGATCAGGAAGTTCCCCTCGTCGACCAGATTGAACGCGTAGAGGCCGGTCCGGTTGGTCGGTCCGCCCGTATAGTCCGCATCGACAAGGCCAGCGAGGCCATCATTCCCGCCAGACAGGGGCACCGGCGAGACCAGGTCCGCCGGACGACGCTGTGTGGCCGTGCCCGTCGCTGACAGATCGGTCACCGTGATGTAGCTGCTCCGTCGCACTGACGTGTTGACCACGTCCTCGACGTAGTCCACGGAGGCCTCGTCCATGGTCACGTTCCGAATGTGCTCGATCGGGAGCGTGTACTCGGGATGGTACACGTTCAGGTCGAAATACTCGGTCGAGCCGTTTGACGCCAGGATCACCTCCACGCGCAGCGCGAGAGCCCCAAAGTAGAGGCCGTCCACCTGCAGCGTCTGCTGCACACCGTAGGGGAGCCCCCCGGCCGTGGAGAGCGTGGTCGTTCCCCGCGCGGCTGTCACCGGGGTAGCGCTGTCGCCAACGCCGTGCCCGATGTAGTGGAAGATCCGCTTGACGTAGGCTCGTGTCCCGCCCAGCTTGAAGAAGAGCCAGACCTGCAACGCGAGGTCGTAGCTGGTCAGGAACCGACCGAACTTCGTACGGAAGTCATCGAACGAGGTCACCGCAGTGACGTCCTCCGGCCCCCACTCGGTGACGCCCAAGGCCAGGAGAACGCCGAAGTCTTTCGAGGGCATGCCTCGCAGCGTACTGCTCTCCCACTTGTTGTCGATGCGGCTTCTACCCTGACCCATGATTGAAATTCCTTTCCGGTGTTTGCCAGTGCCGACCGGCTACTCCGGCTTGATGATTTCTACCCGAGCGTAGCCCCCACCAGAGAGAACTTCCAGGCTTCCGTCTCGCACGCGAGAGCGAACAGCCCCCAGATGTTCCACGGCGTCAGGGAGTGGAGCGCTGATGCTCCCATGAGGATCTCGGCATCCTCCGATGCGCACGCCCAAGGGCTCCAGACGTGCACTGCGAAGACCCCCGGGGAGGTCAACGACAACCGAAGTGCACGAGCATGCACCGGTCTCCGCGCAGACCTCCGAGTGGTAGAGGTTGAAGGCAAAGGGCCGCCGGTCACGGTTCTTCAATCGAATCATTGCCCTGATGGTAAACTCCGGCGTCACCGTGTGCAAATAGCACTGGGGACGCAGTGCACCTGCATGGCCTGCCCGTGGTCTTGCGAGCCCGACCGCAAGCCGGATAATGCGTGGCTCCTCGGTCCGCTACCAGGTATGACCCACTGTGGCGCCTACGTCGTAGTGGTACGAAGTGGGCCACCGTCCATGCCAACTTCCTCGACTTCGAAGGTGCTAACTGTCCAGGCGCGCTCTCGTGGCGCATCAGACATGAGCAGGAATCCCCGAATCAGCAACGCAGCGTGGCCATGCGTCACGTCTGTGTCTGCGCCGCGACTGGCCACTCGTGGAGTTTCTGCCCAGAACATCGGGTAGCGATCAGACTCTCCGGGGTACAGATCCGGATCTGCATCCATGACCATGTACCCCTGGCGCTCCACAGCGTCCTCCAGGGCCTCGCTGAGTTCCAAGCACTGGTCGTAGGTCTGCCCGGCGTACAAGAGCCTCACGCGGGCCTGGCGAGCCCTCATGCCGTCGTAGACCAGTACCCGGGTCGCGTCGGTCGGATCGACGACCTCCTCAAGCCCCCCGGTAAACTGCGACCACCCAGGATCCTCTTCAAACACACAGACCACGCCGATGCCCGGTAGCGCGGCCAATCGCACGTCGATCTCGGCACCGTCTGCATATTCGCTATTCCGACCCGTGGACACGGTCTTGCAGACATTCCGACGCAGCCATTCCATGACCTGGTCCTGGATGCGCTTGTAGACACCGCGGGATCGCGGGGGGCCCAGGGCCCGCCGAATGAACTGGAACCCGCTGGCAAGCGTGGCGCTCTCACCAGGCACCGGGGTGCCGTTTGCATCCAAGTTCTGCAGAACCACAGCGACGGCTGGGAACGCGTTGTAGGGGACCGGTCCCCCAACAGCGCCTGCCGAGGCACGAACACTGTCCTCGTAATCCGGAGTACGAACAATCAACTCAGTGGCGCTCAGGACCCGGACGACCTCTGCCGATGCGCTCCCAAGCATCACAGAAACAGACGGGTAGACATCCGGCGTGGGTAGAGCCACCGGTATGGCCGGTGTTGGGAATCCGGTCCCCGTGATGAGGATCAGGTCGCCGCCTTGTGACACGCCGGTATTCGGGGACACCGCTGTAATGGTAGGGATGGCCATCCTATGGTCTCTTCATCGCGGCTTGCCGAACCAGGGTAGCAACAACACTCGTCGGCCCGCCGAGCCCTTCGCTCTGCTTCAGCAGGGACTGAATTGACCGCGCGGCAGTTTCCCAGATGGGCTTTCCGGTCCGCACAACGGTGATTGTGCTCGATGGCACAGCCAGGGCATCCGGTAAGTGCCCTGTGTCGGGCTTTCGGGTGCCGAATCCGCCGCGGCCCTCCCGCATCATAATGGCGTAGGCCCGAGAACGTACTGTTTCGTCGTATGACAGGACCCTCGTGGGCCCATTCACGCCAGCGTCAATCACCTCCAGAGGCGTACCCAGCGGAAACTTGGGATTGGGATCCGGTGCCACGTTCCCACTGAGGATCCCCACGTGGCATCGCCCAGCTATCGAAGGAGGCGTTGCAAGAGCGCCAACGTGGCTGATAGCCCCCGCGAGTCTCCGGTACGTTTCTCCAGGCTGGTACGGTGGCCGCGGAGGCCGTACGGCTCCTTGGTCCTTCCCCTGCGTGGCGAAGATGGTCCCAAGGCCCGTTTGCGCCGCGGCATCAGCCATGCCCGAGTACATGGCTGCCGTCACAAACACGGCGTACTGCCCGAGGGCCATCGCCCGAGGCCGAGCAATAGCCGACCAAGCCACTGGGCTATCCACGGCTCGTAGGATGTTTCGCATTGATGCAATGCCCTGGGAGTACCAGGATGCGCGGGCGTGCTGCTGCGGAACTGGCAGCCGCCGCTGCCGCGGCCGGTACCGGGATACACGGGCTTGTGAACCCATCAGACCACCCGGTCCTCTTCCATGGTATAGAGAAGCTCCAACGAGTAGCCGTCGGGGCCTACGCCAGCAGAAGCAGGCTTCGTCTCATAGATGTACAGGGGCATGCGAAAGCCCACGGTTTGCCCCGCCGACGTACCGCGTCGGCGGATGACCCGGGCGATGCGGTCCCGGGCCTTGAGCAGGCAATCCCCGGTGGTCGCGTCAACCAGGCCCAGTCGCCGGAGCTGTCGGCGATGCACCACAAACACCCAGCGGCTTACAGGTGCATCGCCACCGAAGGCCGCACGGAGGCGTTCGTGAGACGCCACCTCGAGCTGCGCTGCGATGCGCACGGCGGCCATCTCCTGCCGTGGAGCCACCGGGGACCCGTTGGTCCAGCTCACGATGGGCTGTTCGCTTACCGGGTCGTACCCCGCCGCGTACTCGGATCCAGGCGGGTTCACGGCCCAAGTTGCCGGGCGGTCCAACCGGAAGATTTCCACGTCGCAGGTGTCGAGGAGCGGAATGTGGAGGTTGAATTGCACAGTTCGCTACCACCCGGCGTCTGCACCGGAAGCTCGAGACCGGCCCACGGGCGTCACGTCCGTCGGCGCGACGTACTGGCTCAGGATCATGTCCAGGTACGGGTCCCCCGTAAACACGCCTCCGGTGCTCATCGAGGCTAAACTGGAACCGCTGTCGATCTTGATCATCTGGTCCCGCGTTCGGATGGTCCCGATGAGCCCCGGGACCATGCCCATCGGACTGCTCAACGTCATGTCTTCGAGCTGCCGCGATACCAAAACAGCCACGACCTCGGCGAGCGGCGCTGGCGTGCGTCCAATGTCAGCGCGCAGGCCCGCTGGGTCCAGGGCGCCCTCCGTGTACCCGAACACACCGTCGAGGCGGTAGTTGCGACTCCGGTCTGACCAAGTATGTCCGCCCTCACCGACACGCGGAGACCAGCCGTCGCCGAGCCATGCGGAGGACAGCTCGAGCATGGAGAGAATCCGGGAGTCCCTCCCGATCTCCCCGTCGAGATGCCGCACACGCACATGGTATGAGGACCGCGTGATCAACTGCGCCTGTTCTACGTTGTCCGATCCCATCCACGTGTAGTACACATCGTGCAGAGCTACGATGGGCTCCCGGAGCAAAAGATACTCCGTGTCCATACCAGCCACGTACAACGATTTGAACGTCGGGTGGAACTCCCGCGCTGTCCAGTGCTCGACGCGCTGGGAGAACTTGTTGACTACCCGGTGCAGCGTTTCTACGACGTCGGTCCCAGCAACAGCATACCCGTCCTCGTAGAGCGCCCGGGTCGAGACATACCCGCGGTACTCTGCGCCGGTCCCCGGCCAGTCCACATCGCTAAGGACCTCAAACTCCAGAACTTGCCGGAGATCTGGGCCACTGGCCGAGAGCCGGTAAGTCACCACAACACGGTGGGTGCCCAACGCCCAAGTACCCGTCAACCCAGTAGGAACTGCGTACCGACCAGTGCCCAATCGGTTGCCAGACGTAAGCGGTGTGGCAGCCACGACTGTGGTAGCCGCTGCTGCGGGATTACTGATGTTCTGAATGACAAACGATGCCGAGGACGGGTCGGCCAAGAAGCCTCCGCTACGGCAGAAGAACTGGAGCAGGGGCCACGCTGTCGTGCTCTGCTCTCCCCGTCGGACTCCGCGCATCGCCTACAGTGTGCATCCTGATACCGAAATGGGTCAAGACATCTCTACCAGACACAGCATGTTGACACGCGGGGAGTCACTTGACACGCAGGGTGTCACTCGGTACCTTGGGGCCAATGCGGTACTGGACGCAAGACGAGATCGCGCTTCTGCAGACCCCTATGCCCCTGAGGGAGATCGCGCAGCAGCTGGACCGAAGCGTTCACGCATGCGCCAGTCGTCGAAGAGCCCTGCACTCGCGACCCAGTGTGTGCGTATTGAAGCCATGGTCTGTCGAGGAAGACTGTGCCCTCGCCCAGATTCTACATGCGCAACCGCTGAAAGATGCAGCAGGAGCCCTGGGACGGACCTACGTGGCGATCAAGCGTCGGGCGGCCAAGCTCAAGCTCGCCTACCCCCGTGCAGACGCATGGACTCGGGCCGAGGTCAGTCGGCTTTACGTTCTAGCTGAAAGGACGACGCAAGAGCGCGCTGCGAAGGACCTGGGAAAGACACTCTTGGCGGTCAAAACCAAATGCCATCGGCTGGGCCTACTTTGGCTCGCCGGGTACACCACGGCGGCCGACCTCGCGCGTGAAACCGGGTATTCCCCTGGTGGGATGTCCCGCTATCTCGCTCGAGTCTACCCAGACCTGCGACCGGCTCGCGGGTGCACTTGGCGGCTCACAGATGAAGAAGCTGACGCCATTCGACTGCAGTTTCCCCGGACCCGCAACGCACTCCGCGCTGCTGGCCGGCTCTGACACGAGGGCCGGGCGAAGGCCGAGAGCCTATGGCAAGCGGCCGCCCATGGATACGTCGCCCATGCTCATGTCCCCGCCAAGGCCCTCCTCGACACGTCGAACGGCCGCGTCCATCCGGTTGCGTTGCACTTCCCAGTACCGCGGGGGCTCTGCGCCGACCTGCTCGCTCGGGACTTGAGCTCCATCCACGACGCGGGGGGCCGGGGCATTGGCCGTGGCGCTCACGCCGCCGCCGCGGTTGACCTGGACCTGGCTGCTGGCATGGATCATGTTGCCGTTGGCGTCCATCCCGGAGATGCCCAGCATCCCTGCCCGCATCGCGGCTTCTCGAAGGTCGATAGCCTCCTTCTGCTTCTCGGTCACGATGTCCAGCAGCATCGGGGAATGCGCGACTTCATCGCGTTGGCGATACCGGGACATGCGCAGGGCCTGCGTCTTTGACACACGCTCCCACTGCGGCACGTCGCCGGGACGACCGGTCCCCCCACGGAGGAAACGCGGGCGACCGCTACGGTCGGTCAGCTCGTTGAGCGGGCAGCCCTTGCGCAGATGGCCCAAGTCGGGATTGTAGGGCTTCATGCGAATCCAGAAGTAGCTCTCGAAACTTGCATGGATGGACCCCTCATCGAGGGGCCGCAGGTCCATCTGCTCCAGGTTGGGGAGACCGCCGGCCGGCGCGGCGGGCGCCAGTCGTCGATTCTCCATCTGCTCCATGCGCTGGAGCAATTGCGCGTTCTGCTCTTGAAGATCCTGCATGGCCTGAAGGACAGCCGCCATGCCAGTCGCCGAAGGGCCAGGAGCACGCGCGGTCACGATCGGCATCTCTGCCGCGTCTGCGCCATCCTGGTCCTGGTCCTGGTCATGGTCCTGGTCATGGTCCTGGTCATCGCGGTCTCCCGTGTCAGCTGCGTCAGTCCCCCGGGGGAGATCCTCGCGGCCAAAGGACCCAATAGCCTCTTCGAATGACGGGGGCGTCATCTTCTTCTTAATCGCCACGGGTTTCTCCTGTGTGTCCCATGTATGACAGGTTAGAGACTATAGGACTCCCAGTATGTTTAGCAAGGGAAAAACACGACGAATGCCACCCGCAATGCAGAGAACAGCACCGGCTACGGACAGCTGGAAGGCCCACAGAGGCCGTGCACGGAGGCCGCGGGCAGAAGTCAGGTAGGTAGACCTGCTATGCTACAGGCGAAGCCGCACGCCCTAGTAGAACCGGACCATCAGCTCGATCAGCGCGTAGGTGGACAGGTCCTGCCCGTTGGTGCACTCCACGCCGGTGCTCAGGTCGACGAACCGCAGCTGGTCCGTGGCCCGAGCGTAGTAGGTCAGGAGCCAGCCGCCCGCGCCGTTGGTCACGAGCTGGGTCGGGATATCGAGGAACGTCACGTTCGCCAGGCCGCTGATCCCCTTCACCGTGGTGGTGATGAAACTCGCGTAGCCCCCGGTCACCGCCGGGTAGGAGCTGTCCAGCGTGAACCGGACGCGGGCCTCCCCGGTGTATTCCTTGCCGAAGGCGATCTGGTTGCCGACCTTGGCGGCTGCAGTGATAGCCATGGAATCCTCCATTCTGCGCTTCGGGACTCACCCGGCGCGCGATCAAGTCATTGCCATTGCCATAGTCGGGAGGGCCACCACTGGCCCCCCCGACCCGGTCTAGTTCTACGTGGACAGGACGCCCGTCGACTTGACCTCCATCTCCTCGTACATCCAGCCCTGAGCGATCCAGGCGGTGGTGATGACCGCCGTGGCACGCAGGCGCGGGTTGTACTCGGTCTCCACTTCCATGTTCTCCCGGATCCCGAACAGGAAGTCCTTGGCATCGCAGTACATCACGACGGTCTCGTTGGTGCCGATGCCCAGCGACGTGGGGAAGCGCGGGATGTCGTAGATCGGGGCTCGGCGATACGCCGGCATCTCCGTGCCCTCGACGATGACGGTGTCACCCAGGCTGGTGTTCCGGCTCTCCAGCTCGGTGAGGTACGCGTTGAGCGCCTCCTCCGAGGTGTAGAACGCCAGGTTCCGGCCGCTCCGGTAGGGCTGGAGCATGGTGAACTTGATGGTGTTGAGGACCGTGGAGGACAGCGCCACGGTACCCGCCGGGTACACATAGGTGGTGGCCCCCGCGATCATCCCGTTGAACAGCCGCAGGAAGGGCGTGGCCCCGCTCGCCGTGTCACCGGCGATGATCAGGTTGTCCCACCCGCCCCGGTGGTGCTTGGCCAGGTAGCCCAGCAGCGTGTTCTTGAGCTGCTCCTTCTCGACCTGCTGCTTCATGATGTGCTTGGGCCAGCGGACCTCGCTCATGATCTCGCGCACGGTCAGGATGGTCTGGGTGAACCCCGGGCGCACGCGCTCGGCGTCGACCAGCGCGGTGTACTCCGACGCAGGCTGCCAGACAGAATCCCCGAAAGTGCTCATGATCGGGAACTCGATCTGGTCCCGACCCATGATCACAGTGCGGACCTTGTCCAGCATTACCGCCTCGGCGATGGCCACGAGGAAGTACTCCTCCACCTGCTCTCGAACCAGCTCGCCACCCGACGCGATCTGGGAGATCTGCAGATCAGCCTTCTGGGCCCAGGTGGGCTTCAGGTGGCTACCTTCGGTGATGGGCATCTTCAGCTCCTTTTCCTGCACCGGCATCCACCGGTAGCTTCATGAAACCACGTCCAGGCCCCTCACGGGCCCCTAGAAACAGGGGGAGAATCCACCCTTCTTGGCTCTCAGGTCCTTCAGCCGACTCGACCGGCTGTAGTCCTCGGTATCGATATCGGAACGATCCGGGACAGTGCTCGCGGGTTCCAGGTCCACCATGGGCGCCGTGCCCGGGATCCCCTGGTGCTGCCGCGCTTTGACCCCGGAAACCTCGTCGCAAGCCCGCTGGGCAGAGGCCACGGCTTCGCTGGCCTTGGTCTCGAGCTTGCCCAGCCGATCCTCGAAGGTCCCCAGAGACGCTTCCAGTAGTCCCTTCAGGCCCTCCATGGCCGCCAGCATCTCGGTCTGGAGACCCTCGATCGCCTTTTCGGCCGGCGAGGGGCCCAACAGCTCCGCGGGCTCCGCGGACTCCGCGGACTCCGGCGCAGGGTCTGCCGCAGACAGATCGCTCTTGACCTCGGCTACCGGCGCCGGATCGGGCTCAGCAGGCACCGCGGGCTTGGCATCCGGGTCGGCATCCGTCTCAGCCTTGACAGCCGGCTCGGCAATCGGCTCGGCAATCGGCTCGGCAATCGGCTCGGCAATCGGCTCAATGGCCGCCTCAGAACTCTCAGTGGTAGTCATGTTTGTTTCCTTCCCGGCTTCGGCGGTCACTTGGGATTCGCCGAGGACCTTTGCACCCTGCATGGTTCCCACGCGGGTGTGGTCCTCCGGCGAGTTTTCCACGAGATGTACGATCGTGCCCCCGAAGGAGCTCGTGGTCTTGCTTTCTACACAGAGTTCCCCGGAACTCGAGGTCCCCACTGGCCCGGCGCAACCTGCGTCCGTGGCGCCCCCCGCTGCGTTCGACAGGGTACCCGCGTGCGCCTGAGTCTTGACTCCAGTACTCTCAGCAACTTCGATGTTGTACCCTTCGGCCGCGCGGCGGAGTCGCTCCCACATCCAGACCAGATCGTTCCGCGTGTACTTCCCGGGGCCATTGGGCCTTTCACGGGAGAGGTATGTAATCGCCGCGCGTACGCGCTTCTCAGTGTCGATGGGGTACTTGTAGTTGTCCGGGTCCAAGTACGCATCACGGTCTTTGGGGTAGCCCTCTGGCGGTGTCTTGCTCCCTCCAGGCTTTTGCCCGGATGGCTTCTCCCGTGTTCCGGAGAAGCCAGGAGACCCGCTGCTGACGGTGCTAGCAGGTAGTACCTCCGCTATCTCCTGGCAGAACCCACGAATGGCCTTGGCTGCTTCTGGATCGCGAGATTGCAAGAGCAGTGTCTCGACTTCGATATCCCGAACGGCCCGGGTTACTTGGCACAGAGGATCTTTTGCGGATTCGAGGCGCGGCCCGCCGAGCTCTTTGAGACCGTCTACTACGGCGTCCAAGGCGTCGCTCAGTGCCTCATCCGTACCCTGGATCTCATTGCCCAGCGCCGAACGGAGACCCACACCGAGAGCCGTGATGGCCTCTCCAAGGCGCTCCCACCGTAGGCCGTCCAGTGCGGTGTCGCTCTCAGGCAGGGCCTTCACGCCGTCCAGGAAATCTTCGGCGCCGTTGGCCCCTGCAGGTACGAGGGCGACCTCGTAGGAACGGACCCAGAGCAAGCGCCGGAGTACGTCCAGGACTCGCTGGCGCATCCCCTGGTGCTCTACCAAGCCGTCATGTGGTACTTGGGTCATCAACCCGCAGAATGCACCAGAAAGCGTCTGGAGATCAAACGCTCGATGCTTCAGTCGCCGCCGAGTGCGCCAGACCTTGACTCCGTGTGGTAGTACCCGAAGTACCCGATGGAGAACGCACGGATTTTCTTTGCCTGGATGTCCTCCCAGATCCAATCAGGTCGGCACCACACGCTGAGGAGCCATGTGCCAGGAACAACTTCGCGGCCGTTCCACATCTCCCCACGAGCTCCCACGGTCCAGCACGACAGGACCGGGCACTCCTCCTGGATCTCCTTTCCGCCATGAACGGTATGGATGAAGGTCATCCTCCCACGCGTGTTGGCCATCCACCAGTACATGGCCAGCTTTACCTGCTCAGCCGAGAGAATGTCGCCAGAGGCTACCAGAAGCTCCCCGTCCGCTTTGCCTATCGGCTCACGAGCAAAGTCGGGCTTCTCAGGCTCCAGTACGATACCGGTTACAATGCGGTCTACTGGGAACTCTCCGTCCATGGGATAGCCCATGGGGTCCAGCGAGCTCGGCCCCGGGCCCGGAGTACCACTGGCGCGTTTTGCCCCCGTGGTTTGTCCGATGATGGGCCCGGAGTAGCACCGTTGCTGGGCCTGGCCCGGTACCACACTGGCTCCTGGCGAGCGCGGTCCTGTGCTCCCGGAGCCATCGAGGGGCATGACTTCAAAGGGCACGGAGATCAGCCCGCGAACTGGCGGCATGGATGCCCCCGCGTCTCGGGTCTTGGCCCCCGCGGTCATCGGCATGACGCCCGGAACGGCGTTCACGCGGAGGAACTCGACACGGGCTGCCGGCAGGGCATCCACCGATCGCCCAGGGCTCCAAACGTCGAGGGGCCCAGAAGCCCCGGCGCCGCGCTTCAAGAGGACCACGTCGTAAACTGAAACTGCAGTGGCCATCGCGGACCCAGCAACTGGCTCCGGAAGCCCTACATGGCGCAGTGCCCCATCCCCAGACGGCATAGGGGCCAACTTCAGACTTGCGGGGAGATACGAACTCAGGACACTCGCATGGGCACAAGCCTCAAGGGCCCCTGAGAGTTCCAGAGACAGATCCTCGCCGCCGACGCGGCAGCGCACTCCGACGCCTTCAGGCGACATCATGATGCAGTCCGGGGCCAAGTGGTATACCTCAGTGAGAAGCGCAGCGCCCTCCTGCGTTGTACCGCAGGAGTACTTCGACGCACCGTGCACACCGGCTACCGTAGCCAGCCTATCCGCGTACCGGAGACGGACGCCCAGGGCACCGAGAGCCTCACACAGAGCATGTTCAGCATGCACGGCCCACTCAGGTGAGTCAGGGCCAGCACCGAAAAGCATGTGGAGATCTCGGTACCCCTGAATGACTCGCCGGAGCCCACCAGGGCCCAGTACGTCCAGCAAACGCTGTGAGCCATCGGCAAGGCCCGATTGGGCGCCCCGCGTGTCAGATCCTCGGATGGTTTCGACAAGACCCTGCACGGACTTGCGCACAGCCTCAGCCAGAAACTGCCGCTCTTGTCTCATTGGGGATACAGGCATCGGCGCTTACTCCTCCCGGAAGTCTTCAGTCCCCGGGTTCATTCGCACGGTGCCGGGCTTTGACTCGGCGCAAGCCCAGCTATTGCCCGTGAGTCCGTCTGTACTGGGCTCCATGGCAGAACCCGCGATCTGCTCCTCAGCAGCGTCATCCGGGTGCTGCGCACGCTGCAGTCGAGCAAGTACAGCGCCCCAAAGGCGATCCATGGTCGCCAGGATGGAGATGTTTCCATCGCCATGGAGCCGGGTCACCAGGTCATAGATCACGTCCAGGCGCTCTTTTACCGCCGCGTCGGACCACACCAGCGGACGCGTACGAGGGTCTGTCATCGCCCGGTGCAGTGTACGCCCGATGCCCACGAAGAACGGCTGAGCGAATCGCGGGTTGCACGCAAGGGTCTCTCCCACGGCAGGTGGGATAGACACGTTCGTGACGACGCGGGCGAGCATCAGGTGTTCTTCACGGCCCTGTAGAGCTTTGCGTTGGCCTGCCACCGACCCCAAGATAGCAAGGCCCTGCCGGTCTCTACGAGCCATCCAATCATCAGTCATTGAGCTTCTCCGTAGTCCCAGAACTCTCAGAATTCTCAGAATTCTCAGAATCCATGGTCGGGGCCGTTGCCGGGGCGTACCCGGCGAGCACATCAGCCGCGTCTTGGAGGTCCGCCGAGCGCATCTGCTCAGATGCTTCCGGCGCCGGTGCATGTGCGTCGTCGAGCTCGAGGAAATTGGCCACGGCTTGCGGCGCTCGTGCCATCATGTAGGCCTCGGTCACCCGTCGGGGGAGCTTGGCCCAATACCGGTCTCCCAGGTGGTCCAAACCGGGGACCAGGCGGCGGAGGAACGGTCGAACGTCTTCCGGTGTGACCAAGGAGGCCTCGCTCAGACGCTGGAAGGCTTCAGCGATCTCTCCCAGGTGCATGGGTATACGCGGTCGTGTGCGCGTGCGAACGGCGACCAGCCCCATCTCCCGCAGAATCTGGTCGAAGGGCCGGTTGAATGCGTCCCTTCGGGGCTCGTAGATCTGGCTCTCGGCGAACCGCAAGGCCAAGTCCGCTGTGTTCTCGTTCACACCCTCCAAGTCTCCCAGTGCCGGCGCAGGGAACCGGTAGAGCCGGCGAACAGCCCGATCGGCCTCCTTGGTGTACTTCAGGCCCAAGGCATCGTCCTGCTGCGCCGGACGGGTGTTCTCGATTTGGATCTTGGGCTCGCCACCGCTGCGAGCCCCTGAGCCGACCAGCCGGTCACCGAGAACTTGCATGATCAATAGCCCGCGTTCCCCAGGCCGAATCGACTGGAACTGCCGCTGCCAGTACTCCTGCTGATCGGGCCCGATACGAGCGCCGCCGGAGACCATCATGAGCAGCAGCGGAATCAACTGGCCGGACAACAGCCCACGGTTCTCCTGCGCGAGCTCGCGGATACCCAGAGCTTCGGGCTTGGCCGCGTACCAGGGGGCCAGTCCAGTAGATTCTGCCCAGGGCGCGGAGAGGGCAAAGTGCAAAATCTCCGTGGCGGGGGTCCCCGGGGGCCAACCTGCCTGCGCGTAGTGGGCCCCGGACCCCGCGCCCCCCGGTCCGGTTTCGGCCCTTTGGAGGTCTTCCAGGGTCGCGAAGCCCCGCTGGCCCGAGCGCCGGCTCCGGATACGCGGGTCGCCAAACTCACGGAAGTATGACCACACGCCGGACCCTGGCGCGGCCGTCACCTGATAGAACCCGTGAAACCGGCGGTACCGTACTTCTTCGATCTGAACGAGGGGGTTGTGGACATCCACGTCGTGGAACCCCACGATGTCTTTCTTGGGCTCAATCCGGATGAACCGGGAGGAGACCCACTGAATGGCCCGCGGAGTGCCGTCCATGCCCCGCAGAACCTCCAGGTGCGCGCGCCCGCGGGTCTCGAGGTCGAATCCGAGAAGAATACGTGTGGTCTGCAGATCGTGGTCTACCCCGCACGTATCGTAGAAGCCCTCGGCGCGAGCCAGCTCGTATTCGATCCGGGCATCGAGCCACCCGCAGGCCTGGTCCAACGAGGCCTGAGAAATCTCCAGATGAGTCCGATCCGAGGTTCCCCGCATGGCCCGTTGGAGCCGGATCCAACGCCGGATGGTTCGCTTACCCTCTTCGCTGGCCGGGTCCACCACAGGCTCCACATCCACCGGCGCCCCATACACGTTGTCGAGGAGCGCTGTCACGATGCTGAGCACGGACCAAGAGTTCCGAACCAGCGTGTCAGCATCGTTATCGGACTCCCGCGGAGCAAGCGCCGGGGGGCCTCCACCTGATGTGACAAACAGCTCGCCTACCCGGGCGCTCTCCGAAGACTCCGTGCCCAAGCTCTGTATCTTGACGAAAGCTCCACCGGCTTCTACGTCAGTTCCGCCAGTGGCCGCAGCTTGCGATTGATCGCCCTGCGTCGTGGTATGCATGTCGTCCATAGGCCGCTCCGGTACTACTCCAGATGTTGGCCCCCAGGATACCCGGCGGTTTGCACCATGGCAAGCACCTATGATGCCTCCCGTTGATTTTCTGGGGGATCCCTGCCGCCCCCAAATACACGTTGACATGCCACATGCTATACGGTAGGTAGTCTATCAGCTAATGGAAAAACCACCGAAGACCACCAAGGTTGCAAGGGCCCCAAAGGCTTCGAAAGCTTCGAAAGCTTCGAAAGCTTCGAAAGCTTCGGAGTCATTAGGGCTGAAGAAGAAAAAGCAAAGGCGGGGCCCACGCAAACGCCCCAAGGGCTCCACGTCCGTAGACCTGAGTGCCGTTAGCAAGGCCAAACTCCACGAAATCATACAAATTGCAACAGGTCAGGTCTCCGGTGTGCCCGCTACACGCGTGTTGTCAGCCGTGATCCAGAAATTCTACCGGTTGCAGACCTTCATGGACTCCCAGGGATTCCTGCATTTGCGCTTGCCTGGGGGCGACTCCGATATGACTTTTGACATGAACTTGGAGTAGCTGTAGTCTGGGCGCATGGGTATGGAATGGGCCCTGCCCGCGAACTCGTAACCTAGACAGCACGCGAGAGCACAGCGATACTCCGCGTAGTCTCCAATCCCAAGGAGTAACCCCATGGCTGCTATCACCCCGATCAGCTCCGTAGCCGTAACCGCGTTCAAGAGCGGCGCAAAAGTCTTCGACGGGCGTCTGACCGGCTCGCTGGTCAGCGCGTTGAACACTGTGATCACCGGGATCAACACGGTCATCACGCGCTGGAACGCGGGAACCCTCGATGCACTCGTCGTCGCGGGCGGCTCCGGAACCCTCTACGCGGGTGGCACCGGAGCCGGCATCTCGGCAGACGGTACCAACCCGCCCACGCTGGACCAGTACCGGATTCAGGATCAGCACGACGGATCCTACCACGTGGTCACCTACAACAGCGGCGGTGGCGCCCACGCCGTGGGCAACTTCAGCGTGGTGTAGGCCCGCTCTGCCCCGGCCCCCACGCAGCCTCTTGGCTGGCCACTGCAGCAAGTTCAAAAGCCACGCGACCGGCTGCCGCCTATAGGCAGGCAAGAGGCCCACTAGCGATGGACAAGGAAGGGCGCATGGCCTCGCAGACCCTTGTACTCAGCATCGACCAGCCCGGATGGGCCTTCCACAACATCTCCCGTGAAATCGCCCGAGGCCTTGGCAATCTGTTTTCCACGGTTGTCATCGAGCAAAGCAGCAAACTCCTATCCCCGGTTTCAGGCTCCTCGGTACTGGTCTGCTTCTGGTGGGGGGATACTTGTCGGCTCCGGGCCAACCTGCGCCCGGGTACGCTCATTACTTGTGTCTACGACCACGAGAGTTTTTGCTCCGGGCCGGCCAACCTGTCCCCTGAATTCCTCCTGGCACTGCGGCAAACGGACATCCTTGCCGTGTGCAATGAGGAGATCCGGCAAGACATCCAGCAGCGGTCCGCGGGGGCCAAACTCCCGCCCATCTTCCTCGTCCCAGACGGCGTCAACACGCGGCTCTTCATGCCATCCCGGCTGCCTCCTGGGCCTCCGGTCATTGGCTGGTGCGGGAACAGCGCTCGTATGGGGCAAGACAAGGGCATTACAGACTACAAGGGGCTGGGGCTCGTACGCGAAGCTTGCCAGCAGGCGCATGTCGAACTCCACGTCCTTGACGCCGCCAAGGGCAATTCACGCTCGCTCCACGAGATGCCACCGTTCTACCACGCGATCACGTGCATCACCTGCATGTCCGTCCGTGAAGGAACGCCGAACCCTATCCTCGAGGGCATGGCGTCGCAACGCATCCCCATCTCCACGCGCGTTGGCATCGCTCAGCGAATGATCCGTGACCAGGTCAACGGATTCCTCCTCCGCGAGCGCACGACCGGGGCCCTGGTTGAGGCCATTGAAGCCGTTAAGCGCATGGCCCCGGACGCGCGAACGAACATGGCCCGTGGCGCCCGCGCCGAGGTCGAGCAACGCTGGGCATGGGACGTCACCCTGGAGAACTGGCGCCGGTGCCTCCTGGCGGCTCTCGCGATCCAAGGCCAGAGTGTCCCCCAGGGGTTAGCTACGACGCGGCCGGTTTCACCAGAAGTCCTGCAGCCCATGGCTCAGCCTGTCGCGGCGCCCGCACTCGCGCCCGCGCCCGGGCCTGGGTCCGAGCCCGCGGGCGAACCGCGGCTAGTTTCCCCACGGGGGCACTGTGGGCCCGCAGAGGCGCAGGCCCGGGCACTCGGGGTAGAGCAGATGGCCGAGGACGGCGACGTATTGCTCCTCTCCGATGTGAGAGATTGGGCCTTCCACCAGAACATGAAGGACCTCGAACTCTACCTCGGAAGCAAGCGCGGGTTTGCACACTGGTTCGTGATCGACTGGTGCAACGCACGGATTGAGGCGCAGGGTCGCCAGGCGCTGCCTGCGCATGAAGTGGACGAGCGCATTCGCGCAGCCATGTTGCGGTTCAACACGGTGTTCTGCGTCTACCACCGCTGGGGCATCGACGCGATGCTCCCGTGGGACCGCACCGTCGGCAGCCTCCGTGCGCTCTGGTTCAAGCCTGAAAAGCCGGGGCCGCCAACGGCCGAAGACATCGCGCTCGTGAATCGCTTTCGGGCATTTCATGTCGTCACGAAGCAAAACTACGACGAGCTGCGCGACCACTGCCCCAATGCGGTGTACCTCACGAATCCTGTAAACATGAACCGATTCCCCGAGCCGACCCCTGTGTCCGGCGAGGTCATCTGTTCCTGGAACGGCAACGCCCAGCACGCATCTGGGGCCTGCGGAGACGTCAAGGGGTTCGACACCATCATCAAGCCGGTCTGCGAGGGTCTGAAGCAGCCCCTGGTCTTTGCCGAGTACCACACAGCCAGGCTATCCCCGGCCGAGATGCCCGTGTTCTACTTGAAGGCCAACCTGTGCCTTTGCATGTCCAAATACGAAGGGGCGAGTAATTCCGTGATGGAGGGGATGGCCTCGGGTCATGCGCTAATCACCACGGACTGCGGAAACCACCGGGAGATGCAGCGCTCGCAGATCCAGGAGTTTGGAGACACAGGGATCGTGATCGTGGAACGCACCAGGGATGCCCTGGCGCAAGCCATCTGCATGCTCCGTGCTGATCCGCTCCGTGTAGCCGAGATGGGCCGCATCAACCGGGCAGAGATCGAAGCGCGCTGGAGCTGGTCAGTTTGGTCCCAGCGCTACGAGGAATTCTTGTGCCGCGCAATGTAACTGAACCCCAGCGATTGGAGAAGCTCCCGCCGGCCCAGCGTGCCAGCAACGCCACCGGCGGGCAAGACCACTGGTACCTCCTGGCATCGTACCTCGCAAAGGATCTGTCCGTGCTGGACGTTGGCGCTGGGGACGGGAGAGGCCTGGCGCTCCTCCGTTCCGGTGAAACCACGCGCGTGGTGGGGACTGACCCGGCGCCCGTGGATCGTATGCACGTCCTGGACCTCCCGATCGAGGACTTCCGGGATCGGTCGTTTGACGCGGTCACGGCCATGGATGTCCTCGAGCACGTCGAAGAGGATACCGAGTTCCTGTCCCAACTCCATCGCGTGGCACGACGGTTTGTATTTCTTTCCACGCCGAACTGGAATACCTGGAAGTGCCAGAATCCCTTCCACGTCCGCGAGTACACTCCGGAGGAGTTGGCAGCCCTCATCGAGCCCTACGAAGCGGTCCTCTGGACTTGCGGGAAGAACAGGGAGGAGGAACCGCCGTTCCGCATACCGAACCTCGGGGATGCTTTGGCCACCTACGGCGTGCTGCTTCGCGGTGCCGAGTGCACCGACGACCAGTGGGCAGCTATTCAAGACTTTCCCCGGGTATCACCACGACTCCCACGCGACCTCGCGAGGCTCAGTCGCACTGCGGAGGAGTGGACCACGTACTTCCAGAGACTGGTAGAGGGGCTTGCCCCGCTCCCAGCTGCTGCGGCCCTTGTACAGGATGTCTCCGAGACGCTGCTCTTGGCTCCTGATGAAGTGCCAGCCGTGCCCAACGATGCCGTCAAGACCCTGCGGTTCGGCCGCGCCGGCCCGCATCAACAAGCAGTCCTCCTGACATGGCTACTCAACACCTTCGCCCTTGCCCCCGCCGGCCCGTATCTGAGCCAGCCCAAGCCCAAGGAGCCAGCATGACCCGGTCATCGTCGTCGTCGTCGTCACCCCCCGAATCAGACAAGGGCTTCGACCAGCGCTGGAGACGGCACCCGGAGCCCCAGCCGACCACCGCGAAGCAGTTCATGGAGAAGACCGGTTGGCGGCTTGAAGACTTGGCGGGCAAGGTCGTCCTGGACGCAGGCTGCGGGATCGGCCGATACTGCCGGTTCATCACTGACCACGGAGGCAAGGCCATCGGTGTGGACGTGTCCCCCGACGGGCTCGCAGCGGCTCGTGAAAACGCGCCGCAGGCGGAGCTGATCCAGGCGGACCTGACGATACCCGGATTCCTCCCCGATGCGTCCGTCGACATGGCCATGTCCATCGGGGTCCTCCACCACACGGCAGACCCGGCGCAGTCCTTCGCCAATGTGGCCCGGACCGTCAAGCCGGGGGGCCAAATGGCTATCTGGGTCTACACCCGGCCCACGGCAGATCCAAAGCATCAGATCCTCGTGGACTTCATGCATGAGGTGACCAGGGCCGTTCCCCCCGAGGTCCTCTATGGCATCTGCCGTGAATACGCCGTGCAGATCCGCGACCTGTGCCATCCCGCGTGGGGGCCCCTGGAAGAGGTCCTGCGGCCGTCCTACAATCCGAATGATGAGCAGTGCATCAGCGACTTCTTTGACTGGCTGACACCGAGATATCGGTTCTGGCATACCGTCGAAGAGGTCACCGGTTGGTTCACTGCCAGCGGATTCGTTGCTACGTGGGTAGGCGGATTCCCAGTTTCCGTCTCCGGGTTCAAGAGGGGATAACACCCAAATGCCTGCGTCGATCGGCGACTGGAATCGCTGGGCCAACCATGCCGAGGTGCAGCCGGATCGACGAATCCGACTGCAGATTGCCATGGCTCGGACCTCGGCGGGGAACGGGAGCCTAGAAGAGCGGCTACTTCGTCTCATGGTCTGGGTCGGCACCGAGATCGCTCACCCCCTGAGTCACCCCGGAAGCCTTTGCCCTCGAGAGATCCTGGAACAGCGCGCAGGCTGGTGCGAGCAGCAGTGCCTTCTCTTTGCCTTTCTTGCATATCATATCTTCCGCGTGGAATGCCGGGGGATCGAGCTGCTCCACTCTGACGGCACTAGCGGACACAGCGTCGTCGAGGTAGTAGGGCCCCAGGACCTCGTGGCCCGGCCATTCCTACTAGATGTCGAAAAGGAGCACCAGTCGGTCTACCGGGGAGCCGACGGTCGCCTTTTGGGCTATGACGATATTCTTCTCGACCCAGCCGTCATAGTCCGAGACGGCCACTGGTGGCGAGGGACAAACGGCGTCGGGAAAGACGGCTTTTACACCCATGGGGAGAGCAAGGCAACCTTCCACGGGCTTGCAACGCCCGAGGTGCGCGTGTGGCCCTGGGGGACGAAGCCATGACTCTGGCCCAACGTGGCGTCCAGCGCGTCGTGCTAGCGCATTGCGACCACTTTGAGCCTTACCAGACAGATGGTTCTGGCTCCTTCATGTCTGTGGGGCACGTCCGGCGGTGGCTCGAATTGCTGAAGCAATGCTCCTGGTCTCGAGCCATCTCCGTGTTCTTCAGCTCGCAGTCCTTTATCCTCGGGGACGAGAGGGACCTGGGAGTCCGTGAGAATCCTGCGAGGATGGCGTCTGACCTGGAGATCCAGAAGGCCCTCGTCGGCGCGGGCGTAGACCAGCAAATCCATATTCATCATGAGTGCTGGCCCCACGATCCAGAGGCCAACTCCAACCGACTGTCCAGTCTCCTTGGGTACCTCGTGGCCCAGCGCGCAGATCTACACCTGCCGCAATACGCAGCCTTCGTCCATGGCTGCTGGTCCCTCAATGCCTCTGACCCGGCGATCTGCGACATCGTGGACGAAATCGCTGTTCTCCATCGCCACGGAGTGATAGCAGACTTTTCCTTTCCGCCCGGCCGCAGGCATTGCGCCCCAACGATTCCTGCGCCGCATACCGTGGTCCCCTTCTCCGCGCCCAAAGGGTATGCCGCAGACGGGGCCAAGCCCCGAACCGCGTTGTTGCGTATCCCGAGCGCATCTCAGCTGGCAGCCGAAGGGCGATTCCTGATCTGGAACAGCCCCACGCCGTTTTCCCGAGTATCCCTGGACGCTGTTGCCCACGGAGACACGGCGCCGGCTGACGCCGTAGTGTCCTGGCTTGAGGAGTCCCCTGTCATCGGCGGCACACTCTATATCAAGACTCACGCGCACTCACTCTGGGACGTGTACTGGAGAAGCATCGCTGACACGTGGACCCCAGTTGCCAATCCCCGTGTAGCCCGGGCCATGGATGGTTTGACCGCGGCTTGCGCGCGTGAGGAGATCCCTGTCTGCTTCGCAGACGTTACAAGTATCCTTGAGAGCAAACCTATGCAAACCGACTCCAAATCCAGTTCAGCCGGTGGCCCACGCAGAGCCTGCGTTAGGGGCAATGACGTTGGCCCTGGTGGCCCTGACTCCAGTGATCCTGACCTCGATGCCTTCGACGCTGGTCTCTTGGAAGCACACCGGAGCTGGTTCGCAGAGAATCCGGGCCGGCTGGCCATCGACGGGTACTACAAGTACAAGATGGACTCGGGCTCAATCCTCGATGCAAATGACCGTGGAATCGTCCGATGGTTGGCCCGCCAAGGCCCACGGCCTCAGCGAGTTCTCGAAGTTGGCGCTGGGCACGCGCAGTTAGCTCTGGCCTTGGCTGCCCTCGGGTTCCCCGCGGTTGCCGTGGACATTGACCCCGAGCGGGCCCGTGGAGCTCGGTATATTCAGGCCTGGATGGCCCGAATGCACCCGAGGGTCGCGTGCAATCTCGAGGTGCTTTGTTCGACGTTCCCCGATGGGTACTCCGGACCGGATTACGACATGCTTGTCGCCACAAACGTCATAAATGAGCACTGGCGAACGTGGGAAGTCCCAGAGGCAGACAAGCTCCGTTTGGCCCTCAACGGACGGGACGCAGTTATCGACGTAGAGCGCTGGTGGATTCATCGGCCTGGGGCCGAAGAGCAAGCCGCGCTGGTGGACGGCATACGCTTATTGGGTTACGAAGCGTCGCAGGTCCCCGTCCCAGAACTCTCCGTGGCCACGATCTGGGGCTTCCGGAGATGACAACTGTTGGGGTCAAGGAAGTCCTGATCACCGATCAACGGAGCTGGCAGAAGTGGCCGGACACCGACGACACGGATTTCTCCAAGATCATCCAGGAGCGGCGGGGGGGAAACCCGTACCGCTTCGCCGACGAAGGGGTAGACCTCGTCGTGGACACCACCACGTACCCTCAGTATCTGCCCTATGTCCGCGCAGGAGTACTAGAACTCCCCCAGGGGATGGCTCCGGGGATGGTTGACAACACGCGCAGGCCGGCCCCTGCCGTTGTAAACCAACTGGTCTCTGATCTCCTTCGACTCTCGGGGGACCACGAGATCCTGCGTTGGCAGCACGCCTATCAGTGCTTCCCAGAGGTCATGGAGCGGATCTCGGGCAGGTTCAAGGTCTGCATCCTGGAGTTCGGAGATGACTGCCCGGGGTCATCGGAGATCAAGACATTCCCTGTGGCAAAGTATTTCGATGCGCTGGTTTATCGAATGCTTACCTGGGACTATGCTACCGGCGTGCGAACTGCAGAGAAGTACCAGGCTCTCGGTCTACCCTACTGTCGTATGCACATTGGGGGGACATCCGATCAACTCCAGGCATGGTGCAAGGACACAGGATTCACCGTACAGCAAAAAGCAGAGGATCTGCGCCGGGGCGCAGTCGACATCGATTTAATCTTCGTCGGCTGCCGCGGGGACATGAACCCGGAACGCCGTGCGTTCCTGACCGAGTTGAACCACCGCGCGGGAGAAACCGGGCACCGCAGTCTTCTCTGTGGCTCTGGCATGCGCGATGGAGAACTTCTACCGCGAAACGACGTCAACCGGAACGGGTACGTCGTGGCGCCTTATTACGCCAGATCGCGATTCGGCGTAAACTTCCCGATCTCGTCGTTCTTCAACGGTAGATTGTTCGACTTGTTCGAAACAGGCGTGGTCCAGGTTCTCCATGATAGGCACGGAGAACTCACTGAATTCGGCTACCGTAATGGAACGCACTACATTGGGTTCGATGGCTCCATTGCGAACTTCTTCCAGGTGCTGAAGGCCCCACGGGAGGACGGAGAGTTCCTGTCTCGGATGGCCCTGGCAGCCAAAGAGCATACCGATACTGTCGTAGCCAAGAACAGCTACCGAGAGGCCATTCGGCACTGCTATGGCCGGTACCTCCAGCGTTTGGCACCGAATGAGTTTCAGCAATGACGGGCACTGGCGTCCTCCACGTCGTGGGTATGGGCCGATCCGGCTCCACGCTCCTCGGCTTAATCGCTGGTGCGCAGCCCGGATGGACCATGCTGGGGGAGTGGATCCACTACTGTGTCCTCAACATGAGTGCAAACGACCACGATTTGTTCATCGCCCTTCGTCGCCAGCGCTATGCCTCGGGCATCTACCGGGCATATTGCAGGTCTTGCGGCGGCATGTGCCCGTTCATCAAGGAGCACTCCAGTCTGACTTTGCGCGACCACTACCAACAGGTACGCAAACTTTTCGGGGTCACGGGCTGGCTCATTGATACCAGCAAGAACCCGGGGTACACAAGCATCATGCAGACTTGCAACCCGGATGAGCAGCACATCCGGGTTCTGGTCCACAAGCCCCCCTGGGCCTACGCACGGTCTCTCGTCGGTGAGAACGCAGCAGACAGCGACGTAGCACTGTGGGCTGCAAACTGGGCCGCCAACGTCATAGCTCTCTCCGCATCAGCGCCTGACCATGTGCTGGCCTATGAGGATTTGGCTACCGACGCAAGCCATGCCATGCCGCGTATTATGGGCTTGAAGAGCTCAGAGACCACGAAGATCCTGACGGTTCCAGCAGAGGACTACGGAGAAAAACGGCAGCACCACATCGGCGGGAATGTGCATACACTGCGCAATGCGATCTTGGCAGGCACCGTTGACAGGAACCCGTGGTCTGGCAATGACGTTGATGGGCTACCAGGAATCCGCGGGGTCCGCGTCGACCCCAATGTGGCAAACCCTATCCAGCGCTACGTGGAGATTTGCTACGGAGATCCATGTGTGCACGAAGCAATGTCCTTGGTTGGGAGAACTTGGCCATGACCTACCGTAGTTTGAAAGAGCCGTATGACGCGCCCATAGCCTTGAAGCGGGGAGACACTCCGGCTTTCCATTGGCTACTCGACCCCGAACAGCTCATCGATGGCTCTGTCCTCCGAAGCCACATCTGGGAGCCCTATTCCACGTGGGCCGTCGAGAGCCTTGTCCGCCCAGGCATGCACGTACTGGACGCCGGCGCCAACATGGGCTACTACACAGTGCTTCTGGCGTATTTGGTGGGGCCGGGGGGCCACGTGGCCTCTTTCGAAGCCATGCCCGAGCCGGCTGCCCTGATCGGGGAGCACTGCAGACTAAACGACATCGAAAACACCGTGGTCCACTGCAAAGCTCTTGGGCGGAGGGCACAGGGGCCACAGGAAACCTTCTTCAACTACTCCTGGCCGCCCACGCGCTGCGAGCAACCCTCTGCGCAGATAGCAACGGTGGCACTGGACGATCTGCAGATGGACCGCCTGGACTTCGCCAAAGTGGACCTCGATGGCAGCGAGTTGGACTTCATCTTCGGAGCACGAAGGACCCTGGCCCGGCTCCGCCCGGTCCTGCTCCTCGAGGTCTGCGACTATACCCTCCGTGAGTCTGCAGGGCTTGCTCGCGATAGCAACTACACCTACGGAACGAAGACGCGGGAGATGCTGCTCTTGCTGCAGGACATGGGCTACAGATTCGTACGTGAGGAGACCTTTTCTCCTGTGGACCTCGAGGCCATCATTGCAGAGGACGACTTGTCCAAACGGAGCGTCAACGTGGTCTGCGAGGTACCGACGTGAAACTCCACATCGGCTGCGGACCACGGTACATCGCGGGCTGGGTCCACGTCGACCTGATGCCGCACGCGCACATCGACCACATCGTCTCTGCGGCCCACCTCGTCGAAGCGTTTGGTGCAGGAGTCGCAGAAGCAGTCTACGCGTCGCATATCCTGGAGCATTTTCACCGCGAGGCTATTCCCCGCGTGCTCGGGGACTGGCGCAGTGTTCTCTCACCTGGTGGGGTCCTCCGACTCGCCGTCCCGGACTTCTCTGCGATCTGCGCTTGGTACCAGGAGACTAAGAGCCTTGAAGGACTCCACGGCCTACTCTACGGGGGGCAGGACCACCCACTGAACTTCCACCACTGCGCCTTCGATGAAGCGTGGCTCACCATGGCCCTCTCAGCCGCGGGCTTCGTGCGCATCCAGCGCTACGACTGGCGCAGGACTGAGCATGCGCACGTGGATGACTTCTCCCAGGCGTATCTTCCCCACCTGCGAAAGGCCGACGGGAGGTTGATGAGCCTCAACCTTGAGGCGTGGCGGCCACAAGCATGAGCAAGATCTTCGGCATCGGCCTGCCCAAGACGGGAACAGTGAGCTTGGCCAAAGCACTGGAGAGCTTCGACCTCCGGGTGATCCACAACCCCTTCGGCTTCTACAAGCAGGTCTTGGAAGAGGCGAACTTCACTTGGCAACCTGATACCTGGGATGCTCTGGTCCACTTCGGCACTCGCTACTACCGGCATCTCGATCGCGTCTACCCCAAGAGCCAATTCATTCTCACGACCCGCCAGCGCGAGACTTGGCTGGACTCCTGCGAGCGGTGGTGGGAGGCGCACCGGGTGGCCAGCGATGACCCTGACACGCACCTCAGCAACATGAGCACTTTCGGCACCCGGCGGTTCCACCGTGGGCAGTTCGGGGACATCTTCGACCAGCACGAGGACTGCGTCCGCCGCTGCTTCAGAAGAGCAGGCAAGGACAAACTTCTTGTCCTACCGCTTGACGCCAAGGACAAGCTTGGGGACCTCACAGGGTTTCTCGGTCGAGACCCGCGCCATGGCCATAGCTACCCTCACGAAAACGCAAATCCGTAGGCGCACAGATCGGTGCGTAGAGGAGGCAGGCAGAATGCACCAAAGCATCTCGAAGGCGTTGGCCACCGCAGTGCAAGAGTCTATCGCGCCGCAGGGCCCGAGTGGCACTGGCCTACTGCTCTCGGGTGGCCTCGACTCGGCCATCATCCAGGCTATCGCCCGACTTGACCACCTCTACTGCGTGACCTGGCCCGAGCAGGACAACATCACAGCGGCTCGGCTGGCCGCCCGTGGCTTTCCGGTCACCGAAGTGACCTTCTCCCGCGAGGAGATGCTTGACGCGCTTCCAGAAGTCTACCGGCTCACCCATGGGACCGGTTCGTGGTCCCAGGTGTGCCAGTGGTTCGCGGCTCGGCGAGCGCAGGCTGACGGCATCGAAGTCCTGCTCACCGGTGAGTGCGCCGACGAGCTGTTCGGTGGCTACACACGCTACCGCGTGCTGCACTACCTCGACAAGATCTTCGCGGACTACCGCCTCGTGGCCTACAAAGGGATCATCCGGCACGTGCTGGGCATTGACGGCCCGCGGGACGCAGCGGCCCGAATGATCGCTCGCACGGTCCCCACCGCAGAGGCCTACGAGCTGATCGACAAACACGCAGCCAACGTAACGTCTGCCGTGGAGATGGCCCGGCTAGTGGACCTCCATCATGGCCTGCCCCCGCTCCTGGTCAACGAGACCGCGTGCCTCCAGGCCTTCGGCGCCGAGGTACGTTTCCCCTTCGGGCACCCGATGGTGCGCGAGGCAGCCGGTCGTCTGTTCCCCGACGAGCGAGTCACATCTGAGTACTGCAAAGCGCCCCTGCGCGTCGTGGCCCGGGAACTTGGTGTCCCGGACATGATCGTGGAGGAGCAGACCAAGAAGGGCCTCTTCATCCCGCAGGCATGGCGCCCGGATGGCGAGCCTCTCTGGTCCACCCGGTGGTTCCAGGAAATCATGGCTCAAGCTGCTTGAGAATCTCTCATTGGTTTATGCTACACTCCTCGACTAGCGTTTAGCCGGAGGACCAATCAGCATGCCAGCCTTTTGCTTCCTGAACAGCGTGTCCATGGCAGCGGATCAGACCAGCGCGTCCAAGCAGGTCGCAGCGGCCCACGGGACCTTCTCCTTCCAGATCGTCACCCGGCAGGCCAACGGGACCCTGGTCGTCGGCCCGACCCCGGTCAACTTCCAGGACCAGAAGCTCACCTTCACTCGGGTACGTTGGGAGCTGGCCACGACCACGGTATTCATCGATGGCTCGAATACCCTACGGACCGACGAGTGGACCACGCTCGCCGCGTTGCCCATCGCTGTTGGACTAGCTACACTGCTCACGGTGACTCTGGGCTGAAACCCGGATTCTGCTTGGATTCTGCTTGACCCGGCAGGCCTGCCACGTTAACTTCACGGGCCGTGGATAGAACTCTCCAAGGCGCCTCCAGAGCACCTGCAGGGGCCCTGAGACGTAGCGAAGCTGACCGGTGCATCCTTGCTGCTCTCAAGCAGAGTTCGAAGCCCGTCCGTGGACTCCGCCTTCGTGGTCTTGCCGGCCTGACACAAGGACAATTCACCAGTGCCATGGAGCGCCTCCAGCGACGGAGGCAAGCTCACCGAGTAAGCCACGGGTGTTGGACGCATGGCCCGGCCCGGGACGTCGTAGCATTTGACCTCCCTGCGAGAGCCCGACCAGCGCCGGCCGAAACGCCGGATCTTTGTATGAGCAGGCCTGTTACCCGAGAGGAAACCTGCGTACATCGCAAAGCGTGCCTTGATTACGCCGTGCAGGCGCACTGGCGCCGCTGGGGCTGCCACGATTGCCCACTGGCGGGCGGGCCTGAGTCATGAAGTCCATGCGGGTTCTGTCCGCATCCCTTGTGCTCTGCTCAGGGCCCTGGCCCGTCGCGCGATTCCGCAGTCATGCCCGTTGACTGCATGGAGTACTCGCAGGGCACGCAGCCGTCGACCCGCGTGGTCAATTGCCGGCACGAAGCCTACGATGTGTACATAGGCCGGCCTTCGCTGTACGGCAATCCGTTTTCCCATTGCCCTGGAACCCTGGCGCAGTACCGCGTGCGAACACGGGCTGAGGCCATCCAACGCTATGCTCAATGGGTTGTGACGCAGCCGCGCATCATGGCAACGCTATCAGGTCTTCGCGGAAAGGTCCTTGGATGCTGGTGTGCTCCGCGGGCCTGCCACGGTGATGCTCTGGCCCGTCTGGCAGATGACAGTGCCCTGAACGCGGCAGTTCATCCCCTGCTCCCCGTCGACTCGAGTCCTCCGGTCCTGTCCTTGCTCCGGCGCGCACGCGAGGTCCGTTTGTAATTCTCCTCTGTGGTATCTTGGGAACTGATATCAGGGAAGGAGCCCCAAGATGCCCCCCACGCCTGGCCAAAGAACACTCGTCGACTCCGGCGACATGTCCGGTATCATCACGTCCCCGACGGTTATCCTGGGAAACCCAGATGAAGCCGGTCAGCCAGTTCGCCGCCTCTGCTTCCAGTTTTTCTCCGTGGCCGTCGCCCCTGACCCGCCCGCCGTCCCGACGCACCAGGGGGATGTCACCTGGGAGGTCTCCCTGGACGGTTCTCCCTGGACGGTTCGCACTGGGAGACCAAGGGAAGCCAGGCCGTCGCGGCTGGCAGCATTTTCGGCCACATCGCTGATGATGTGGCCACTGCGGCTTCGTATCTCCGCGTGGTCTACACCCCGGCTGCAGGGATCGGTTCGCTCACCGTGCTAATCGCCATCCGGGTCTAGGAGAACAGCATGTCCTACACCTACTACGGATCTGGTTCGGCGCCCGCGGCCGCGAGCCAAGTCGAACTCGAGGCCCAGATCGGCGAACTCCTGTCGTCCGAGGCAGAGGCCTCTGCAAGTATCAGTAGCCACAACGGGTCCATCGCGGCTCACGGGCAGACCGTGGTGGGCCGCGCGCTCGTCACGGCTGCCAGCGCAGCCGACGGGCGTTCGGCCATCGGCGCCGATGCGCCCACCGACAAGCGCGACCCGAAGTCGCACGCGATCAACGGCGCGGAGCACACGGGGGCGGGCGACATCGTGACACGCGCCGCAGCCGACTTCGAGCAGACGGCCAACAAGGACAGCGCCAACGGCTACGCCCCCCTGGACGCCTCGAAGCAGCTTCCCGCGAGCAATGCCCCTGCCAAGGCTGTCTATTCCACGGGCGGCGGGCAGGCCCTGTCCCCCGGGGACATCGGGGCAGATGCAGCCGGGGCCGTGCGCCCGCCAACGGCGTCTCCAGCTGCCGGCGACGTTCCTATCTACACAGGTGGCGCCTGGGTCAATTCCCAGCGCGCATGGGCCACCGGCGAGACGCCGGCCACGCACATCTCGCTCGACAACACCGAGCCTGCCACAGTCGGCGTGGACCAGTATACCCCCGGCTTGGCCTGGCGTGGGCGGGCGTGGGCCACCGGCTCGGGCTCGTCGGTCGGCTGCGCGTGGCGCTGCTACGGCCTGGCCCGGCAGAATGCGACGGGGGCGGTGGACCTCGTCTGGGAGTACCAGACCGGCGCTGGCGCGTTCGCCACGGTGATGTCGCTCCTGGCCGGCGGACTGTACGTCCCAGCGGTCTACGTCAGTGGGCAGATGACCCTGGCGCGGGTGAACAACGCTACCGGGCTGTCCACCGCCACCACGATGAAGACCTCCACCAACGAGGTCATTGAGATCGTCAACGCGGGCCGGTCGAACGTCGCCTACCAGCGCGCCGTCGCGCTGACCTACGACGCGAACCTCGCCAGCATCGACGACAACTTCATCGTTGCCGAGGCAAGTTGGGTCAACAACGCCGACGCCCGCACGATGCTCTGGGCGGTGTTCACCAAGGGCATGATGATCCCATCCGTTTCGGTGGCAGCGGCGCCGACGCCGGCCCTTGCCGGGCGCATTGGCTATTGCTCGAACGGCAACGGTGGGCTGCCGTGCCTGTACGTGGACACTGGAGTGGCACTGCTCCGCATCCCGCTCGGCGCGGCTATCAGCGCAACCTAAGGATTGAGCCATGGGCAAAATTCGCAAAGCCATAGATGGGAACATTACTACGGCTGATATCGTCGCGGTAACGGTGGACCTGCGCAGCGGCGAGATGCGCCTCGCACTGGACACCGACGGCCCCGTGCCCGAGGAGATCCTCGTACAGCTCGATGGCACGGCGTTCACGCGGGTGCGCAACGCCGTGCTCCACGCCTCTGTGCTCTCGGCCGTTGGCGATCTGACCGCCGGCCTGCCGCGGGTAGACAAGGCGGTGAAGCCGTGAAGCCGCGACACCCCACCGAGAAGGAGGCCGCCGGCGTGATGGACAAGCTCACGCACGCACGCGACCTCGAGAACCAAGCCGCCATCGCACTGCAAGAGGCGCAACTCGAAATCGCCAAGCTGCGCCTCGTGACAGGCGTTGGCGCTGGCGTGGCATACGACGCCGACGCGGGGAAGTGGGGCCAGCGCGGCGCCGACGGCACGATCTCTCACCTGGACCTGGAGGGCTAGCCCATGCCTATCGAATACACACTGACCGCGGCAAACCAAACGCTGATCGGGGCGGCGGTCCAACCCACGGGCGCTGAAATCTCCGCCAAGTACCGCCCCAAGCGCGGCAAGCTCGTCTACGACGGGACGCGGTTGCTGACGGGCTACACAGACGAGTTGGTGTCTGCGCACATCTCCGACTGGACGGAGACGCCCGGCCCCGGCCCGGGGACGTTCGCCGACTCGGCGGGCGGGTATGTGGTCACGGCCATCCCTGGCGCGACCTACGACTGGCACAAGCCCAGCGCGAACTACAACGCGCCGTTCGCTTTTCTGCCTGTTCCGAGCGACGGCGATTTCATCGCATATGCTCACTGCGCTCTCCCCGCCGGCAACGAGAAAGTCGTCGGCCTCACGGTCTACGACGCGGCAGATCGCAGCGAGTATTACCACGCGCAGTTGAGGCGCAATGGCGCCGCCGCGCTCCAGGTTCTCAGCGGGCACAACACCGGCGCGGAGGTGGGACTCACCGCGGTAGCGCAGGACAACTACTGGCTCGCGTTGATGTGCAAGTGGCCAGCGATCTATTGGGGACGCAGCGCCAACGCGCTGGGGTCCGAGCCCGCCATGACCGATTGGACGTGGACGCTGGTCGAAAGCGATGTGACGTTCACGCCAGGCGGCCGGCTCGTCGCGCTCGTGAGCTACACTTATGGCGCGAATCTCGGGTGCGTCGGCACGTTCAACAAGGCGCGCGTGATCGCACTGTAGCGCGGAGACAGGATAGGCACGCCCATTGGAAACGCTCACGCTCTCACTGCTCAAGCTCGGCGGCGGCTACGTTCTGGGTGCCGTGCTCCTCTACCTGTATCTGCAAGCGCTCGCGACCATCAAGGACTTGACGAAGGCCCTCATGGAACTGTCCACCGCCAGCATCAAATCCCAGATCGAAGTGGCGGAAACGCTTCGGCGCGTCGAGCGGCGGGTGGACGATGAGCGGTAGCGCGATCCCAGCGGGGCTTCTCGCCGCGCTGATAGACGTCGGCGTGGTCTCCGAGTCGCAGGTCGTGCGCGCCATGGCCTATGCCGTGGCCGAGAAAATCACCGATGTGCAGGCGCTTATCGCCCTGGGATACACGACGGGCGCCGCCATCGTTGAAGGGATCGAACGCATCCGAACGGCGGGCGCCTCGCCGGGCCGCGCGGCGGGGATGGCCCGCGACGCCGCCCGCATGAGCACAAGCCAAATTCTGCCCGGGGGGACGAGGCGAAAATGAGCAAGCGGTTCTGCGGTGACGACTCCTGTGTGCTGGTGGACGCGCTCGGCGGCACGCTCCCCAAAGACTTGCTCATGGCCGCGCGCGGCATGGCCCGCAATAGCGGGTCGCCGCTGTGCGTGGCGCTCGTGGACACGGGGGCACTGCGAGCGCGGGACGCGCTGCCCATCGTGAGCGGCGAGTGCGCACTGGCGAAGAACAAAGCCCAGGCCGCGATAGCGTGGGCGGCCATCGCCAGGCGCATTATCGGCGTGGTAACGCTGCAGGCAATCGACCTGCGCAACAAGCTGTAAGGGAGGCACTCTCATGGAACCGGCTGCAACCTCGAAACCCTGGTATCGCTCACGCACCCTCTGGGCCGCCGTCGCCACGTTGCTGTTGACCGTCATGGAGGCATGGGTCAACGGCGCGTCGAAGACCACCATCGTCGGCATCACGTCCACGGCTGTGTTCGTGTTCTTGCGGGCCATCACGACGCAGGGCCTATTGTGGACCGTGGCCCTCGTCGGCCTGCTCTCCGTCGGAGCAACGGGCTGCGGTACGAGCACGCTCCAGCGCATGAGCATCACGGCGCAGGGCAGCTCTATCGCGTGGACGCGCGGCTACCCGGTGCTCGACCTCGCATGCAAGGCCGAGGCGAGCAAGTGCGCCGTCCCCGGCCAGAGCGTGCCGCTCGCGCAGTGCCCCGGCGCCGCGAAGTGCTTGCGGGCGCTCGACGGCTACCGCAACGCGCTGGACACCGTGGACCGGGCGTTATTGGTAGGCATCCCTCTTGCGGCTGTTGACTCGCCGGCAGCGGCGGGGTATCTTTCGGTCGCGCTGGCGGCATACGAGCACGGGCTGGCGCTGGCGAAACAGTGGGGGCTCACCCTGCCCCCGCCTCTGGGGAGGTGACGCATGCACTGGGCAAGCATCCTCGTAACGGCGGTGCAGGTAGCCGCCGGGCTGGTCTCCGACATCATCGAGATGGCTCGCGCCGCCGGACACCCGGTGGACGTGACCGCGTTGACCGCTGACCTCACGGCGCAGGTCGCCGCGCGGGCGGGCCAGGTCGCCGCGACCCACGCGGCGGTGGCCGATATCCTGGACGACTCGCCGCCCCCGGCGAGCCGGCGGTGAGCGACCCACGCGGCGCGCTTGAGGACGCCTACCAGGACGCGCTGGACCTGGCTCGCTATCTGCGGCAGACCCTCGAGGCGCGGCCCGTGTGCGTCCGCGCCCAGTGGGCGCTAGACCAACTGGAGCACTGCCCCACGCGGCTTGTGGGCGCGGGCGCTGCGGTGTCGGTGCCGGGCCTGGACGACTCGAGCGCGCTGGTACTGGTGCTCGACGTTGAGACGCACGGCCGGGTGCTCGACGTGCTGCGCGAGCTGGCGGGCGAGGCTGCGGAATGAGCCCTGCCCGGTGGGCCGCGCGGGCGGCCGGCACGGCGGGTGGCGCGATGCTGTTCGTCGCCATCGTGGTCTCGGCCGGCGCGGCGCTCCTCGCCGGCGCGTATCTGCGCGGGCGGCTGCCGTGACTTACTACAACGAGTTCGACGGCTACGCGGGGCAGTGGCTCCGCAATCTGTGTGCCGCCGGCCACCTGCCCGTCGGGGTAATCGATGAACGAGACATCCGCGAAGTGCAGCCGAGCGACCTCCCCGACGGGCACGCCCACTTCTTCGCAGGCATCGGCGGCTGGCCGCTCGCTCTCCGTCTTGCGGGATGGCCAGATGACCTTCCCGTTTGGACCGGCAGCTGCCCCTGCCAACCGTTCTCCATCGCCGGTCGCGGGAAGGGAGCCGCCGACAAGCGGCACCTTTGGCCCGAATGGCTCCGGCTCATCCGCGAGTGCCGACCTCTGGTCGTCGTTGGAGAGCAGGTTGCGAGCCCGGCTGGACGGGCGTGGCTCGCGGCTGTACGCGATGACCTGGAAGCGCTGGGATATGCCGTCGGGGGAGCCGATCTGTGCGCTGCGGGCGTCGGTGCGCCGCACATCCGGCAACGGCTTTACTGGGTGGCCGTGCGCCACGGCGCGGGACTGGAAGTCCTCCGCGAGCAACAAGCACGGAAAAAACAGCCGACCGCTGAACGAGGTTTCGCGACTGGCGGGGTGGGTCACCCCGACGGTATTCGATTCGCACAATGCGAACACACCGGAGACGTGGAGAGCCCGGCAGGAGAGCAATCCGAACACGGGCGGCAAGTCGTCAGCGAAGGACCTGTCAGTCCAGGTTCAGTTGGCGGGCTGGTGCAGTCCGATGGCGCAGGACCACAGCCGGGGCGGGGCGGACGCGAGACCGCAGGACACGGGAGTGCCGCTGAGCCAGCAAGCCCCACTGACGGGGCGGGCGACCCCAGCGGCGCAGGAGGCGGGGTGGACGCCCGAGCAGTTTCTTGCGCGCAAGACCTCGGCAGTGGAACGCGGGTCCAGGCTTGGCGTGTCCCTGACGAGTTTATCCCTCCAGGCGCTACTGGCGGAACATGGGCAGACGCCGATTGGTGGCTCTGCCGGGACGGGAAAATCAGGCCAGCTCAACGCAGAACATTCCCGCTGGCTGCAGGGGTTCCCGGCCGCGTGGGCAAACTGCGCGCCTACGGCAACGCGATCGTCCCGGAGCTCGCGGCGACGTTCGTCCGGGCGGTGATGGATTGCCTACAGATAGGGCGGCTGCCGTGACCCCGCTCGATATCCCGCCCGCCCCGTGGTCGTACCGCCTCACCCGTGCCGGCGTGATGCTGATGATCACCGGCTGCGCGGTGGCGCTCGTGCTCCTGGCCCTCGCCGGCTCCGGGCACTGCCAGCCGGTGCGTGATGCCGCACGGCGGGGCGCCTCCCAATATGCCGTGCCAGCGGAGAGTGTTGTTTGTTATAGAGACAAAGTCTGCAAAGGAGAAACCCATGGAATCCATCGCCGTTTACGCCCCATGTAACGTATCAACGATCGACGAGCCAGACCACAAGGCGGGCAATGCCTGCCACCTGTACGCGATCCAGTACGGTGGCCCCGATGATGTCTGCAAGGTGCAGTTCCAGCACGGGGCGCGCGGCGCCCCCGGCGCCACGCCTGGCGTGTTCGATGACGCCCTGCTCGCCATCGAGGAACACCGCATGGCGGCGTTCCAGACGGGCCCTTTCGCTTGTGAGGAGAATGAGCGGGCGCTTGATGCCATCCGCACTGCGCGGAGGGCGCTGGCGGACCGCGTGGCAGCCCGCCAGGCGGCCGGAGTCCTGGGTGCTAACAAAGAGCACTAGACGCGGGTTGCAGCGCTGCCTGTGCGCAGATGCGGCGCCGTGGGCGGTGATTATGGCAGTGTCCGTGGTCTGCAGTTTGGCTGCCGTGGCCAGCGCGCGGCCGCACTTAATAGCGCCGACGGAGGCCGCGCTCGTGAGTGCGGTCCTGGCGCACCCAGCGCGCCGCTGCGCCCGCCAGACCTGCGCCCGGGTAGTACGCCTGGCCCTGGCAGCCGAGCGCGCACACGGGCTCCCAGGCGGGCTCCTCGTGGCCGTGGCGGGGGCAGAGTCGGGCTGGCGGCCGTCCGTCATGGGTTGGCGCCGCGGCCGGGGCCGCCGTGGCTGCGACGTTGGCGTGGCTCAGATCCACGTCCCTGACTGCCTACCCCACCTGGTTCGGTTGATCCGGCCGCTCGGCGAGAACCTCCGGGCGGGCGCCTACCTGCTCATGCGCAGCCGGGAGCGATGCGCCGCGCCGGCCCCGCCGGCTGCCTGCCGCCGGTGTCCCGCGGCGCTGTACAACTCAGGCTCGGCCACATGGTGCGGGCGGGTCCAGGCCATCCGCCGCGCGCTGCTCGCGCCACAGGAGGTGCCCGGTGCATGACGACAATATCGCCGCCATCCTATCCGAATTCAACGCGCCTGAAGACCGCGCCATGGCGCTGCGTGCCCTCGCCGCCAAGTTGCTCGACGCCATCGACGCGGAGATCGTAGCCGAGCGCGACCGCGAAGACCACGCCCCACTCTGGCTCGAGCTGGCGGCGCAGGCGCGGCTGCGGGCCGGCGAGCTGCTCGGCCGCATCCACGACTAGGAGGCCACCCATGTCAGACCTTGTCAGCTATACCGCCGTCGGCGCCACGGACCTGCGCTACGCCCGCGAGCCCGTGGGAGTCTACGGTTCGATGGGCCACAGGTCGCGCCGGGTTCGATCCACGCCTGAGATGTGCACTGCGCTGGACCGTGCGTTGACGGCCATCGGGGAGGTCTGCCCCGCCGGCCGCCCGACGCACCTCGTGACTGCCGGGTGTCAGGCAGACCGCCGGCCGGACGGCTCGCCCCGGGCGCCTGACGACCGGCACCGGCAAGGCGTGGCAGTGGATATCGATTCGCTGTGGTGGGATCGGTCGGCCATCCCGGCTGTGGTGACGCTGCACAGTCGCGGCGACATGCGGCGATACCTCGGTGTCGAGGCGTGCCTGAGGATGGAGTTCGGGACGGTCCTCGGCTGGGAGTACAACCGGGCGCACCGCGACCACTGGCACTGCGACCTCGGCTCGGACGTCGGGTTCGACGTGCGGTCCCGGTCGCGCGTGCTGTTCGTGCAGGCCGCGCTTGTGGAGCTGTGGGGCGAGCGCCTGGTGCTTGATGGCGTGTTCGGCCCGCTCACCGCGGCGGCGGCGACGCACATCCTGGAGCAGGTGGACGACTCCGGGCTAGGGCTCGCACACCTGCCCGCGTGGCGGCGGTTTCTGTGGGCGGCGGCGGGGGCAGGGTGGGGTGTCTGCGAGGCGGGCTAGGGCTGCTCCTCGAACGCATACGTCCACCGCCCGACGCGGACCAGCATCGCGCCCAGCGGCGTGGCCACAGATTGGACGTTGACGCACCCATCCAGGAGCCGGCGGACCGCCGAGATGTGCTGCCGATCCTGGACAGAACCGGTGTCGCCCCGCTTGTGCCCGCGCACATTGTCGATGGCCTCGCACACGTCCTGTGCGCCGAACCCCCGGCGGTGCACCTGCCACCACCGATAGACGCCCTTCAGCGCGACGAAGTGGCTGGCCCCGCCGAAGAACGCGTGATGCTGCCAGATATTGCTGCGGTGCCCGTTCCCCGCCGGCCCGGAGTCCCACGACGCGATGACCGCCGGCTCCGGCTTGTAGCAGCCGAGGCCGGCCGCGTGGTCTCCAGCCCCGATCCACTCCACGCGGTAGAGCCCGATGGCGCGGATGAACCCCGGGCCGGTCTTGGCTCCGTAGTCGTCTTTTCCGCTGATATGGATGGCCACGCCGCCCCGCGTGAACACGCCCCCGAAGCCGAGCATGTCCGCGACCTGCGGGTCGCCGTCGGGCAGCCGATCGACGTGGATAGTACACCAGTGGCCGAGGACGGCGCAGTTGCGGAAGGTGCCGTAGACGCGGTCATCGCCCTGCGCGGCGGTGGGCACGCTGTAGGTTGAGCCACCGGTGTGGTACGTGGGTGTGGTGCTCATGATTTCTCCTCCGTGTTTTGCTTGTGCTCAATCCCCCAAAGGACCCCCGTTCCTATGCACTCCTCGCAGTCCATCATCCACCCTGTATCGTCCACAGACGAACGCCCTGGGTCGTATTCGCCCGTCCCGCCGCACACGGGGCAACCATCGTGACAGGCGCAGTGGCACTCCTCGCAGAAGTCACTCCGGCCATATCTCAGATTGAAGCACTCGATTGAATCGGGGGTTGGGCAGATGCACTTACTCATCGCAGATACCCCACTCAACCTCGCGCCCGATGGGCTTGCGCTCCGTCGACATATTCAGCCAGTTCCTGCACCCATGGCAGTTTCTCGCGCACTCTTGGCAGATACGAACTGCGCGACCGCCGGACAGCCGATACAGCCCCGCCCCCCATGCTCCGCAGCACAAGCACATCCTTAGAGCGTTGGCGTCGCCTTGTTTCATTTGAAGCACTCCTCCTGGTTGTGGTGGCCGATCAGTTCCTTGCCCGCCGGCGTCACACCGTAGATACGATATGGGCTGTAGTCGCACGGCTCCCGGCGCACATCGGCCAGGCCCTTACGTACTAGGTCGCCCCAGTGCTCATCGTCCTCGAAGCCCGGCTCGGCTGCGAAGTAGTCTTGATAGTAGGGGTCGCGGGAGTCCATGCCGCAAGCGTGCCGCATGAGCCTGACCTGGTAGGCGGTTGGCCGCCCGGGTGGGGTGCTCATCGCCAGTGCACCTCTTTCTCGATGGCAGCCGCCGCCGCCTTCAGCGCTTCGGCGGTAATCCGCCGAGACGAATTCTTGACAGGGCCGCCGGGGTCATCTTCGATCTGCTGCTCTATCCCCTTCGCCTTCTGCCGCAGGAACGCCACGATGGCGTCCCTCTCGCAGGTGGCTATCTCTCGTGACTTGCTCATGGCTTCTCCACTGTGGCCTTCTCGAAGATGGCCTTCGCAACGCGGCGGCGCGTCATGTTCTCCTCGGTCCCCGGAGTCCATCCGTCTCCGAGCCACTTGGCCGGAGTGGCATTCATGAACTTCCGCCAGGCGTCGTATCGTTCCTGCGGCATCTCACACAGCCCCGTGGCCAAGCTCTTCGGCTCGGCGTAGCAGACGTTCTGAAGCCGGTAGTAGATTGCCAGTACGGCTAGGCGCAGGTCATGTTCGCTCACCGGCTCAAGCTCTTGGCAAGCGCCGACGATCTCGGAGATGGTTTTGATCCCTACATCGGTGCTCATGGCGCACATCCTCCCGGCTGCTGGTGCGGCCCGTCGTGCCCAGCGGGCAGGTTGCAGTTCCAGTCCTCGATGCGGGCGAAGCAGAGCCGCGCCCGCGACCCCTCCAGCGACGTCGTGGCCCGCACCGTCACCGTGATGCACGGCAGCGTCAGCACGCCGATGTTCTGCGGCGCGCCCCTCTCGGCGGCGTCTGCGATGCGCCTCATGGCATCCGCGGTGCCCCTGGCGGCATCTGCCGCGTCAGGCACGCCCTCGTCGTCGCAGGCAACCGCCAGGTCGTCGAGGCAGTCAGCCGCCGAAAGCAACTCGGTGTTGTCCAGCCAGAGGCAGGTGTTGTGGGCTGCATCCCGGCTGTGCTCATCCATCATCTCAGCCGTCGCGCACTCGCACGCCATGTGCTCGTCGGGCACGACGCACCTTCCCGGGAACTGGCAAGTCCAGCGCAGTTCTTGCGCCTGCTCGTGCTCCTCCTGGCGATCCAGGTACTCCTCGTAGGTCTCGTGGTCGTCGTCGGGGTAGTTCATCCTCTCCTCCATCGAGCAAGCTCGGTGTCGTATCCAAGACGGCACGGGTGCCGAGGCTGGCCTGACTTAGTGGTGCCGAGACACCACACGTTGCCGAGGTCCACTCCATCGAGCAGCGCTGCTAGAGCCTTGTCGTATCCGGGCACTTTCGTTGCATGCGATCCCCATGCAACGACGAGCCGGCGCCCCGAAAACCCCGCGAGCGCGGCTAGGTTCAACCCCTGGATGTCACGCCCCGGGACCAGCAACTCCGTGGGGTCCGTGGCTCGCAAGCCAAACAGGTTGATCGCCTGAATGCCGCCGAAGTTCCAACGCCGTGAGAACCCAACACACTTGCGAATCGTAGCGTCGTCCATCTCTGCATCTGCCTTGCTCGGATTGAGCATGCACCACGTTACGAGCGGATCGCCATTGCGCCAGATGCGAACAAGCCCGTAGCGATAGTTCCCGCAATCGCTCAGCGAAGCGCGTGACCACCAATACTTACGCGGCTCCGGGAGCATTCCAGGAAGACCCGCAGTTCTCATCATCTCCTCCAAAGCCCGCGCTCCTGCTCGGAGAGCCGGGCCATCGTGATACCCAGGTTCCGCGCCTGGGCTCGAAGCGTAATGCGGGCTGCAATGCGACGGAGCCTCGACAACTTACCGCAATCGGGGTCCCACTGCGCACCCTCGGGCAGCTCGCCAGATCCGGCGCAGCACCAGCACCGCCACACCGCCTCCGGCGTGGGTCGCTGTACGGTGTCAGGCCAGCCGGCGGGGTCGTCGCCGGTGCCACGGCAGACGGGGCAGGTCATGACTGCTCTCGGTCTGCCGTGGCCAGCAACGCCTCGGCCTTGTCAATGGCGGCATTAAGTCCGCAGTCGCAGTGGCCGGGGACATAGTCATCCTTCTCTGCATCGTACCGGCTATCCCATGCGGCAGGGCAGGCGTTGGGGTCGTCCTGCGGCGTCCGTTGCCAGCCACCTTGATACCTGTGGCGCCCTTGCCTTTTCAGCAGGGACACGCACTCGGCCAGCGAGAACGCGAGCAGGAAAATAGCTTCGTCCTGTTTGCCCATCAGAACCTCTCCTTGACAAACGCCAGGACATGCGCGGCGAAATCATCCATGGGATATTCCCCGCCCTCGCCATCCGGCTTCATGAGCCAGATAGTTGAAGGCCGAGGGCCAGGTCCAATGGCGACCGAGCCGAGGTCGATGTCGATTGCATGCTTATCTACAATTGGGTCCAGTCTATACGCCGCGAACTCAGCCAGATCCTCAATCCTGGACATGATGCAAGGGCCGCATAAAAGCCCAGACCCCGCAGAAGGTCCTCGCAATCTGATTCTCTCCCACAGTGCATCTGCTATCAGTACATCCACGGTGTATAGATTTCCGCACCTTTGACAGCGGCATCCATGTTTCATCATTTCTCCACCAGTTCCCGCGCCAGCTCGATGATGCACGCCTTGTTGACGCGGTCCTCGCAATCAGTTGTGTCAACGGCCTCGGGTACCATCCCGAGCAGCCCGCGGATCGCCTCGTGAAGTAGATGGATGTGCCGGGCATGTCTCAGCGCCAGCTCTGCGCCCTCCCCCGTGCAATCGCAGCCGCAGTGGACGCAGCACCCGTCCTCATCAACCTTTACGTCGGGGCCGCACTGCGGGCACCAGGATCCGGTCCAGTTGTCGTCGGTCATTTCAGCTTCTCCCTTGCGCTCTCCAGCACCTCGTCTATGCGTGTCATCGACATCTTGGCGAACTCTCTCCTGTGAATCGTAGACCCAACCCCAGGCTCACCGACCCAGCGCGCCAGCCGCTTGCACTCCTCCAGGGTCAGCGCCAGCTCGGATGCCAGCCCCTCCAGGTCGAACACCCGTGCGCGGAGCTGGGCGCCGGACACGTCCTCGCACCCGAGGTTCTTGAAGTCGCTCTTGCTGAGGGTGTTTAGCTGGCGCATCTCGCGTGGGTCCGGGCCAAGATCGCAGAGTCCACAGTCGGCGTTTAGAGGCTTGCCGTGCCTGCACTTGTCGTCGCTCGTCATTTCTCCACCAGCCCCCGCGCCAGCCCCACCGCGGCCCCGTCCTCGACGGTCATATCGCGTCCATCCCCGGGCCAGTACACGCACGAGTCCAGGATGCGCAACAGCCCGCGCAGCGCCTCCTTGCACAGCGCCAGCTCGCGCTCCTGCTCCTCCCAGTATGCTCGCATGGCGTCGGGCGTCACGCCGTCCGGGTCGCCGCCGCGCTCCAGGCCGGACGCGAGTTGCCACTGGGCGACCTTAGCACCCAGGCTATCGCACTCATGCTCCAGTCGACCAATTGTCGTCTTTGAACTCCATGCGTTGTTGCGGATGATTCCGTTCAGTGCCGTTGACCGCTCCATCTCCAGTGTCAGCCCACGGGCCAGATCTGCCGACATCTCACGCTGCTCATCGAGCGCGGCAAGAAGCACATCAAGGCGCGCCCGCACCACGGCCAGCGCGTTGCTCGCCCCCGCGTCTCCGAGGCACAACCCGCTCAACACGTCCAGCGCCTGGTTGATGTTCATGGCACCCACTCCTCTGCAAACACCTTCAGCGCCGCATAGAACCGCCGGGCCTGCTCCCCGGTCGCCAGCCGCAGCTTGCACCGGATGATGGCCTCGAGTGCGTCATGCCCTCCGAGGGTGCCGTCCGGGGTGGACTCAATGATCACCTGGCACCGTCCGTCGTTCTTCGGGCGCTTGCGCGGGGGCCGGGTCTCGATCCGCAGATAGTCTACGGTGCCGTAACGTTGCCAGAATTGCTTGGGGGATTCGTTGATCATGGTCTACTCCTTGCCGTCCGAACCATCCGGTTTTCCCGGTGGGTTCGATCTCAGCATCCGCGCCCGCATCTCCCGGATGTCGAATGTCTCCACTGGCCCTCTCTCGCACGTCCACGGGATATAGTCGGCCTCGATGGCCGCGATAAACGCCTTAGCAGCCTCGACCATTGCAGGTGTTCGCTCATTGGTCATGTTGCCGTCTGGGTCTCCATATTCCTCGTCGAGATACTCCAGCATGTCGTCTACCGTCTCCTCCGGTGTCAGGTGTCCCTTGATGCTCGTCCGTACCCACCCGTAGACAGGGACCGTGTCCGGGAGGGCTGCGAGTGCATCCTCGCTCATGTCGTCCAGTAGTGCCTCAACGGCATCTTCTGCGGTCTCGTGCAGGAGGCGCTCCTCGTCGGGGCGCGTGGAATAATATATGGTATCGCTCATCGTCCTCTCTCCTTGCCGTCCGGAAACATCCAATCCAGATAGCGCGCTATCGCGTCCACCGGGCTTGACACCAGGATGTATGGCCGCGCCGTGTTGAGCGTTGCTTGCTCGGCACGCACCATCTCCTCCGGGTAGTTGTTCACGCGGCCCTCGGGCGGGAACCGCGTGCCGCGGTACTTGCTCGTGAGGGTCGCGAGCGGCACGCCGCTTTGGATCGCCACCGACAACGTAAGCATTAGCAGGTCGAGGTACGCGTGCACCCTTGAGCCCGCTTTGGCCGCCTTGACGAAGACCTCGCCCAGCCGGCCGTCCGGGTACGTGTTGCAAATCAGGTAGAGGTCCAGCTCGCCGTCGGCGTGCTGGATCGTGAGGTGGTGGGTGACCCCGGGCCGGTGGTCCGGGAGCGGCACTCGGGCGGGCAGGGTGAGGGTGTCGGTCATCGTCCGCCCCCGGGCGCAGGCGCCATCAGCCGGCGGTGGTGCTGCAGCGGCGTGCGCCAGGTCGTCTGGCCCTTGCGCGGGCCGCGTGTGACGACGTAGGCCACCGCGCCCTCTGCGAGCGTGGACCCGTCGTCCAGCACCTCGGCGCGGAACACCCGCCAGTCGGCGGGCAGCCCGGAGATCGTGGCCCGGGCGTGGGCCGTGAGTTCCGGGAACACGTCGTGCGGCGTCATTTCCATGGCGTCACGGCCGGCTCGTCGGCCAGCATGTAGGTGGTATCGCACCACTGGCAGGTTATCTCCCGTTCCGGGCCGGCGAGAGGCACAAGCCGGGCATCTCGCAGCCGGCCGCATAGCGGGCAGTGCCAGTAGGCCGACAGCCGCCACTCGACGGGCCGCGCGGCAATGATGGACTGCGCTAGCGCCCGGCCGACGGCTGTGATGCGCGCGTCGTGTGTCGGTCGCCGCCGCGAGGGCGGGACGAGTGGTGACCACTTGCGCTCGCGCAACTCGACCAGGCCACGCTTTGCCAGCGCCCGATGCGCGGCCAGTGGGATCGCCGCGCTGAACACATCGTGGCCGGCCAACGACAATAGCGCGTCCGTCTGGATTTTCGTGAGGGGCCGCATGGTCACACCTTCATGGGCATGATCACGCCCACATATCCGCTGGCATCGCGGACGACCACCGGCGAAAGCTGGCCCGTGATATCCAGCCGCACGACGTCGCCCTCACACGCCCCCAGCGCGTCAAGCAGATAGCGCGCAGCGACCTGTGCCTGTGCGGCCGGCCCGCTGTAGTCTGCCTCGATCTCCGCACGCGCCGCCCCCGTGTCGAGGTTCTCGCCCGACACCACCAGCCGGCCGGGCGCCGCCGCCAGCGTGACGGCCTCAGCGAGTATCGCAGCGCGCTTGACCGCCGACATGACCGCCGCACGGTCTACGGCCGCTTGCTCGGCCGCGGCCGGCGGCACCACCTGCCGGTACGGCGGGAACTTGGCTTCCACCAGCTTGACGGTGAGGATGACGTCGCCCGCCCACACCACCAGGTTCTCCTCCTTGACCGCCAAACCGCACGTCCAATCCTGGCCGTCCAACAGTTGCCGCGTCTCCAGCGCGCCCTTGCGCGGGATGATGACGCCCTTGGGCAGGTCCAGGCCCCCCTCGAGCTCCATCTCCGCCTTGCTTAGCCGGTGCCCGTCGGTGGACACCATGCGCGCCGTGGTGCCTTCCCACTCCATCAGGATGCCGCTGAGGTGCCGCCGCGTCTCGTCCGTCGAGACCGAGAAGATCGTCTTCGCGATCATGTCCGAGATGGCATTGCCGTCCACCTCGCGGAACTCGGTTTCCCGGTGCTCCGGCAGCGCGGGGAAGTCGGCGCCCGGCAAACACGCCAGTTCGACAGACGCGCCGTCCGACGCGACCGTCACGCGCCCGGCCGGCGCCTCGGTCAGCGTTACGTCGCAGCCGGGCAGACTGCGCACAACGCTATAGAGCAGGTCGGCCGGGACGGCAACGCTGCCGTCCGACAGCACATCCGCCCGCGCCTCCGCCGTCACGCTGACCTGCAGGTCCGTGGCCGCGCAGCAGATCGCATCCTTGCCCACGCTCCGGATGAGCGTGTGACCAAGGACGGGCATTGTGCTCTTGCGGTCCGCGATACTCTGCGCCAGGTGCAGGCCCTTCAGAAACTGGTCCTTCTTCGTCGTGAGGTCGAGCATTGGATCTCCTTATTGCTGTGTGCAAAAAGCCCCGCCGGCTCGGGAGACACCGGCGAGGCCCCGCGGCGGGCCAGACATTTGATTCCGTGCCGGGCCACCTCCTGGTGCGGGTGCCCGCCGCGGTGTGCTATCACGCCGGCCACCCTGCCGGCACCCAATCGGCCGGTCGGCCGGCGCCAGTGCTAGCCGCTCGCACCCCGTCCACGGGCACGAGACCGCGGTCCACCAGTCGCCGGCGCTCATCGTTCCTCCTCCTCTATCTCTGCGCGGGTGACGCGAACCCACGCGCCCGCGCCGCCAAAAACCAGAAACCCACCGTCTCCGCAGGCCGTCCAGCGGGTGGGCGCCCACCCGGGCACGGGGGCCTTGCGCAGCGCGACGCGGTTGACGCTCGCCATCGGGTCCGGCGCGCCAAGGCTGTCCTCGCTCCACGCAGACATACTGCTGCCAACCCTCTGGCCCGTCGCAAGACGATAGCGCGCCGGCTCGCCGTCGACCAACACGATGGCCAGCGTTGCGGTGCGGCGCAACACCTCACCCACGTAAACGCGGCCGTCGCGTCGAACCGTCACGAGGGCGCCGATGGTAAGGTCTCGGGTCATCGCGTCAACTCCCGCGCGTGGTCCAGCAGCACCTCGAACCGCCGGCAGCGCCACTTGTCGCCGGCGCGCAGGATGTCTGCCGGCTCGATGGCCACCTGTACGACCGACGGGTGCGGCCCACGGGGTAGCCCATAGGGATAGATCCGCGCCCAACCCTCGGCGTCACCGCGGCGCGGGAACGCGTACAGGCCCGGGTGACACTCGGTCGTCTCATCGACCGAGAACCACGGCGCCTCGTAGTGGACGCCGTGCTCGTAGATGGTGTTGCCTGCGTGCATGCTCCGCCGCGTGCGCCACCCGAGCAGTCGGCCGTCGGGCAGCACCTCCCACCCGCTCAAGTCCTGTGGCGGGATGGCCGCGCCGGGGTCGAGACACGTCCCGGCCAGGTCTGCCCCGGTCAGGTCTGTCCAGCGCAGGTCGGCGCCGCGCAGGTCGGCGCCGACCAGGTCGGCCCCCGTCAGGTCGGCCTCGGACGGGTCGCGCCACTCCAGCCATGCGCTAGAGCGCACGTGGCCAGGGCCGTATGGGCGGTATCGGATTAGCCGCCTCATGGCTCCACCCCCACCAGCCACGCGACGATCCGCCGCCACAGCGGCGCCCGGTGGCGGTGCAGCGGCTGCAGGCACAGGTCGCAGATCCCGGGGAGCTGCTGGTGGTGCCGGAAGACGTGCCGCCACGGCGTCGAGGCGTCCATGGCCAGCCGCTCCGCGTCGCGCACCAGGCGCAGCGGCGGGCGCCAGCCGGTGATGCGGGTCACGGTGTTATTCCGTCTCATCGGTCGCACCCTCATCCAGCTCGTGGAGCCGGTCCTCCGCGTCGAGGGCCTCCTCGACTTCCCGTTCACTTGGGGTGTCCGTTTCAGCCGACAAGACGTGGGCGACACGCCCGTCGTCGTCGACCTGCACGTCCACGCGGACTGGCAACATCAAGATCAGCGTCATCTCGCGCATCGCTACCTCCTCGGGTCGTTGATTTCGTCATCAGGGCATCCGCCGCCGGCGCACACGCACGGCGGGCCGTCGTGCTCGCAGTGCCGCACGTCCGCACGTCCTCGCGCGGGCACTGCGCCGCCACGCACTGCCCCCGCAGAGCCACGGCCAGTGCCTCGCCCTCGGTGCAGTCCATAGCTGCTCTTGCTACCGGACCGCACCCTGGTTCGGGCGCCCGCCGCGGTGTGCTCTCGCGCGTCTTCCAGCGCGCCGGTGAGCAGCGCGAGCTGCCGCCCCTCCTCGGCGGTTGCCGCGCTGTCGCCGGCCGCCTGCCAGACGCCATCGGGCACGTCCGGGCGGCCATCGGACGCGGCCTCTGCCGCTGCCGTCCACGCGTTTTCCTCTGCGTCTGTCGCCGCGGTCTCCGCTGCCTCTAGCAGCGTTGCAGACTCTGCGATATATCGGGGCGCGTCAGCGCCGGCTACTGCGTGCAGCCACCCGCGGAGCAGTGGCACTGGCAAAAGATGCAACAGCGATATCACGTCGAACTCGTGGGCCGCGAGTCGTGCAAGCACCTCTATCGACGGTGGAGCGCCGCGTGGGTATAGCGCGACGAACTGCGCAGCCTGGCGGCTGCGCGCGGGCGATGCGTCCCGTAGAAAAATGCGGGCGAGGGTTAGCCTCATAGCGCGTCTCCTTCCGGCCGCGGCTTTGGGCAATACCCGATGGCAGTGGCGAGCACATCCCAGCGCACGCTCACGGTCAGCGACCCGATCTGGTAGTCGCTCGGATGCCCGAGATGCACGTTGATCTCCTGCTCTTGCGCGACTACTCTGTCTACCAGGATCCGGCACAATTTCGTGGCGCTGCGCTTGTTCATTGGCTGCTCCTCTGCACGTTAAATTCGGTACGTCCGTTCGGTGCCCGCGATCAGCTGCTCCATCCCATCCCGCGTCCTCTGGAGATCTGCGCCCTTCTCGGGCGGGTCCTTGTCGTCGCGCATGTTCTGGGGCCACCCTGCGTCGAGGATTCCTTGCAGTCTCGAAACGACCCCTTTTGCGGCCAGTCTTTTCGCTTCGGTCTTCGCCATGGTCTTCACAGATCCTTGTCGCGCTTGCTCAGGGTCTCGCGCATGGCTCCGTCCCCCACCAGCCACGCAACGAGCCGGCGCCACAACGGCAGCCGGTGCCGCCGTTCCACCTGGTAGCAGATGGCGCACACGCCCGGCGTTCGGGGGAGCGGGCGGAAGCTGTGCCGCCACGGCTCGTCAATTTGGCGGTTATGCCGTCGTGCCAACTGCTCGGCATCCTGCACGAGCCACAACGGCGGTCTTTGGTCGGAAATACGCAATACCGAGTCGAGTAGCTTCATCATCACTTTTTCTCCAGCTTGTCGTAGGGCGACGTCTGTCGCCACTGGGCCAGTGCGTGGTACAAGTCCATCGATGCGCGCATCGCCGCCGCGTGCTCGGGGCAATGGAAGTGGTTCACATCTGCCGCGTTATCGTAGTCCGCGAGAGCAGACAGGAACCGCCGCGCCTCGTTGAACAGGGCCTTGTTCGATGTCTTCGTCTTTCTCATGGCTTCACCTCGCTCTGTGCCCCGTGCTCATCTCGGACGCGGAGTATCGTTGTCCCGTGCCCCGCCGTAGAGCGGGGGCGTGAGCGCAAACGGTGCGGTCATCGTTTTAGTTCTCCTTGGATGCCCGTCCAAGCCAAGTGAGGGCCACGCCTATCGCGGCCCACTCGTCCGCCCGCACCCCGTACAGCGGTCCGGGCTTCGCCTTGGTCCCGATCTGCGGCACCCGGCCGCCGCCCGTCGCCGGGTAGCGGTCAATGATCGCCTGGCGGACGTTGCTATCTTTCGCCCTGCTGTCTTTGCATATCGCCAACTTGACTTGTAATCGGTAAATCCGATCAACTGAGTCCGCTCCGAAGCACTGCGCAAATCGACCAGCCCACCACACCGTATCAAACACCTCGCGCCCAACGGGCATCCCGTAACTGGCCACCATCTCCATAGCGCAGTGCATAGGAAGCGGTGGTGAGCAAAAACGCTGCTCTCGAATACGGGCTAGCAAATCATCGTTTGGCTCCAGTGCAAAACTTACAACCAGAGGATGACTGGATCCATCTTCGTTAATTACGACCCACGCAGAACGCTGCGGGCCTGGATCAACTGCAAGAATTCTCATGAATTTTCCTATAGAACGCCGCGATAAGTTCCAATTCTTCAAGCGTTGCATCGCTTTTAATTCTATTCGCCCGCCAACTTATAATAATAACATTCCCCTTTATGTACCCCCTGTGTGAATCAATCCGATCAATAGATGGACTGGAATCAGCTCTTGGAAAACCCTTGCGCTCAAGCCTTATTCCAAGAACTGGACAAAATTCAGGCATTGTTAAATCATCTTCAGTTAAATTAAAATCAAATCCACGTTTTCGCGCACGTACAGATGCCTCTTGGATCATTCGCTTAATAGGGAAGTTTGTTCTTCTATCACGCTGCCACTTGCGTTCTTGCTCTCTCCCGGACTCGGCTGATCTGCGCCTGCGCGCACGCGCAAAAACATCCTCTTTGTGTTCAAGATAGTGGCTGTGTACACATTCTTTGCAGTATGCTTGTACGCCAAATGTTCCACGGGAGTGCTTACTAAAAAATGATATTGCTTTTGGCGTCCTACATCTTGAACATACTTTTGTTTCCATGACATCCGCCGATGATGCCCCCTCAACCGGCGGTTGCGTGTGGCCCAGGAGGGTCACCGCCGGAGAGGAGACATAACGGGTTACAGGTATAGCCACACGCAAAAACATCATATTCACATGGGCGCCGCAAAGCCAACTGTTGAAATGAAAAACGTGCACGTCTCGAACACCTCACGACCGACGGGCATCCCGTAGCTGGCGATCATCTCGATGGCCAACGTCTGCGGCGCATCGCGGCGCCAGATGCGCTCCAGCAATTCGACGTTCTCCACAATGCCGTGGTCGTCGATCTCGCGCTCGACCATCAGCACATAGGCGCTCTGCACCGGGCCGGGGTCTATCGCATACACGGCGGTCATCGCCTTTTGTCCACTTTCGGGGTCTGCCGCCACGCGGCTAGCGCCCTCGTGGCGTCCAGGCTCGCGCGCACGGCCGCCGCATGCGCCGGGTCATGCCAGTCGCCATGATCGCCGCGCCGGTATCCTTGCAACGCCAGTAGCGTTCGGGCCAAGATCGTCTCAAGGTTTTTCGTCGTCATCGGTCGCTCCCGTGTCGGGCCGTCTCCAGCGCCGCCCGTAAAATCCGCGTCGCTTGCAGTGTCCCGAGCGGCCCCATCACCATGAACCGCTCCCGGTCCTCGAAGATGGCAAGCGCAGCCGTCATGGCATTGCGCAGCCGCTCGATCTCTTGCTCGGGCGCATCCTCGCCTGGCCATGTCTCGCCCGGGAGAGGTGCGACCTCAGATGGCATTCCACCGCACGGCCACCCATGCCCCACGCTCCAGGAGGTGTCATCATGCCGTCTTGTCTCTCGCCACGCGCCCTTGCCGTGACGTTTCAGGCCACGCCACCCGATGGGCGGGAAATCTTTGGTCGGCTTGCGCTTGGTGGTCATCGTCTTGGCTCCTCGTTGAGCATCATCCGGCGCTCGTCGCAGCCATGGACCATGCACTCGCCGGTGTGTTGGTGCCGAGTTCTCCGGCCACAATGCAGGCACAGCCCCGCGTCTGGCCCCGCCTGCTGCTCAGGTGTGCAGGAGCGAAGCGACAACAGCCGCCGGTACTCGCCTGCGTTGCCCCCGGCTTCGGCCCAGCATCTCTCACATGCGCTCATCACGACCTCCTCAGCGTCGCGTAAATGGCGGTCATCGCTGCCCTGCCCCCTCGCCCGCACGTGGGCAATCAGCGCAGTGCCACGCAGGCCACCTGACACGGCAAGCATATGCACCGCATGCAGAGAACGCTGGGCAGACCTCGTTGCGCCGCTGCACAGCCCCTGCTCGGCCCCGCATCGGAGCGCTATCAGCGGGTAGAACAGGCCCTGCTCGCGGAACCGGCTTCGTTGTCACCAGCGCCCACGCGCCAGACTCAGTCTGCGTTACCAGCCCGTCGAGGGCCATGAAGCGCAGCATTAGTCCAATTGACTGCGGCGTCCTGCGCAATTGTGCCGCGAGGGCACCAGCGCGCGTGGTGCCTGCTTCGATACCCTTGATAATGTCCGCGCGTCGGGAACTTGCCCGTCGCCTGGCCCCCGGCCGAATGCGGCCCTGCTCACGTACTGCTGTGCACGCATCGCAACGGAGTTTGGACTTCGACTTCGCCAAGTGCTCGCGGCCGCAGACAGTGCAGACCGCAGCAATGAACCGGCAGTGCCCCGCAGGCCTGCTCATTTGCCTGTGTCCGAGTTGCCCATCGTGCATTCCTGCGTCAAGGTAACGAGCGTGTTACCTTGCCCGTTGCATCCCACAACGTGAGCCCCGAAGCGCCATCCGTCACACTTAAAAACGCGCGAGTCGTTCCCCTCGCGTCCAACAGCACGAGCCCTCCGCTGCCATCTGCGGCCCCGGCCAGACCCGCGCGGGCTGTTCCTGCTTCGTCGTAGAGCATGAACCCTGGAGTGCCGTTTTCGCGCAGGACTACCCCCGCGAGGGCCTTCCCCGCTGCATCGTTTAGGACAAGCCCTGTCGGGAGGACGAACGCGCGCATTGACCCCGTTGTGTCGTACAGCGAGAGCCCCGGGGTGCCGCGTTCAGTGACGCCTATAGCCACGTGGGCCTTTCCTGCCGCGTCTTGCAGTGTGAGCCCTGGCGTACCGTTAGCGTCAACGCCCAGTCCGCCCCGCGCCTTCCCAGCAGCATCGTACAGCGTGAGCTGAGAAGCACCGTTGGCGTGCACTTCCACCCCCGCGCGCCTCCCCCCCGCTGCATCAAACAGCGCGAGCACCGCACCCTCTCCGCCTGGCCCCATTTCTAGTTTTGCGTGCACCTTCCCTGCGTTATCAACCAGTTCAAAACGGTGCGCGCGGACCACATCGGGCACCGCTGCAGATGCCCCGCGGTCGCAGGAGCACAGCAGGGAACTGCACAGCAAGAGCATACCAGTCAGAGCACGAGACATTTTTCACACCCTTTGCCCGTGGACGCCGGGCAGTTGAACGTCGGCCCTATCACCCTTGGCAGCCAGCAAAGCCGCTAGCAGCATTCGCTCTCTGTGAGACCTGTTGGCGTCATCGCCATGTCTGCCGGGATGCAAATGTTCTCCGGAAAATCAACACCGGAGTAGACTCCGTTGCGTACTTCGCATGTGCTCCACCCGTTGTACCCGGCACCGGAGACACAGCAAAAGACCTCGAGATCTGCATGCTCAGCAGCCCACCGCACGAGGCCCATGACTTGCTCGCGAATCTCACTCAGGGGCACGGAGCAACGAGCCCCAGGGCGGCGCACGGTCTCGATGGCATAGCCCAGCCCTTCGCGGCCCTGCTGCGGTCCTCTGCCCACACCGTATACGGCTCGCAAACCAACGCGGTCCGGAGACCCAGGCTGAGCCCGCATGGCGCGCAGAAACGCAGAGTCGCAACGCCACGTGTTCTCTGGCGTACCGCGAAACGCCAGTCCGGCTATTCCAGCTCCGTGAAACCCCGCGTGGTTCGACCCAAAGGCCAGGACCTGGTTCGGGCTCAAGCCTGCTCGTCTCACGCGGGTAACAAGCTCGGGGATCTGGAAGCTCCGTTGCGCCATCATGCACTCGCGGATCGAGCGGGTCCTGGCCTCGCGCCGTGGCCAACCCACCGGCGCTCTTGGCCCGTGCGCCAGACTTCCTTGGCCAGTACGTCTACCCGGTTGCTGAGATAGGCCTCGGTGCCTGTACCGGGAGACTGATGACCTTTGGCCCACTTGACCACGACCTTGATCCCATGGGCTTCAAGGGGCCAGCGCAAACTCCAGTACACGCGCTCGAGCACGTAGGAGTCAGTACCCTTCAGACCGCGACCCTGGAACCAGTTGCGGACCGCCAGCGAGCCGGTTTCGACCACCAAGTTCTGCGCCCTGGGCAAGCCCGGGTACTCCTCGAGCAAGGACATGGCCATGTAGACAGCGCCGTAGACCCCGCAGAGCTCTGCGTCCGTTACAGCCGTCCAACGGCTATTTGACTTGCACGGCGCAGCCAAGATAGCCCGTGTGCTGCCTACCCGGACCCAGCACCCGAAGACCGTCGTGTCTGAATCCGTGGGCGCCGTAGCATCCGAGTACCCCGTAGCGAACGCAGCAATGGACAGTTTGCCCTGGCGCAACACGTCTCGTTGGTGAATCAGGTCGTGGCAATCCCGGATCGTCGGGCCCACTGAGCCCACTGATTTGGCTGATTCGACCGATTTAGATTTGGTCAACATGGCACGAGCTCCCCATTGTCTCCCCGCGTTTCAGTTGCCACGCAGGGCTTCAAGCGATTGGCGACGGCCAGCCCCATAGGGGTCAAGACGTACCCGCGTCCGACACGCGACACCAGTTCACGCGCTTGAAAGCCGGTCAGTTCTACCGCAGCGTCCTCCGCGCGGCAGCGGCAGGTATTCGCAATGGCCTTGAGGTCCCGCGGCTTGCCGCCAGCCAGGTACCGCAGGATGCAATTGCCGATGAGCGTCATGGCGTGTCCCACGCGCAGTTCATTAGCCTGTCGATCAGGTCCCGCAGGACCTGCGACCGCGAGCAGCCGCGTTCCTGCGCTTGGCCCTCCAGCCATTGGATGTGCCGGTCGAGCAGGTTCACCTTCGTGTTCCGTACTACGTTGGGCACCCGATGACTTCGAGCCTTGGGTGCAGTCCCACCGGTCTTCTCTTCCCCGCCTTTCTTCTTGCTCCTGGATGCCATGATATCTCCTGCAAAAGGGCCTTGTCAAGGGCTGAATAAGCCCTCTGCTAGATTCTACGTCCCAGCCTCAGCCTCAACCTCTACCAGTGCCAGCATGAGCTGGCGCACCGCCGCCCATGCCCAAATCACGCGCGGGCTGGTGACCATGCCAAGGTCAGAAACCAGCTCAGCGTCCCCCGTCGCTTCGTACAGAAACGTCAGGAGCGGCTGGCGCTCATCGGTGTAGTGCAGAGCCTCGGCGAAGACCCCGCGGCGGTCCTCGTCGTCTTCCTCGCGTAGAAGCCCCTGGATCTCCTCGCGGGCCACTTCCGACTCGTAGACCTGGGCGAGCTGGCCACGGTCTGTCAGGCCGATCCGGGCCTTCTCCTCCACGTATCCTGACGGAGAAGTCTGCCCGCCGATCCACCGGAGCATGGCCAACGCCAGATCCTCGTCAGTTGCCTCCCGGGGCCGCGAGAAGGTACTGAATGCGCACGTGTCGATGTCGCCGGCGACAAGCAGGTGCCCGCATCCTGTCAGGGCCACAACTTCCACGTAGAATGCGCCTGTGCCAAGCCGCCGGAAGACCCAGTGCCCCGGACCAACCTGCGTGACTCGGTGCTCGCAGAAGGCTGCAAGTGCGCGCTCTTTCAGGTCTTGCAGCAGTCTTTGCGCTTCTGTTGCTATCGGTGCAGCCACTTGTTGACCCCCCTCAGCATGTTGCTGATGGCATCGCATTGGGCCCCGGTCACATGCTCGTTGTCCACGATCCACTCTGCGATGCTAGTCAACTTCTCCTCCACACCCACGCGGAACCCGGCAGCGCGCTCAGGCAGATCGTCCAGAAGGCCGAGGGCCTCCTCAATGGCGCCCAGAGCCTCTTCCCAGTCGCCCTCCGAGTATGCACCCGAGTCCGCCGTGGCCTGGGACCGGGCCCCAGGCGAGCCCGCGGGCTTTGCCGCAGATCTCGCTGTCATCGGTGCCGCCTCGGGCGCAACTACGGAGCTCGTCTGCTTCGACCCACGTAGGCCTTCGCAGGCTAGCAGAGCTAGACGCGCGTCAAGACCCACTGCGTCCACGGTGTCCCCCCGAGACTGCGGGACGAGCCACTCGTGGAGCAGCAGCGCAAACACAGCGTCTTCAGCCGCTAGGTCTCGGTTCAGCGCGTCAATCACGGCCTGCCGTCGCTCCACGTAGCACCGATGGAAATCGATCAGGTCCAGGTCCACCCCGGGGTTCTGGAGAGCCCCAGGGACATCGTCTCGTATGCGCTGTACTGCCTGCAGTAGACCAGCGAATGCATGCTCCCGGAGGAACGCAAACGTGGATCGGCGCACGCTATCGTCAGGTACTCGCATTGCCCGCCTCCGTGGAACTCCGTGGAACTCCGTGGAACTCCGTGGGACCTCGCGGACTCCGGGCCCACGAGAAACAAGAACTATGATGGACTTGCTCTGCCATCACGGGCCTGGTCGACCACTGCGAGAATTTCCAGGGCCGGGCGAGCCCTGCGCCTCCGGAACTCAGTAGCCACTGCAGCGTCCAACTCCGTCGCATTCCAGTCCGCGGTTTCATCGCAGGGGAGACGCCAGTGCCTCATGCCTCGGTGCTGCCCCGGGGTGCTTCGAGCATGTTCGCCCCAGACGCGATCCAGGTTGTCTCCGAACACGGCCATCAGCCACGCGCGCTCGGCGTCCCTGTCGATCACCGTGGTCTCCCCAGGAACAGGAGAGATGCACAGATGCAAGAACCGCTGGCCCCCCACGCAGTCCCGAGTGAGCAGAATGCCCAGGCCGCCCTCGGCATCCGCGAACATGCACTGGCTGAGATACCTCTGGTCGGCGCCGTCCAGGGCCCCCCGAAACTCCCCAGAGACGGTGCTCTTGAGCAAGCGCTTGGCATGCTCTGCAACGCGGCGTTGAAATGCGCGCTTCTGACCCCGGCTCATCGTCGACCTCCGCTTTGCTTTTTGCTGTTCCATGACATGCATGACATACAGGAGTTTGTACATCCTCCGCAGGCCCTTGTCAAGCCCCTTTTCTCGCTGGATTGAACGCCAGGCATTTGGCCCGTGGCCCGTGGCCTGACATGCCTGACATGCCAGGGAAACCCTACCCGGCGGCGGTCTTCGGCGTCAAGCAGATTACTCTGGACACCCGGCTCTGATCGCCGGATACTAGCTGGCAGTGGCTCCCAGCGCTTTCTACGCTACGAGCCAATGGGCGGAGCCGTGTCCTGCTGCTCCCGCACTGAGTATTCCAGCTTCCAGACATGGTCATCCTGCAGCGAGCGCAGCTCGAGCTCCAGGGTGCCTACCTCGGTGACCCGGGCATGCAGTGTGACCAGGACCGTGGCGCTGCCCGGGCCCTCCATCGCGGCCCTGACGGGTGCCAGCTCCTTGATTTCCTGCGAAGACCAGGTTTCCAACAGAGCGCCCAGTCCATCGTCTTTGCGCACCGTGGAGGACAGAAATCGGAACTCGGCCGGTTCGCCCACCACCAGGGCCAGCTCGGGCCCCGGCACATCGGCCTCGGTGCCTTCCTCCATGCCGAAGGGCACCACGCACAGGGCCTTGAGCGGCGGCGGGAGGCCTGGGATCGCTGGCATGGCGCCCTCGATGCCGAGGTAGTACGACCGAGCCGTCCCGCCCCGAATCCGAACGCCCTTGCCGCTCTGGCGCACCCGGCCGTAGACTGCAGCGCCCTGCGCCACGGCCAAGTCCAGGCTCACGCTCTCGAGGACTCGGAGAGTCCCTGAGTCGGGCATCCAGCTTTCCAGCACCTCAGCGATCCGTTGGCGAAGCGCTGCGGCCTTCATCACGCCCCCGTTGAACAGGATGGCTGTAGGCATCTTGCCATGGTCCCCCACGAACCGGGCGAGGTGCCGCGTAACCGCCGGGTCCGAGGCGTAGGGCAGCCCCGCCTCCTGAATACCGGAGCGCCGGCCCACGACCGGCCGGGCATCTGCAGTGCACCGTGGGAAGAAACCGTCCAGGATCACCTGCTGCACATCGGCCTGCGTGAGCTCAGTGGTCACTGCTTTGCCCACGACACGGGATCCGCGTCCCAGCACGGTCACCGGCGCCGACAGACGCTCTGGATCTGCCAGGAGCTGCTCCTTGGCATCCCGAGCCACGATCCACAGGGAACGGGCTTGCCAAGCGTCCAAGCCGCCCCCGAGGCGAGCCGCCAGGACGTGCGCCAGGGCTAGGTCCATGTTGTCGCCGCCCAGCATCAGGTGGTCGCCTACCGCCACGCGTTCCAGAGCGAGGTCCCCGCCCCGGCTCGCCACTTCGATGAGGGAGAAGTCAGTGGTTCCCCCACCCACGTCGCACACCAGCGCCACGTCCCCGACCTTCAGTAGGTCCCGCCATGTCTCCCCGGTTGCGGCGAGCCAAGCATAGAAAGCGGCCTGGGGCTCTTCCAGCAGGGTGACCCGTTCCAGACCTGCCCGGTGGGCCGCGGTCATGGTCATCTCTCGAGCCACCGCGTCGAAGGACGCCGGCACAGTCAAGAACACGTCCAGATCGCTCAAGAGCGAACCCGACGCACCCAGCGCGGCCCCCGCAGCGACGTGCCCGTGCCCGTGGGCATGGCCCCAGGCGCTTCGGAGGTGCTCCAGGATGCGCGTGGTGGCGTCCAAGGGAGAGATGCCTGCCACGTCTGCCGGGGCCCGCCACGGCAGCACAGGCGCCGTGCGGTCCACACCTGGGTGGCACAGCCACGACTTGGCTGACGCTACCAGACGGGTTGGCACCGCAGAGCCCTGCGACCGGGCCAGTTCACCCACGACGTAGTCACGACCGCTTTCCGACCACGGCAGGCGCAGGGCCCCGGGCGGCAGCTCGGGTCCAGCCGCCAGGTAGATGAAGGAGGGCAGTACGTCCCGGGACTCCACGACTCCGGGCCCCGTCACCTGCGGAATCGCCACGACCCGCGCGGGCCCTTCCAGCTCGTCCACGCAGGCCATGACCGTGTGCGTGGTCCCCAGGTCGATTCCGATGATGGGCTTTACGCTCGTTCTCATGCACCCCAAGGTATCACAAGGCCCCGAATCTGGCATTGCCGAGGTTGCCCGATGCTCTCCTTATTCAGCGGGAGCCACGGTCGTCCTTTTGCTGTGACTTGGGGCGAGACCCGATGCCCCCTCCTGCGCCTGCCAGGGCCTTGCGCAGTCTGCGGAATTCATGGCAACGCGGAGCCTGAGCCGCTGTGATCGGCTTATCTGTTGCTGTTCCCGGGCATCAGCGTTCCGTCTCGCACTTGGTGCACTCCTTGGAGTTCTCTCCGTGCTTGCAGGCAGGACCGCAAGCGGGGCACCAGGACACGCAATCTCCGTCGTCCTTTGTGATGTGCTTCTTCATCGCCCGGCCCTCCCCGCCCTCGAGATGTAACCCGAGGACGTGCTCCGCGGCTTTCAACCCAGCCACGTCGGCGCCGGGCTGGAGCTTGCACCAGTCAAGAAGCTTCTTGGCCCACCGGATCTGCTCCGACGGATCTCGGATCCCGAGTTGGACTGCAAGACGTTGGGCGTCTCGTGCAACAGCCTGCGCGCGTGCCTTTGACATCGTTCAGCTCCTCTCGATTAGCATCAGTAGCTCGCCGAGGATATCCGCGGTGGCCCTCCGTACATCGTCGTGGACCTCCCCGGGGCCCCGAAGCGCGCTCTCCAGGCTCACGAGGGCCCGGGCGAGCTGCGGTCGCTCCGCATCTGGCAAGTCCAGGACCTGCGTGGGATAGTCCACATCTGCGCCACCGTCTCGGAGCCTTTGGCAGCGTTCACAGAAGGCCCAAGCGGCATGGCGAGCAACCCGCCACAGCGCCGGGTCCGTCCAGGAGGCAAAGGTGTGCTCCCGGACGTCATAGACCGTCCGAATGCATGAGGGCTGCGTCCCTGGCAAGCCTCCACCCAGCGTCGGCCAGACTTGCAGAGCCCAGGAAGGCATCCGGTGGACCTCGTAGCGGTCTCCCTGGAAGTGCCCCAGGGGCCATGGCTGCGCACGGTCCACGTCTGCCACGTGCACGCCGAAGCCCTTGTCCCCGACGTACTGGTCGATCCCGGAGTGGTACAAAACCTGGTAGCGTCTTTCGCGCATTAGCGGCCTCCGGACTTCTGCGTCTCATGGATGCACACTGCGTACTGGCATTGATCGGTCGTCATGGCTCTGCCGTCAGTAGATCAAGACCAGGTGAACATCATGAGCATCTGTTGAGTTGTTGGAAACCGACACGGTGAGACACCCGGCGTTCGTGGATTGTCGAACGGACGCCCAATCCAGCAAGAGCCAACGATTGAGGTAGGCAGGGCCGATTCCGGAGCGCAGCCAAACCCACTGCTGTATTACGGGGAACTTATCCGGTGGCGCGCCTGCTGGGGGGCAGACTTCTTTGGGTATGTTTGGCTGAAGCGCGAACGTGTAGTCGTATCGCTGGCCCACCCCGGGCTTTGAACTACTGTCGGTTCCCGCGTCAGGCAGACCATCGGATCCGAAGCTGCGGGGATCACTACCGCACTGCGCCGCTACCCCGCCGGCAAAGGCGGCGACGACGCAGAGCAGCGCTTGCGGCAAACGGGTCATGACCGGTCCTCCTGTATCTGGACGCGGCCGCGCTTCTGCCGATCCAGAGCCTTGAGCCCGCGAGCCAGGAGGTACCGAATCACGTCGGCCCGGGTGACCCGCACCCCAGGGTTGCTCGCGGCCATCCAAGCAGCGACCTGGTCTACCTCGGTGAGCATATCTTCCGGGATGCGAAATGCGACTTGTTGCGTTGCCATTCGATGCGCTCCATCTTCAGCGGTGTTTGGCGCTTTCGGAGAGAGTAGCGACGATGGCATGGTTTGTCAACCGCAAAGCGACAAACAGCGACAAACAGCGGCAAACAGCGGCAAACAGCGACAGACGCTGGACAAGCACAGAAAAAGAAAAAGCCCTGAAGGGCCTCGCGGACCAACATGGCTTCCCTTGAGTCTACTGGGCTACAGCGGGCTTTGTCCCCGGCGCCCGAAGGCTAACCAGGGCTTTTGGCGGAGAGCCGGGCTTGCAGAACTCGCCTGGCACCCGTGCCCTCCAAACCGCTGCGCCCCCGTTCGCGTTCCACCAGCAAAAAGCTCGGTGTCAAGCGCAAGCGCTTGGCGTCCCTGGCGCCTTAGCCTCGATGCCATATCAGGTGAGCTTTGTCCTGAAGCATCGCTGCATGGCGTCTCAGTAGCCCCCGAAGGGTTTACTGGGACCGGTGCGGACCTCACTGGGAGCCTCAGGGCAGCCGAAGCTGCTCCGCGCTTGCCCACATCGGAAGGCGCCCGGGCTACCGGCCGCCCCAACCCGCACCCGCCACTGATGAACCCCAGAAGTGTGCCCGACGGGGCAGGGCACGTCAACTATTTTTTTTCAAAGGGCTGCGCTGGACCCGCGGGCCCGCAGGCCCGCGATTAAAATGCTTTGCCGTGCTTGCGCGGGCGGGTCTGGTTGAAGGCATGCTTGGCCAGAACAGCTGCACCCAACGGAATACCCCGAGCGCCGCAGAAGTCCAGCAGCCGGATCATGAGGTCAGCCGCTTCCTCAGCGACGTGTGTGAAACCCGGAATGCTTTTGCTCTGCGGATCCCCATGTCGAAGAGCTTCCAGCATCTCTGACAGCTGGTTTCAAGAAGTTGGACAAAGCGGTCCACTCCCTGTTCCGGCTTCATAGACAGCAGTTTCACCAGCGATACTACCACTGGCCAGAGCTTCCATCTCCACCGGCTTAACATCCGAGCTACCCGCCCGTAGTCTTGAAAGATTTATTGCTGCGTTGAAATCCCTGTCTATGGCCAACCCACAGACAGGGCACTTGTAAACACGTTCGGATAGAGCAACAGGCTTGATCGCCCCGCAACCCGAGCATGTCTTCGTCGAAGGGTAATACCTGTCCGCAATTACCAAATCCCTGCCGTGCATCGAGGACTTGTACTCAAGCTGGCGACGAAACTCAGCCCACCCCTGTCGGGAGATGGAACGTGCCAGACAATGGTTCTTGACCATTCCTCGGACATTGAGATCTTCAATTACAATCCCTTGGTGCCCCTGCACCAAGTCTGTTGTGGTTTTGTGCAGCAGATCATTTCGGAGGTTGGCTAACTCCAGGTGCTTCCGAGCCAGCTTGCCTACGGCTTTGCGTCTACTTGCAGATCCTTTTTGTTTCCGGCTCACGGATTTCTGAAGTCGCCTGACTTGTTTCTCCAGATTCCCCCACTTGCTAGAATGTTGAACCTTCCTTCCATCGGACATCGTGGCCAATGCTGAGATCCCAAGATCAACTCCAATAGCCCCTTTGGCTTTCGGGGGCTGGGAGATGACTTCAGTATCTACAGCGATAGCCGCAAACCACTGGCCCGCCGTTCGGCTCACCACGGCGGACATGATCTTCCCAGTGAAGCGAAGAGTCTCCCGCATCTTGACCCAGCCCAACTTGGGCACCCGGATATTCTTGCCATCGAGGCTGAACTTGTCATTGGCGATGCTGAAGCTATCCTTCGCCAATCCCTTTTTCTTGAACTTTGGATAGCCCGGTTTCTCGCCCGCTTTCACTCGCCTGAAGAAGTGTTGGAAGGCACCTTGGAGATTGTCAAAGGCACCCGCAGTACAGTCTCGGTGAACGTCGTAAGTCCAGGGCAGTTCAACTTTCCGAAGAGCGTTGAAATTGATCTTTAGGCTTCGCCCATTGGGTTTCTCTCCCGCCTCGTAGGCTTTCTTCCAAGCAGCCAGTGCCCAGTTGTACGTGAACCTGGCTGTACCACAGGCCCGTCGGAAGTAGTCTTCCTGGGCCGGAGATGGGATCAGCCGTATTTTGTGGGAGAGGATCACTCAACTACTCATTACGCAGCAAATAGGATTGTGGACGCCATGCCCACAACAGGCTGATGTGGCCCCAGGAACACAGCCAAGGCAGGCATCGTGCCCATCCCCTGTAGGGGGTTTCCCGCAACGAGCACACGAGCGTTTTCCCGTCGCCGCCTCTCCCGTGTCCTTATAGCGCCACACTTTGCCATCCCAAAAGGTGCGATGTCCGCGCTCCCAGGATTCAGCCATCGTTTCCATCTCCCGTTGGCTTCTCCGTGGCAGCAACTAACACTTTTTTCCTACCGCCCCTTCTCCCATACAGTCTGGCTGAGAAGGACGCGATTAGAGCCACTACGTCCTGGGCAAACTCTTGCTCAAATTCCTTATGCTCTTGCTCCTCTAGCACCACCACGTCAACACCCAAGCCCTCGCAGTAACCCTGGAACACCGTGAATCCATAGTGACATAATCTGTCCTTGTACTCCACCAACACCCGTTTCACGTCCCCGCCAGGTATCCGCTTGAGGAGCTTCTTGAACTGCTTGCGGTTGTCATTTAGGCCGCTGCCGATGTCCTTGAACAATTCTGGCTTCCAGCCTTCTTGGAGGCAGTGCTCCAGGAGCCTGCCTACCTGTCTGTCCAGGTTCTCTTTTTGTTTATGTGTGGAACAGCGACAGTATGTCAGCGTAACTGTCCGACGAATGGCGTCTTCGCCTCGGAGTCGTTCAATCTCGGACATGGGGATGAGCCGGTGATTACCGGGGCTCCTTACCGTCTTGATCTTTCCGGCTGCGTCCCAGCGCCTCAGTGTTCGGGGCGTTGTCCCCAGAAGCCTGGAGGCTTCCGACAAGGGCAGCAGCGAGGTCATAGTGCTCTTGGAACTCATCCGGCGTCATGTCCTCCGTAAGTGGCGGATCGATTGGGTAAACTTGGCCATCTTCCGTTTTGAACTCTGTCCTGCTCACTGAAACCACCCTCATTTTAGTCCTCCTGTTAGCCCTGTCAAGCCCCCTTTGTCCAAGTTTATCCAACTTTCTTGGAAGCGGCTTTAACCTCCAGGGCCGCGACGTGGAGCATCTCTGGGAACCGTTCCAGCTGCCCCAGGCTGGGGCCGGGGCAAGTAGCTCGAGTCATGATTCCACCTCGTTGGTCAGTAGCACAGCACACGTAACGTCGACGTCCCATGTCTCGTCGGTTTGCTGCGCGTTCCAGCGCGCGACGAACGCCCGCAACTCGTCAACAGCGTCCAGGTCGCAGTCCTCGTGGTGGTCGTCCAGCGCGTGTTCCAGGAGATCATCTGCGTCCAGGCTCGGGTGGCGCACCGAGCATGCCCAGACGTAGGCCGGCGGCTCGGTCTCCTCGTCGGCAAACCAATCGAGCAGGTCCGCGACAGACGGGGAGTAGCCATCGTTCCCCGTCCCGTCCCAGTACACGGGACCGTCGTAGTCCGACGCCGGGATGTGCTCGGCAGCCGCAAACCGCCTGGCCTCGCGAGCCGCCTCGCGAGCCACCTCGCAGGGGCCACAGAACAGCCGGTGCTTCCGGTCGTGCACCGCTCCGCATTGCTGGCAGGCAGGCGGTGCGCAGCATCGCTCGGCCATGCCCTGTGCGTTGCTCCCGTGGGACTTGGCGGTTCCGACCACGGTGCCGCACGAGCCGCAGGCATAGGCCACGACCTCGTCGGGGTTGGTTTGCTTCACCAGCGCGATGGGCTTGGTCATCGGGCGGGCTTGGGCTTGGGCTTGGGCTTGGGCTTGGGCTTGGGCTTGTTCGCTTCGTTCCATGCTTGTTCTGCCTTCTTCAGTGCGACCCCGAACGCCCGGGCGATGCCTGTGTATCCATCGACATCGACGGCGACGTAGTAGGTTCCGTTACGCAGAAGTCCATTCGCGATCCATGGCAAGCCCCGACGCCGGAGCGCGTCCAGGGCATAATCTAAATTGACCCAGCTCGTCTCCAGGGGGCGAAAGCGCGTGGTATGCGCCATGCCGTCGGGCGGGAGCAAGTCCTCCAGGTCAACTATCGTACGCAGTTTGGTCATCGACGGCTCCTTCGTTACAACGCGCCATCCCCGGCGCAGCAGGCATCGTCATCGTCATCATCGGCATCGGCATCGGCATCGGCATCGGCCCCCCGGGGGGTTTCCAGCAACACGTCGTCGTCACCGAAGGGCTTGGTCACGCGCCAAGAGTTGTTGTTCTCGATGACCTTCTGGTATCCGTTGTTGCGCATGTTGCTGCGGAGGATGTGGTTCTCCGGTGTATCCGGGATGTCATCGAGGGTCTTGACGGTACCCCCCAGGAAGAAGATCCCCGGTCGCTGGGTTACCCGGACGTCGGTTTTGAAGGCTTGGCCATTTTGCGTGAACTCGTCCCACTCCTTCACGTGGAAGACGAAGCCATAGGGCTTGGCCCCGTGCCGCTCTGTGACGTCCTTGGCCATTGCAACAGCGAGTTCCACGGATTGGGGCAGTGGGAGGTCCGGGATTTCCCGCGCGGTCTCCTCGTCGAAGAAAGTCCCCGGGGACAGGAAGACCGCGTAGCGCTTGGTAACGTGCGTGGGCAGATCATCTGGCATCCTATCTCTCCTTTGAAGCTTCGGATGTAGCTTTGGAAGTCTCAGCGCGCGGGAGCCACAGCAGAATAGCTGAAGCCCACGGTGCAACGGAACCCGGGGCCCGACCGTGATCGGGCCTGTCGTCTGGGTAGCGCAGTGCCTCGTGGGTCGGATCCAGGATCCGTTCGCCGTCCCAGACCACGAAGTGCAAGACGCCGGGATGGTTGAGGCTAGGCACCGTGAGGATGGCCGGAATGCGCAGGGACGGCCACACGAGCGATGGGAGCGCGGGGACCCCGTGCACTGTGAGGTATGCCGCCAGGGCTTCCTCAGATACCCCGTCTCGGCACGCGTCGGGGAAGCCCTCACGGACGGTCTCGAGGTCCACGCCCAGTACTGTGGCCGCGGCGGCCAATCCGCACTCGCCGTAGGCTTGTTGCTTGACCAGCCTCATTTGCCTCTCCGGGGCCCGGGTGGTGTACTCGGGCTCCGCCTCGCGACCGGCGAGGCCATCGGCGAGAGAACTTGCGTTTGTCCGACCCCGGGGCGCTGCATCACCCAGATGCCACGGATGCACAGGGAACTGCGCGTACCAGGCGTCTGCGTCGGACCACATGTTGGGCGCTTTGAACTCCACGTAGAGAACCTCGCACTCTTCGGGCTTGAAAGGCCCGAAGTACCGGTTGCCGAGGGTTTCGCTGCTGCGCCTCGTGGTCATCACTCCGCGTGTCCATGAGATGATCATACCGTCCTTCAGGACAGCGATGGCGCCCAGCCGGGCAGGCAGCTTGGAACCCCCGGTTGTCTCTGCTTTCTCTGCTTTGTTGTCTGCCATCGGCATGTCTCCTGTCTGCCCCGTTGGGGCTGAGTACGAGCCTGTACCGTGCCCCCGGGCTTCCGTGTCAGTCGCACGCCTGTTCGGCCGCTGCGGTAGCAGGGTCGCCGGGGCCCATGTTCCACCGGTCGGCGATGTGATCTGCTAGTACCGCGCAAGGGGCGCGGTCGTAGATAGTGGCGACGCACTCGACGTCGACAGGATCCCAGAACTTCGGGATGGGGTGCTCGCCGCACCCAGCAGCGTACACCTCGCGGTACGTGGTCTGGTCGCGTGCGTCCGCCTTGCAGGTGTCCATCCGAGCACAGATGCGGTCAATCTGCGCGCCCCGGTCCACGGCATCGCCGCACCCCAGGAGCCCCAGGCACCCAGCCAGCACCAGCCCTGCCGTCCCTGCTATTCTCGTCATCGCGGCTCCTCTGCATGTCAGGCATGTCATGTTAGAGAATAGGGCCTTGGACGGGCCTTGTCAACAGAGAACTCTTGCACCGGTCAAAGCTCTTTGCTACGCTGTTCGGCAGTGGCAAACGACCCGAGTAATGGTCTGCTGCCCCAGCACCCAGTGGCTTCGACGGCATCCTGTCTCCGAAGCCAAACCCGATAGCTGCGCCCTGTTGTAGCTCGATGGCCCCCCTGCGGCCCCTCAAACAACTCCTGGCAGGATGCTCTCGGGCAGGCCCAGAACACGGGCCAGTTCGTACGGCGTCAGTCGGTCGGCGACGGGGCTCTGGGCGTTCCACGGCCTCCGGAGGACGACGACGCGGCACGCCGGCGGCATCACGGCGCGGATCTCCTCGGCCTCCGCCGCGTGGTCTTCCACATGCAGCCATGGGCCGGAGTCCCTGGCGAGGAAGTCAGCCTTGCTGCTCACATGGTCGCAGGGGACTCTATCAGTGAAGCCATGGGCCGCGAGCCAGGCCCGAGTCGCGAGCATCGTGAGGCGCCGGTCGGCCCGCCGCGTGACGAATCGCAGGTCCCCGCCCAGCTTCCAGTAGGCCAGGAGGACTGCGTGTGTGTCAGGGTACGGGCGAACTTCGGACCGCAGGAAGTCATTGTTGGCCCAGAACTCCTGCAGGACCGCATCGATGGCGTCCCGAGAGCACAGCTCGGGTCGCAGGTCCTCCGGGAGCCCCCCCAGATAGCTCGAGGCCGCGTCAGCGATGTCCCACACCCGGATGGCTTCCGGGGGCAGCACGAAGTGGAAGACGCGGTAGAGCTTCAGGCACGCGGCGCCCACGATGTCAGCGATGACCCCATCGATGTCACAGTATACTCGTTCGAGCATAAGCCCTGCCTCCGTGTAGGCAGATGTGCGCCCGGCGCAGCGTCTTCTCATACCATGTCAGACATGGCATGTTAATATAGAGAAGGAGCCCGGGGCCTGTCAACCCCGAAAAACCTGGACAGGGCCGAGGCCTGCATGCGACTCTTGGAGTCGGGAGTATCTCGGCTGTGGTATGGCCGATGGCTACTCTGCAGACCCAGCGCTTCGGAACTCTCCGAATGCGCAACCCGCTAGCTGCGTTCTCAGCTAAGCGGTCCTGAACGCTATGACCTTGAGGGGCACTTGCAGGGAGAACGCGGTGCGCTGCGGATGTGCGTCGACGCGCTCGAGGAGGAGGGCCCGCGGGAGCACGAGGGTACTGCTCTTGCCCCAGGCGCTCGCCGGCCCGAGGTGACAAGCGGCGGTGGTGAGCAGCGGGAACTGCAGGGCGTCGATCAGCCACGTTGCGAGCAGCGCCCAGCACGTTTGTGGCGTGGCGGCCTCACGCAAGGCCTCGAAGTTGACGTACAGGCGAGGCATGCGCTTAGCCGCGTCCAACACCGCGTGCCACCGGTACCCGTCCTCAGGGGCGTGGTCTTCTGCCGCCAGGACCAGCCGCAGGTCGTTCAGGGGCTGATTGGCGTCGCGGAGCAAGAGCCTGGTCCAGATATCTCTCGTGAGGTCCTCGCGGAGGCCGACGTGCGGCGCCTCGCCCAAGGCTTGCTCCAGGGCCCCAAGTTCTGCGTGGTCCATCGTAGCTCCTCCGCCCCTTACGGGAGTTCTGGGCCGGTGGGCAGCGCCCAGAGGTTGATTATCTGCTTGTGCCGACGGCCGAAGGCCATTGGGGCTGCTGTGGCCCGCGTGGACCGGACCAGGCCGTCTGCCCGGAGTTGGAACAGGGTGAGGTTGGCAACCCGGTGGTCGAGGGCCAGGACCGCGCGGATGTCCCGCGTCGGGCTCTCGGGGTGCTGTCGGAGGTAGTCCAGGATGGCCTGGCGGCGCCGCGTGACTTCTTCCGTACGGTGTCTCATGGGTAACCGTTGCTCCTTGCGCCCCCGGGTTGCGGGTTGCGGGCCAGGGCCTCATCTGCTCCAGCGCGTCGGGCACTCCGGCCAGGTCGCTTACGACGCGGAAGGGCGCCCCCTCGGCGCCCAGGCGCTGCGTGAGTAGCTCGAACGTGCCTGGGTCCACCTCGACCCCGAGGGCGTCGTGGTGGAGCTGGTGCGCGGCGACGAGGGTCGAACCACGGCCGCAGCACGGGTCGAGGACCAGGCGGCGCTTCGGCGTATGGCCCCCCGCGGGCGGGACATAGTCCCGCAGGATCTGGGTCATGAGGTCCACGGACTTCTCGCCGCGGAGTCGCGAGCCGAGGGGCCCGGCCTTGGGCGGACCCTCCGCGATGTAGTAGCCGGCCGGGGTCCACCCACCGATAAAGGCCCGGGTGCGCGGTCTCGCCGCGTACACCAGGTAGGAGACGCAGGGCGGTCCGTCGCCCTGCATCCGGAAGCGGCCGCCGGGGATGATGGCAGGTACCCCGTGGAAGGCGTAGCGCCCCGCTTGCTGAAGCTCGTAGCGCCAGTGCGGGCCCAGGATGTCGTCGGTGACGGAGACGATCCAGCCGTTGGGCACGAGCGGGGGGATGACCCGGCAGAAGCTCTCGACGTGGGACGCGGCCCACGGCGGGTACCCGATGAGCCCTCGTGTGTGCCCATCGTTGGCATCGGAGGCGCCTGCGTTGTGCCCCTTGGTCGTGGCTTCGGAGTATGGCGCGTCGACCACCACGGCGTCCGCGGTAAAGCTCGGGGGGCTTGCGGCTGCGGCTGGGCCAAAGAGGTCGAAGAGGTCGAAGAGGTCTCCTTGGAGCAGAACGATCATCGGCGGCGGCTCATTCGCTCGCGGGAGCCTTGGGAGCCTTGGGAGCCTTGGGAGCCTTGGGAGCCTTGGGAGCCTTCCGTGGGCCCGTGGGGCGACTTGCCGGTGGGGCCTCCGCCTTCAGGCCGAGACGCTTGCGAACGCGGGGAATACCCTCGGCGAGGATACGGTCCACGAGGCGCGACCGGGGTACACCGGTCTCCTCGACGAGTGTGTCCAGGGCCTCGAGTTGGCCTGGGTCCACGGTGGTGTTCAGGGGGATGCGGAGGGGTCCGGGCGTCTTGTGGAGGGCCCGGGAGTGCACGTCCCCGAGGTACTGGCGGATACGCTGGTGGAGGTCCATGGGGAGAGAGTATGGCAGGCATGGCAGGCGTGTCAAGTAAATCGGGGTAACAGCCGAGACACATGGGCAAACGGGTTCCGGAAAGACCCGTGGGTGCACGGGGGCCTGTGGACGCATGGGGGCCTGTGGACGCATGGGGGCCTGTAGGTGCACGGGAGGATGTACCCCCGCGCCGTACTACTGGCTCGGTACTGCGTAGGGGTAGGGGGGAATACCCCTAGGGACTCGGTGCTCGGTGCTCGGTGCTCGGTGCTCGGTGCTCGGTGCTCGGTGCTCGGTGCTCGGTGCTCGGTGCTCGGTACTCGGCGGCGATTCGTGGTTTCCTGGCGGTCCATGGCTCGCGCTGGATTGCGGGGTTTCCCTGGATTGCTTTTCTGCCAGTTTGCCAGATCCCTGTGAAATTTCCGCGGGTTTCGTCAAGTCGATTCTCCGGTGCACAGCGGATCTGCATTACTGGCTTGATCGCGCGGGAATGGACCACGGCGGATTTTTTTCTTGATTGATTCCGTGGGTTTGCGAAATAGATTTTTTCGCAGATCTCATGACAAAGCAAGAAAAATTGCAAACTATGAAAAGTTTTCGCACCACGAACAGATTTTCGTAGTTTGCAAACTCTCGGTTTCCTTCCGTTTTCTGCCATTTTTCATTTTTTTTTCGGGTTTTACTGCGAAAAATTTGCATAGTGAAACCCCAATCGATCCGAAAAAACCCGAATGATTCCGGGCATTCGACCTTTGGCCCAAAATTTTCATAGTTCGATTTCAAGTTCATTCGCACAAGGAGCACACCATGGCAGCACGCGGCAAGGGGGCAGGATACCAGGGCAGCAAGTGGCTCCGTAGGGAGCGACGGCTGGCCCTGTACTCGCGAGACGGACTGGCGTGCTGCTACTGCGGGCACGGGGTGGAGGACGGGGCGGTCCTGACCCTGGACCACCTCCGCCCCTACTCCAAGGGGGGGAGCCACGCCAACAGCAACTTGGTGACCAGCTGCCTCCGGTGCAACAGCGCCAGGGGCACTCGGTCAGTAGCCGCGTTCGCCCGGGACGTGGCGGCATACCTGAACCACGGCGTGGCCGCAGAGGACATCATCCGCCGCATCCGCAACACGGTGCGCCGCACGGTAGACGTGCAGGCTGCCAAGGCCATCATCAACCGGCGCAGCGGCTACAGCGCCGCGCTCAACAGCTAACGCAAGGAGACGGGCATGAACACGACAATGGCGAGGCACTACGGACACGACGGCGGGGCTGCCCTGGACGGGCTGGCCCTGGTACTGGACAGGGCACTGACCAGGGCCCTGTTGGGCCTACAGTACACCGTGGCAGTACTGGCCGCGGGGGCCCTGGTAGCCACCGTTGTGGCGGGGGCACTGGAGCCGGCGGCCTTCGGGCTGCTGGCCATCGCAGTAGTGGCGGCGGGAGCCGCCATCACTATCGCCGCGGACGCCGCGGACCTGGAGGCGGCCCCGGAGGCGGCCCCGGAGCCGACCCCGGAGCCGACCCCGGAGGCGGCCCCGGAGCCGGGGGGGACCTGGGTCCCTCTGGCCAATGGGACGGGGGCCCTGTGGGTCCTAGCACTGGAGGCGGCCCCGGCCCCGGAGCAGGTGCTCCTGTCGGCGGTCCAGGACGAGGTGGACGGGGCCATGTGGGCAACCGAGAATCCAGCTCTGGGGCGGCCCTCACTGCTGGACACACACGGCAGCTTGGCGGCTGCGGTGGCGAAGATCACCGGCGCAATACTGGCCACGGTGCTCCTGGGGTACCTGGCCCCGGAGGCACTGGCGCTGGCCACGGTGGTACTACCCCTTTCGGGGTCCCGGAAGATGGTGTGGGGGGCAGCCCAGCAGCTGGAGGGCTGCGAGTGGGGCTACCAGCGGCAGCGCATTCTCTCGGGGCTGACCCCGGAGGAACAGGCCGAGGCCCTCCGACTGGCGCAGGAAATCCAGTCGGAGAAGGAGCGAGTCCAGGAGTACCGGCGGGAGCAGGCGGGCCGGGCATACCAGCGGGCGCTGGAGGCTGTAGGGCTTATCACCCTGCTAGCCGACGGGATTAGCACCAGGGCTAGGGAGCTGGTCGACAGGTTTAACACCCTGTCGCAGATTCGAGCCCACGGGACGGCCGTGGGTCCGGAGGAGTGGGCGGTGCTGGCCGCCACCACGGAGAGCTGGCTGGCGTCCCCATCAGGGCTGAGCGCGGCGCGGATGCTGTACTCCCGCCAGGCGCGGGACTTCCAGGAGGCGCAGGACCTGCTGGAGCTGGTGACAGGGCTCCAGGACGACGGACCCGAGGCCCCGGCCCCGGCCCCCGACATGAACCCGACGGGTGCGGGACTGGCGACGGTCCAGGCGTACCCGGCGGACCCGGCGGACCCCGGCCCCGACAACAGCCCCGACAACAGGGAGTTCTCGGATACTACTGGGATGTCCTTTGGGGACATCTCCCGCATGTTGCTGGCCGGGAGGGTGCTCTCCCCGAGCGCCTCAACAGAATACAAGCAGTGGTACCTGACCCTGCCCCCGCGCCTCCGGGGCGACTACGCCATGCCCAAGGCGGACCACCGCAACTAGGACAAGCGACTTGCCCCCCAGCGTGGTGCTGGGGGGCTCAACTAGCAACAGGAGACAAGACAATGGCTAGCACGAAGCAGACCCCGGCGGAGAAAGCACAGGCCATCCTGGCAGACCTTGGGTGCGAGGCGCTCCAGTCGGCCCTGGTCAAGCAGGCGGTGGCAGGCGCGGAGCGCAGGCTCCGCGTCCAGGCCCAGACCAGGACGCTGAGGTACACGGCGGACCTGGAGGAGACGGTGGCCCACGCGGGCTTCCTCTCCGGGCTCACCCCGGAGCAGGAGATGTCCTACGCCCGGGCCAAGGCGGTCAGCGCGGGCTTCGGCACCGTGGCCAAGGACCTGGCCACGGCGCTGGCCGGGGAGATCCGGGAGCGGCACGGGATCGAGGCCCCGGCCCCCAAGGGGCTCGACAAGGCCAAGGCCAACGCCATGACCGAGATCCTGGCGGCAACGACGGATCCCGGGGCCATCCGGGACCGCATGACCACGCTGGACAGCGCCAAGGACCTCGATGCGGTCAACGCCATCCTGGCCACCCTGGCCACGTTGGGCAACGTGGCGCCGGACAAAAGGGCCCCGGTGGGCAAGGTGTAGCAGCAAAAGCTCCGGCCCTTCGGGGCCGGGGCTTTGCCGGGCAAAGGCGCAGTCGCGGGGTTCGAATCCCCGGCCCGGCACCGAGGAGAGGAGAGCAATGGCACGCGGCAACGGTAGCAACGGGACCGTCCCGCAGCGACAGGTTGAGGCGACCCTCCGGGTTCGCCTCGACTACTGGACGCTGCGTCGGCGTGGCGTGCCAGAGGACATGGCGCGGGACTTGTCCCGTGTCACGGCCCGGTACGAGTCGGCCATGCTGGGGGCCGAGCGTACCTTGCAACAGAGGGGCACAACCGTCCAGGAGCGGGAACGGGCCCGTTCGGTGCTGGACGGGGCACGGGAGCGCCGTAAGGCCCTCTCGGGTGCTGGCCCCCGGCAGAAGCGGGTTGTGGAGTCCCCGAAGCACTCGGGGGTTCCGGCGGGCAACCGGGAAGTCCAGGACAACACCCTGGCTTTGTGGACCGCAGCGCAGTCCACCCGTTTCCCGCGGCCCGACGCGCTGGCCCGGATGTCAGGTGACATCCCGGCGGTCATGGCGTCCATCCCGGAGGACCGCGGCCCCCGTAAGCGGGGCAAGCGTAAGCGGGGCAAGGGGCGGACGCGGCAGCGGGCCGTGGCCGCTGCGACACGGGGGGTGTCGGAGCGGTAGGAAGGTGTGCCGCTGAGGCACACTATCTGGCAGTGAAGGTGTTGCTGCCGGAGCGCACTGCCCGGAATGGGTAGTGTGGCACCTTGACAACCGAATACGCCGCATGTCTCGCCGCAAGGCTTGCAGACATGGGCCACCCGGACCTACAAGGTTCCCGCAGTACCCCGATGGGGAGTCCTGCCGCGGAGATACCAGCTTCATGTCCCCCGCGGTCGCTAGGTTCCGGGTGCAAGCAAGGGTACAGTCAGACGCTTGGCCGCAATCGGCCAAGCACATCTGGCAGCGTCGGAACGCGCCCCCGGGCTATGCCTTGGGGCTGCTGGGGGTTCGACTCCCCTTGCTGCCACCGAGTGTGGCATTTTGCCCCAGTTGGGGCAGTTGGGGCATTTTGCCCCAGTTGGGGCATTTTGCCCCAGTGGATTGGGTATGCCAGGAGAGACTGGGGTGACTGCACCCCCCTCGCCATGGCACCTCACTGGGGAATTTCTCCCCAGTTGGGGCGTTCTGCCACACCCCACCGGGGCATTTTGCCCCACAGAACCTTACCTTACCATACCCCACAGGTAGGGCGATGTAGGTATCCTGACCAGTCGGTCATCTCGTAGCCCCAACTACCAAACTGACCAGTCGGTCATCTCGTAGCCCCGGCTAACTGGCTGACCAGCCAGTCAGTTTCCGGGGCCCAAACTGTGGGCCACGGTCCCCAACCGACTACTGGGGGGCGAGCCAGGACCCACGGGTTCCCACCCGACCTGGCCCGCCCCCTATCCCTCCCGGCGGAGGACCGGGCAGGTGGCTCCCAAGCCGCCAGCCCCGGGGGTTCGACACCCCCGGCCGGGACCGCGCTGCGGACTCTGAGCCAATTCCGGCTCCGAGCCCGACAGCCGAAAGCCAGGCACACGGGAGGGGTCTCTCGACCCACATCTCCCTACCTGACTTTCACCAGACGGAGCGAGCGCTGATATCGGCTGCTGCTCCCCAACCGTGATGAGCCCGGCCAGTACCCGGGCGAAGGAGACATCACCATGAACCAACTACTCGAACGCGTCCTGCGGGACGCAGCAGCCCGCGGCGACAAGGCCGCGGCCTGGGCCCTGAGAAAGGTCCAGGAGGAGCAGGCCCGCCTGCTCCGCAATTCTGCCCGGAACCCGCTGCCCCCCGCGAACGGGGGCCCGGTCGCTGACCGGACCGACCCGGCCGCCGCGGCGGCCAGCCGCGCGGCCCGGCGCGCCGAGGCAGAGGCCCGGCGCATCGCCGAGGCCAAGGCCCTGGCGTTGGGCGGCCTCGTCGAGGCCTCCTGGACCGCCCACGTGGCGGCGACCCGGGCTACCGCCCGAACCGCGGCCGACCTGCGGGTCGGCGCGGTCCTCGAGGACGCCGGGGCCCGCGCGGCCCTGGCGCTGGAGGAGGGCGACCTGCGGGCCGCCCTGGCGCAGCTCCGCCAGCTGCGGCCGGCCGAGTGGGCCGGCGCGGCCGCCGGGGCCCTGGCCCCGGCCGAGGCCGCCGAGGCCGCCCAGGCCCTCGCCCGGGCCGAGGCCCAGATCCTGGGCCTCGTCAGTGCGGTCGCCCGGAGCCTCCGGTGCGAGCCGGAGGACCTGGGCGAGCTGGGCGCGGCCCAGCTCGACGCCATCGCCCGGGCTTCGGCCCGGGCCCGCACCGCCAGCCAGGCCGCCGAGGCGGCCGGCGAGGCCGCGGCCGAGGCGGCCCCCACCCTGGAGCTGCTGTCGCAGCTCCAAGCGGTGCTCCGCACCGCGCAGGCCGAGCGGCGGGCCGCCGAGGCGGCCCAGGGCCGCGTTCGCGGCATGAAGGCGGCCCGGCGGGGCCGCAAGGGTGGCCAGCGCCACCAAGCCCAGGGGGCCCAGGGGATGGAGTTCACCTCCGATCCCAAGGCCGTGGCCCGGTGGGCCGAGATCGCCGAGGCCATCCCGGCCCTGGCCCCGGCCCCGGCCTACATGGACAAGGAGGTCACCCCGCTGCCCCGGTTGGGGGACGTGGTGGTCCTGAAGCGCTGGTCCTTCGGGGCCAAGCGCTCCGGGGTGAAGGTGACCCCAGTCGCCCCGAAGGGGGGCCGCCCGTAGTGGCGCACTCCTACGGCGACCTGATGGTCGCCTGGGCACTGACGGAGCCGCGTTGCGGCGCCGTCCGGCTCCTGCCCTTGACGGCCGAGCTGGAGGCCGAGGACATCGCCCTCGGTTTCCTGGAGCTCGAGTTCGCCCTGTTCCTGGGCCAGCTCGACTCCGCCGCCACGATGCTCCGCGAGGAGCCCGTGGACCAAGGCGAGGGGCTCCTGGACATCCCGGAAGTCCCGGAAGTCTGGGGCCCGGGGCCCGGGGCCCGGGTTCTCCCGTGAGTAGTTATCGGGAGGTGCCCCTGCGCTGGCAGGTGGAGGGGCCCCTGAGCGCGGTCTGGCCGCGGTTCTGCGCCGCGGCCGGAGCCTTCGACGGCATGACGCCGGCGGCGGCCGTGGATCTCTGCCCGGTGGCCACGCGGCCGGCCGACGTCTGGGTAGCCGCAATGGCCGCCTGGGACGTGGCCTGCGGCGAGGCTGGTGTCGGGGGGGACCGCGGCAACCCGGAGCCCGCACCGTTCCTGGTGCGGGTGCTGGGGCACGCCTGGGAACTCCGGTACGGTTCCGGAGCCAGCCAGGCCGTGCTGACCGGCACGACGCAGGGCCACACGGTCCGTCTGACCGTGGAGGGCCCGGGGTCCGCCCTGGAGTCCGTGGCGACCCGCGTCGTGGCGGCCGGCGGTGTCCCGTGGGACACCACGTCCGACTGGAGCCTCGCACCGACGGAGTCGGGCTACTGGTCCTGCGACGTCCGGCCAGCGGAGCGGGCGCAGTGGCTCGCTGACGTACTGCGCGCCGAGGCCCGGGGTGACCGCTAGTGGCTGCCACCATCGTCGCGTTGGTCTGGAGCCGCACGGCCCTCGGGGCTGTGCGACTGACAGACCCGGCCACGGGCAAGTCCCTGGGGATGGCAGCCGCGCTGCAGCTCGCGGGTCGCTGGCCCGACGTGCTGCGCACCGAGGCCCGGCGCCAGCTTGGTCTCGGGGCCGAGATCTCCTCGGAAGATCTGAGCCCCGACTGCCCCGACTGCGAGGCCGCGCAGTGATGCGCGCCCTGCAGCGCCGCATGGGGCGCCTCGCCAATGCCCGAGCGGCAGCCCGCCGCAACATGCGGGACGCCGAGCGGACCTGCCGGGAAGCCCGCCAGCGGGTAATCCGGGAGAACGGCGCCCTGTCAGCGGCCGGTGCGCTCGAGCTCGCCGAGGCCACGCGGGGGGAGTCGGCGGCTCGCCGCGACTTCGCCCGGGCGTCCGAGGCGTTCCGCGACGTGGAGCGGGAGTTCCACGCCGCGCGAGCGCTGCGCAGCGAGATGCTGCGACGGCTTCCGGAGCCGGAGCGCTGGTCAGCGCTGAGCCACGCGGAGCTCGGCCGGATGCTGCGCTCCGTGGACCGCGTCCCCACCCTCGCGTGGGGCTGGGGCCTGGACCCCGCGAGCCCCGCGCAGCCGGACGCGTGGGCCCGACTCCGCTGGGTCCTGGCGCTGTTCGCCCAGGACGAGGAGAGCCGCCGGCGGCTGCGCCGAATCGCCGCCCGCCAGACCCGCCAGACCCGCGAGGCGGGCACGGGCACGGTGCAGGCGTGAGCCGCATCGGTGGCCCCGACTACGTCTGGGGCCCGCGCCGCGGGTTCACCCTGGCCTCCGAGGGCGAGGGTCGGAGCTTGATCTGGGCCGTGGCCGAAATGACGGTTGGGCCCGGAGGCGCCGTGCCGGACTGCACGGTCACGGTCAACCGTCCCGGGCCGAACCGGCGCCGGGAAGTGGTCGTGCGGTCCGTGTCGCTGGCCGAGCTTGCCTTCCTGGTGGGCCACGCTCGGGGTCTCGGTCTCGGCCTGTCAGAGCCGGCGACGCGCCGTCGTCTCCTGCCCTGGGAGGTGACGCAATGAACCCCGCCGACAACATGTGCCGTCTCGGCGTGGCCAGCGCCGAGCTGGGGGCCGCCACGTCGCGGTACCGGGGAGCCGAGCAGGAGGCCCAGGCGGCCTGCGTGGCCGCCCTGGACGCGCTCCGGGTCGCAGCGGATCTCGCCACCACGGCGCAGATCCTGCTCGACGACGCGGCCCGGCGAGCCGCTGAGGTGTCCGACGCGGCCAAGACGGTCGCCCTGCGGGCCCTGCAGGCTGCCGGCTCCCGCACGGTCGCGCGTCGGGGGGAGGCTCAGGCCGACCTGGCGCGGGCCGTCGCGGACACCCGGGCGGTCACGTGGGGCGCCCTTGCCGACAAGCCGCTGACGGCGCTCTGCTTGGGAGCGCAGCTGAGCCTGGCGCGGGCCACGGTCGAGAGCGTGTTCGGCCTGTTTGCCGGGCAGCGCGATGCATGCGGCGGCGTGGGCGCCGACGGCGAGTGGCACCAGCGTGCCCTGCCGGAGCTCTCGCGGCTCGAGCTTGAGATGCTCGGGCTGCCGGAGCGCCAGCGGGCGTTCGCGGCCCGGCTCGCTGATCGCGGCCTCGCCGTCATCCAGGCGGCGTGCGTCGTAGAGCCTGGGCGGACCCAGGGGTTCGACCCAGCCGCGTGGGCCGCGACGGACACTGTCCCGCTCGTGGTCAACGACTGGGGCGACCCGGCTGACGCGGCGATGCACCAGACCTGGGTGTTCGTCGTGAGGCCCGCGGACGGCCTCAACTGGAACCCGGACGCGGAGCCGGGAAGCCGGGAGGGGCTGGATCAGCGCCTCGCGCTGAACGCCTACCTCACGGCGTGCTACGCCGTGGGCTCGGGTTCGTCGCGCACCCCTGCCCCGGGAGCAGCCCGATGACCGCGCAGCGCGCCGCGGTGGAGGCGGCCGTCCGCTCGGCGGGGGGCCGAGTAATCGGCAGCCGGGTCTCCATGGCCTGGGGGAGGGCCCGACCGGGCTTGCTCCTGGAGCCCTGCAGCCTGAGCGAGGCCCGACCGGACTCCTTCGACCTCGTGGTCTGGGAGACCCCGGCCGGGTCAGCCTGCAACGGGCTCTCCCGGGCCCTGCGGGACGGGGCCCTGCACTGGGTCACTGAGCCCATCCGCCGGTGCCTGTCCCTGCAGGTCGTCCTGCCGGGACTGAGCTACGTGGCGCCCCACGCCACGAATGGCCGTGGGGACGCAAGCGACGCCCGGCTGCAGAGCTTTCTGCAGCGGGTGCGCGCGTTCGTCGCCAATCCGGTGGCCCCGGTGGTTCCTGGGAAATCGCCGGCTCCCGGCGGGCAGGGGCTGGGCGCCTGATGGCCAGGTCTACCTGCCGTACCGGGTGGGCCCGGTATCGCCGGGGGCTGTCTCGGGGGGAGCAGAACCGCCGAGCCCTGGCCGACGCCCTGGCCGCCCTGGCCGATGACCGGAGCACCCTTGAGGGGCTTCCGGACGTCGAGCCGGTGGGCCAGGTCGAGGACCTGGTACTCGACCAGGTCGAGGACCTGGTACTCGACCAGCTCTGGGCCCGACCGGCCCTGGTCGATGCGTTGCGAAGTATGCCCTCCGTGGCAGTACTCCGCGATGCCCTGGCTCCGCCCGAGCCGGCCGACTGGGAGGAGGCCATGGCACGGCTCCTGGAGAGCGGTCCGATGCTGATGATCGCACCCCGGGGGCGGACCTGCCGTGACCATGCCAGCGCCGGTGCGCGGCTACTGGGGGTCGGCGGGGAACCGATCTCCGTGCTCCTCCAGCGGGCCCGGGAGCAGAGCCAGTGGCGATTCTAGCCGCGACGATGTACGAGATCGTCGTGGGGGGCAACCGCACCGTGTATCGTGGCCCGCTCCAGGATTGGATCCTGAAGGGAGCCTGCACGGCGCAGGTGGCCCCCTTCGGGCCGCGGTACCACGTCTGCGGTCTCGTGCTTGACGAAGCCCGCGAGGTTGCGGTGGGTCGTTGCGAGTTCCGCGACGAGACCGGACAGGCTGCGGCCGGGCACGGGTCGCGAACGCACGCGGCCCGATACGACGACTGGCTCGCGGACCGCGTGGGCCAGACCCCCGGGGTGGGCTACTAGCCATGCCCGCGATGTTCGTGTGCTATCTGAGGGGGCAGGTCCGCAGCGGCGCCAGCCTGTGGCGGCCGCATCTGATCGGCGCCGACCTGCGCGGGGCCGACCTGCGCCGCGCCGACCTGTGGGGCGCGGACATGACCGACGCCGACCTGGCCGGCGCCAACATGTACGGCGCCGACATGCGGGGCGTCGTACTACGGGGCGCTGACATGCGCGGTGTCGTCCTGGTCGGAGCGGACATGACCGACGCCGACCTGGTCGGCGCCGACCTGACCGACGCGGTCATGAGCCGCGCCGTCCTGCACGACGCGGACCTGTCAGACGCGGACCTGTCAGACGCCGACCTGGTGGACGCCGAGATGGACCGCGTGGTCCTGGCCGGCGCAATCCTGGTCGGCGCGGACCTGACCTGCGCCGACCTGGCAGGGACGTGTCTCGACCCCGCGGCGGGATGGCCGCCGCAGGACCTGTCCGCATGGGGGCGGCTGCCGGACGGCCGGCTGCGCGGATGGCGCACGCGTCGGAGCACGCACGCTGACGCTACCGACTACGAGCCGGGCGTCTACGGGGCGCCGTGGTTCTCGGTCGACGAGACGACCGATTGCCACCCCGGGTTGTATCTGTTCCCGCGGCGCGCCGAGGCCGAACGGTGGGACGGCGAGTTCAACGGCGGGGGCGTGATCGCCGTCGCCGTCGAGGCGTACGACCTGCTGCGCGCCGGCGACAAGTGGCGCTGCCGGCGGTTCGAGGTGCTGGCGTGAGGACGCCGGCGCAGTCCACTGTCTCGGCTAAGGCATTGGCCGAGGTCGAGGCTGGAGCCTCGCTGGTGCAGCTCCTGGTCGCTCGGCGACCGCGCCGGCCTCACGCCAACGGAGCGCCTGGGGACTGGTGGTGCGACTACCGGCTCGTTGGGACGTTGCCCGACGGCAAGTGGCGCATGGAGTGCCAATACCTGCACGACGAGGACTCCGAGTACTGCAACGGTGTGGACTCGCACACCGGGCTGTGGTGTGCGTATTACTCGGAGCCCACGGCTGCGAAGGCCCTGCTGGCCCTCGCCGGCGACTCCGGGTTCGACAAGTCCATGTCGCTGCACCCGGTGCACAAGCTCGCCCTGCAAGCCAGAGACCTGGAGCACCAGGTCTACAGCGCACAGGCCAAGCTCTCTGACAAGGCCAAAGCCGCGCGCCGGGAGACAGTGCAGACCGCGGCCCAGGGGGAGTACATCCGGCTCTTGAAGAAGCGCCGGATCCACTCCAAGGCTATGCAGGGCCTGGCCCCGGAGGCCATGGTCGAGGTGTGTAAGACGACCGCCCGGGCCTTCCGCGACCAGTTGCTCGTGGAACTAGCCGCGCAGGAGCAAGAGTACGAGCGCGTGCTCCACGAACTCGAAGCCGAGTTCCGCATGGCCTCGGCCCGACTCGATAGCACTTGCGACGCCCTCCTGGGCGTTGCAAAGGAGTAGCAATGGCAATGGCAACGACGACAATGGCAACGGCAACGGCCGTCGGCGGGGTTCTGCCCCGTGCGTACGACGTGACCGAGGAGATGGGGCTGGAGGGGGGCGGCGACGGGTGCGTAGCCGTATGCCTCGCCGAGGCCCCCGACTTCGTCATGCTGCCCGGGGGGCTCGGGGGCGGCAAGGCACGGGTCGTGGAAGTCGCGACCTGGCCATGGGCCTGCCTCAGCCCGGAGTGCTCCGGGAGGGGCCAGCCGGTGCTGGTGACCGACCAGCGAGTCGACGGGCTCGCCCTCGCCCTCGCCGTGGTCTGCTGCGTGGCGTGCGGGCAGTTCCTGTTCGTGGCGCTACCGGAGCCGGGCGACTCGGGGGCCGCGCTGTGAGCGTTCCAGCGGACGGCCTGAAGAACGCTGTGGAACTCGGGGGCCACATCATGTGGCACCCGAACGTGGCAATGCCCGGCGGCCTGAGCATGCCCATGCTCACCTCGGGCGCCTGGGCCCTGTTCCACCCGGGCCTTGCGTCCCATCGAGGGATGGTGGGCAAGTTCTTCCGGGCCGCCGTCAGGTCGGTGGCGACGGCAGCAGGCAAACTGGACATGCTGGACATGCTGGACATGGGCCGGCCCTGGCGATTCATCGCCGGGGACACCACCGTCGTCTACGAGACCGCGGTGCCGAAGAGCCTGGTAGGGGTATTCCCCCCGAGCGGGGTCTTCGCAGCCGTCTCGTTGCCAGCCGGGGATACCGCAGCTCGGTTCACCCCGGGCGAGTTCAACTGGACGGCGGAGCTGCTCCCGGGGCTTTCGGGGCGCTACCGCTGGGCCACGACGACGACGACGATTCCGGCTCAGGGGCGCTGGTCGCCCAAGCACCCGACGCAGTTGGTGGGCCTGACGCAGGGTACGGAGCCGGTGGCTGCGGCGTTGCTGGTACTCCCGTGGGCCAATCTCATGGGCGTACTGGCGCTCGAGAAGCTTGGCATGCAGCTCTACTCTCGGCTGGAGCCGGGCGTCGCGGAGACCGAGCACCGGCTGGCCTTCAACGCAGGCCCCATGCTCCTGGTAGACGATACCCGGTGCGTGGTTGGTCTGCTCATGCCGAGCCGACCGGCAGTGTCTGTCGTGGTAGCCACGCAGAGTGTGTCGCTGTGACGCGCGGCGAGATGGCGCTGATGCGGAACCACGCCGAGGTGGTCGCAGAGGCCGGGGGCATGGGCTACACCCATGTGCTCACGGCTGATGGGCCTGTTGCTCTCGCCGATTGGGCCCCGTATGGCTTGCCCGGTGAGTACGCCGGGCAGCTTGCTGTTCGAGACGGCAAGATCTGCGACGGGGCGATTACCGAGCGCCCGTCGGGCATCTGGGTTCTGCTCCGCGACGTATCCGAGTACGCGCGTACGAGCCACCGGACGGCCCGGGTCAAGCCGCCGGGCTTCGAGAAGGTCCAGCCATCTCGCGGGCTGACGCCAGCCCGAGAGCGTGTGCTCCGGATGCAGAGCAGTACTCGACTCCCGTTCGTGCACTGCCCTGTGTTCTGGGGCGACACATGGCGTAGCATGCCGAAGACCGAGCACAAGATGCTCGTCGGTCTGTTCTACGGCGGGTACCTCTCGCTGTTCGAGGTACTCGGCAACCTGCCCGGGAGCCACTTGCCCAGTCGGGTCGGGGCGCAGAGCGGCCGGCACTTCCTCCTCGCCCGTGTGGCGGCGGAAGCCGACAGCTCGTCTGCGGCCAGATGAACAGCATGGGAAGCTGGTCTGAGCGCCCCGTGATTGCTCAGATGTCGCAGATGGGCAACAGGTTCTCATTCCACCTGTCGTATGACGGCGAGGTCACGTACCGTTGGCACGGAGCCGCGCTGCGGGCGAGTGACCGCGGGGGCGGGGGCGGGGGCGAAGACAGTGACGCGCGTCTCCGTGCTCGGCACGCGGCCCCGTGGTGCCCGTCGTCCTTCAATCGCGGCGTGTGGCCCTACCAGGTTGCTGGGGTCGGTACGGTGTACTTCGACTCGGCGCCCGGCCTTGGCGCGCCGCCGGTGGAGGCCGTTGAGCAGCTGTGGGCAATGGCTCGCGAGGGGTACATGGAGCACCTGGCGCATGCCGTGGTGCACGGGTACCCGGCTGAACCGATCCCGGTTCGGCTCGTGCCAGTGTACTTCGACTCGGTGGCCGGAGCCTTCATGACGACGGACGGGCGTCCGGCGCACATCGAAGCCGATGGCTTCCGTGACCCGGCGATGCCCGCGGTCCACTGGACCCGATGCCCGGAGTGCGGAGAGACCTTCGTGCGTCGGCAGCCGCGCCAGGAGGAGTGCTGGGCCTGCACGCCGGCCCTCTGGGTTCTCGGGACGAGCCCAGACTGCTACCGGGTGCCTCACGGCGTGCCTTCGGGCGAGTCGTTCTTGTGCGCCCCGAGCGCCACGGTCTGATGGCGCCCCCAGCCAATCGCTTCGGGGGCCCGCTGACTCCGGAGGGCATGGAGTACCTGGGACTCGATGCTCATGGCTTCCGGTACTACGACGGCAGGGACGGATACGTCTACCAGCAGTACCCGGAGAGACCGTACTGGGACCGAGGCTGTGATCGCCGTGGTGAGATGAACGGCTGGATCTGCAGCCGGGACGTGTGGGCGACCACGTTTCACAAGCTCCTGGTGGCAGATGGATAGCATTGCGGCGTTGGCAAGGTGCCAGGTGCGCAACCTGGCAGGCGACCTGACCACGCTCAAGTACCCGGGGGTCTTCGCTGTGGAACTCCGGGAAGGCATGAGCACCGTCACCGTGAGCGCCCGCGCGGGAGCCCGGGGCTGGGTCCTCGAGCATCCGGACGAGGATCGGTACGCTCGGGACTTGGCTGTTCCCTCGAAGCAGCCCTTCGTCTACATCGGCTGGGACCAATCGGACTCTCGGGTCGGTCGGCAGTTCGATGGCGGGTATGCCCCTGAGCTCTTTCGGCAGACCGACGGCGTGGTGCTCGCGGCGCAGGTGGTCCCGCTACCCGGTGGGCCCGTGCCGATCGTCGTTCCGTGCTTGCACCCGCAGGTCAAGCCGGTGTGGTGCGGATTGGGGCCTGTGGGCCAGTGGATCTCGGTCTGCACATGCTGCAAAGCAGAGGTCCTGTAACCACCGCGATGGGCAAGCCCGAACCGTGGCCGCTGAGTTCCTGGGACGAGGTGTTGGAGCTGTGGCAATCGCACGAGCGTGGAGCCCGGCGTATGGGGGCCATGACTCTGCTCTGGCAAGAGGCCGTGTGGCGTCTCGTGGACCGGTGGGAACGCCAGGCATACCCCAGGCGCAAGCCCCTACCGTACGTGCCCCCGGCTACAGGCTATGGCCCCGGGCAGAGCCGAGCGTCTCTCGAGGGAGACTTGCCGGATCGGCGCCGGCGAGAGCGCTGCGACCGGGCCAGCGCGATCATCGCTGAGCGCGGGCTCCTGCTGCGAATGGAGGCGCTGAACGAGCAGGGCCGGGCCCGCCGGTCCTGGGCATCCTGGCGCATCTGGAGCGCCCTGTGGGGGGCATTGGGACTGAACGCGCCGTCGTCGTCGTCGCCGCCGTCGCCGGTCGTCCTGACCGGTGCTATTCGGCGTCCGAGCTGGCTGATGCCCCGAGAGCGTGGGCTGACCCATGTGTTCACCTCGGACATATGGTCCGCGGGCGCTGCAAACCAGAGTGACTCCGACGGATACATCAAAGCCCGGGCGCGCATCGTAGTCGGGGCTCTGGCCGCCTGGGGTTTCACGGCCGAGCAGCGGCCTGTTCGCCTTGACAAGGGCCGCCGGGGGCCGGCGCGGTACCACGGCGTCGACCTCGACCGCGTCGAGATATGGGCCAACGTGCCAGAGCCCAAGGGCCTGGCAGCCTTGCTCACCGAGCAGATCGAGCTGCTCTGGCGCGAGTTCTATCGCGAGGAACTCTATCTGGTGAGCGGCGCTGCCAACCTCAAGGTCATCTACGGTCCCTCCGAGCCCAACTACTGGGACGGCCCGCGGGGACATGGACGGGGGGCTGGAGCAAGTAAATGAAGTGCTTCGTACTGATCGTGCCGCATGATACGCGGCTGCCCAGCGAGGTCATCGCTCTCGGAGGGGGCTGTGTATCCCCCTCGGAGGCAGCCGAGCGCTGGGCCCAGCAGCGCATGCGTCTGCGCCCCGACAGGGGCTTGCCCGCCATGACGTGGCAAGCCCACGAGGGCGACTGGGGCTCGGCGCTTATCGGTTTGCATCGACTGGAGCAGACCACCGGAAGGAGCAAAGGGAGCAGAGCATGAGAACCAAGGACAGAGAGTCGCTGAGTGGCATCGCCTCAAAGTTGATCTCAACGGCCCAGGCGGCGTACCCCGACGGCGAGGACTTCATCCAGCCGGACGCGGAGGGAGATGGACTGGCCAAGTTCATCTACCATGAGTTGATGGACGCCTGCGTCGAAGCCGAGTCCGCGCAGGAGGCTGCGATGCAGGCCATTGGCATGATGGAGAGAGCTGCCAGAGAACTCGACGCTGTGCAAGAAGCCATGGAAGACCTGGCCTCGGAGCCTTCCTCGTGAAGCGCCCGCACGTTATCCGCAGCGGTATCACGCGGATCACCCGGGACAACCTGGCCTATGGCTCAGGGCCCAGCGTCGAGATGAAGCTCGTTCGTGAGCTGGCCTGGGTCCTCCAGGAAGCAGAGGAGAGATGCTCAGTGAGTGTCTCCTGGCCGAACCAGGAGAAGGCCGCTGCGTACTTCAACGAGCACGGCTTCGTGGAGACGCTGAAGTACATGATATCGCTTCGCGCTGCACTGCCGGAGGTACCGGCGCAGTCTGAGGAGGAGTAGCCAATGCTGCGGCAGTACGTCTGTGACAACTGCGACACCATCTTCCAGGAAGGAGACGCCAGTATTGAACCGCTTGGCATCGGACAGTGGGGAGCCTGCGAGCCGGGCTGCGAAGTGCCTGCCGGGGTGTGCCCGTGCGGAGCCATGGTCTATCTCGACGATGAACTGTCCGAGATGGGCAAGCTGCGCAACGCTGCGCGGGCCCTCGTCGACCTCGTGAACGTCACCGGGGGCGTGCGCCGGCTCGAGTCTGGGCTGCACGCCCCGGTCTGCGACGAGGACTGGATCGACCTCGGCGAACTGTATGTCTCAGTCTGCGACCTGCTCGGCGAGGAGCCGAAGATCGACGACGAGGAGGTATAGCAATGTCTAACACCCTCTCCGTGGACCGCAGCGGAGGCGACATCGACGCACACGCCAACGTGAGCTGGGAAGACCCCGGATGAGCGAGGCCCAGGCCCGCGCCTTGCAGGCTATCTACGGCGGAGAAGTAGACTCAGTAGGCGGGGGCTTCTACCGCCTGGTGGTCACCGGACGAAGCACGGTCACGGTGTTCGATGCTCATGGGGTCTACCAGTGGAGCACCCACAGACTCTGGGTACGCCAATGCCACCACGACAACGCTATCTATCTCGACTGACGGAGGAGTAGGGGATGCTGGACAAAGAAGCAATAGAAGCCCAGTTCGAAGCCCTGTGTCAGAAGCACGAGGTCCCAAACGGAGTACTGCGTGAGGCCCTGAAAGCCGCCGTGTGGGACATCGCAGAGCACCTGGCCCAGAAGCGCAAGGCGTTCTACTGCGTAGGCCGGTCTGTGCAGGAGCTGGGGAATGCAATCGAGCATGTGGAAGATATCCTGAGCACGGGGCATCCATGTGGTCTGGAACTGTCGTGGGAAAGCCTAGTGCTCTTCGCGTCGAAGCGTGCTCCTGGCTACATCGTCGTCGCGTTCCTGGAGAAGCTTCTCCGGGGCCAGCGCACGAAAACCGGAGGCTTAGGCAACCATTGACCTGCGTCTGGTTCGGCCTGATGACCGCTGACAGCTTGGTGCCCACGGACATGATCCTGGACGTGGTCTCGTTCCTGGGCCTGCGGCGCACCGAGTACTGCTCTCGACGTGCGCCGGAGACGGGCCACCACATGCTCTGCGTCGTGGGGCGTCACGCCGACGCCGTGGAGCAACGGCTCAGGCACTTTGCCCAGCGGTATCCCGGGCACGAGGAGTACTAGCCGCCACCGATGCCTTGCGATGTGAAGACTCTGCAACAGCAGGAGAAGCTGCTGCGGGAACAGGCGCTGGCCGCTCTGGACGCCGAGATCGCGGCGGGGCGGAAGTCGCTGGTGGTCGGACGCGACGGGCGGGTCCACATCGTGGGCTGGTCCGGGACGCTGGCCGCCGGAGCCGGCTGGCATGAGTCGTGCGCGGTGGCGCGATTGTTTCGGGAGGGGAGTTGGCTGACCCGAACGAAGATGCAGCAGCAGGGAGTCACGGCAGGGGCCGTGGCCAAGACGCACAGCCACTAGAGAGGGAGAACAGCAGATGTGTAAAATGCAAGAAACCCTGGCTTTGTACCTGAAAGCCAGGTACTCAATTATCTGGATTCGATCGGCGGAAGAGCGCCGGGTCCAGACCACGGTCCAGGCTATCGCCAATGCCATGAACAGGGGCCTGTGGCTCTGGAGCATCACCTCGGGGTTCACAACGCCCACGGGGAGTGGGTCGGAGCCCGTGATGGATCCACAGCAGGCGCTGATGACTATCCGGGAGAAGACGACCTCGGACATCTTCATCCTGTGGGACTTCCACCCCTACGTGGCCGGCGACAACCCGGTCAACGCGCCGGTCATTCGTGGGATGCGGGAGCTGGCACACGACCTGAAGGCGTCGTCGGCGGCTTCTTGCCGGAGCGTGATCTGCGTGTCGCCGGAGATCACGCTGCCAATAGAGTTGCAGTCCGAGGTGGTCGTTCTCGACTGGCCCTTGCCAGACGAGGAAGTGCTCACGCGGGCCGTCGCGGACATCGTGTCGGCGCTTGAGCCCGCGGTGCAGAACCGTATCTCGGAGGACCGGAGCCCGATCGTGCAGGCGGCTCGTGGCCTGACCCTGGCCGAGGCAGAGGACTGCTTCGCTCGGTCTGTGGTGTCGGTGGGCACCCTGGACCCGGCGATCATCTCCGGGGAGAAGAAGCGCATCGTCGAGCGGAGCGGCGCCCTGGAGTGGCGCGATCCACCGGCAGACGGGATGGACGGAATCGGCGGCCTCGACTTGCTCAAGGCGTGGGCCGTGGAACGCCAACTCGGTTTCTCGCCGGCGGCTCGCGAGTATGGCCTCGACGTGCCCAAAGGCGTGCTCCTGGTTGGCCCACCTGGAACAGGCAAAACGGTGGGTGCTCTGGCCATCGGCGCGTCATGGGGTTTGCCGGTGCTGGTAGCCGCGGCCGAGCGCATGAGCGGGGGCCTGGTCGGCGAATCCGAGGCAAAGGTCCGAAAGATGTTGAACACGGCAGAAGCCGTGGCTCCGTGCCTGGTGCTGCTCGATGAAATCGAGAAGCTGTTGGCCGGCGCCGGGGGCGACGGTGCTGCTGACTCTGGGGTAGGCAAGAAGACATTCGGCATGATCCTGTCATGGATGAGTGACAAGACGGCGCCCGTGTTTGTCGTCGCGTCCTCCAATGGCGTGGAGGGTCTGCCGCCGGAGCTCTTACGGCGTGGGCGCTTCGACCAGATCTTCTTCGTGGACCTGCCCACGCTGCTGGAACGCCGGGCCATCTTCTCGGTTCACCTGGGCCGACGCCGGCGAGACCCTGCTGCGTTCGATCTCGACGCCCTGTCCAGGGTAACAGAAGGCTTCTCCGGTGCAGAGGTTGAGGCTGTTGTCGTGGACGGTATGTTCCAGGCGTTCGCCGGAGGCACAGAGGTGACCACGGCGCATCTCATCGAGGCCGCCGGAGCCACTGTGCCTCTGTCCAAGGTCTCCGGGGAGCGCATCGAAGCTGTTCGCAAATGGGCCAAGGGCCGAGCCCGACCGGCGTCGCTGCCGGAGACGAAGGTAGACGGCAGTCGGTTCTCCAACCTCGCTTGACACACGGCAAGACCGGCCGATGGGCACGGGACTTTGACTCCTGCGTGCCCTAGCCAGTTACACAGACTAGCAACCAGGAGATAGGTCATGGACAAGCTCACCATCGAGGCCCGACGGCTGTTCGGGTCTCGCAACGATGGCCTGCGGAAGGAGATGATCGCCGCAGGATGCAAGTTTGACCCGAAGGCAGCCGTCTGGGTCTTCCCGGATGAGGCGACCCGCGGTCAGTTCCTGCCGCGGATCCCCGGTGGCGCGCCGACGCAGTCGACGCAGCCGGTGGCCCGTCCGGCGGCCCGTCCGGTGGCTGCGCCGGCTACCGTATCCCCGGTGGTCGCGCCCCCGCTGGAGCGTATCCCGGCCCCGATGGCGCAGGCGCCCGAGCCCGTCGCAAAAACCGAGCAGCCGGCGCCCACGGTGTCTGAGCCAGCGCCGCTGCCGCCGCCACCGCTGCTGCCCCGGGTGGCCGCGCTCACGCCGGCGCTGGAGCCGGCGCCGGAGCCACCGCCTCGGCCTCCCATGCCGCAGGCGGACCTGCAGCCTGACACGCCCGAGCGGCGTGCTCCGGTGCGGATCCTGACCTTCCCGCCGTCACTCGTGGTCTGCGGCGCCGTGGAGGTCATCCACCTGCAAGGCTCCGTGAAGTACACGAGGATCGCCGAGTCCGTCGAGAGCACGGACGTGGAACTCGCGGACACCGTGGTGGCCGCGCTGAACGAGGTCGCGGGGGCGCCGAGCGGCGGGGACGAAGTCCCTGCGACCCAGCGGGTTGAAGAGCGGGTTCGGACATCCAAGCGGACGTGCGTGGAGCCCGACGAAGAGGAGAAGGCCCGTGTGCTGGCGCAGGAACTGCGCCTGTCGGTGCGCCGGTACGGCGTGCACTCGCTCCTCGGGCCCATCTGCCCGCTGGACAAACGGACGGCCATCGAGGACATCGTCATGAAGGCCCGGGAACGCGCCACCGAGTGGAACCGGAGTGCCTGCTATCATCACGTCCGGGTGACCTACTTGCTGGCCACCATGGCTGGGGAGGAGGAGCAGGCCGCGCGGGTCGTGGCCTTCGACATCCAGCAGGCTCTGGGTGAGATGCGCAGTGCGCTGCAGGAGACGAAGCCCGACGAGCTGGTGCGGCGGGCGCGCAACGCCGCCGTGCGGGTCAAACGCATGAGCAAGGATCTCGCCATCGCGCTGTCCACGTCGCAACAGAAGATGCTCTTGGCAGCCGTGGAGGAAGCTCGGGCAGCGGCCAACCTCGTGGTCGCCGAGACCAAGGAGAAGACGGGCGACGTGGAGAAGGTCCTGAAGGCTGTCTCGCTCCGAGCCGTGGACACCGCGCGATTCGAGTTCGGGAAGTATGCCATCCCGGAGGACATGGAGGCTGCCCAGGTCGCCAGCGGTGCGAGCACGGCGCGGTTCGCCGGCCTCGATCTCGGCCTCGACGATGTGCCGCCGCCGCCCCTGCGGGTGCCATCCTCTGCCGCCGCTGCGGACCGCCCTGCCAGCCTGAACCGCTTCGATGCCCTGTCCACGGGAGCGCCCGAGTGACAGCCTGTGATATCTGCGGGGACTCACCGGTGCGCGGCGTTGCCTTCCCTTGGCATGCTGATGAGGGCATCGCCGGGGTCGAGCGGTGCGACACCTGTGGGTCGCTGGAGGGCCTGCACAGTGACGCCGATGCCGCGGTTGCCCTGAACCGGTCCTTGCCCTGTGGCTTCGCCGTCGTCCCGATCGCTCAGTGTTCGACGGAGGACTGTAACTGCGAGGGCAACTGTGCAAGCGACTGCAACTGCGGCATGCCGATCCGGATGCGCTACGCTGTGCACTGCACAGCCACGGGAGACCTGCTGACCTTCGAGGAGGGCATAGTTTTGGCCAAGCAGATGCTCGCGCAGTTCGTCACGGCCCTGCGGGAACCGACAAAAGGGGCGCCTTAGCGCCCCACACCATGCGCTATACCCTCAAGGTCTGTCCCAAGACGTTGGGCACAGCGCTCTACGTGCTGGGCAGTAGCACTCTGGACGCCCTGCCGATCCGGGTCACGCACTGGTGGCCCGTCGGCCGGCATCGGGTCGATGCGTACAAGCCCATGGTGGAGGACTTGATGAGCCTCGACGGGCGAGAACTGGATACGGTGGGCGTGGGGCCCGGCAGCGGATGCTTCCGTGAGCCCGTCAGCGGTATGACGGTCTGGCTGATTGGCGAGGGCCAGACCCTGCCAGCCAAGACCGAGGAAACCCCCGTACGGGGACCAAAGACCACGCTCGAGACCCGCTGGATGCATGGCCGCTGGGAAAAGCTCACGAAGCGGGGCTGGGTGCCCGCGTGATGCACCGAGCGCGGTCCGCCTGTTGCGAGGCTCCGGTCATCGTTCCTTCCTACCACGTGGGCAACTGCAACTCGGAGGCCCTGCTCAACGAGTCAGGGCAGTACGTCGGCATGCTGGAGCCCGGCGGCGAGGAGGACATCGACGCCCTGCTGTGTTCCGGGTGCGAGGAGGAGCTCGACTCCGAGAAGGACCTGGTGCGAGGCAGGGTATACGTTGCTCCATCTGCATCAGCGAACAGCATGCCCGAAGGGCCCGCTGTAGCCACAATGCTCGACCTGAGCACAAGCCATGCGCCGAGTGAGGCGCCGGACTTCGGCGAGTGCCGGTGGATGGACCACGAGATGGGCTGGACCGTGTTCGTGCACGGTGATGACGAAGATCGCAGCGACGAGCGCACGCCCAGGTGGTTCCGACCGATCATGCACTACGCACAAGACCACGACTGCATCGTAATCAACTTCGACAGGGATGGATCGGAGCACCCAGAGCTGTTCCGGGTCTGGGAGTGGTAGCCGATGTCCACGACACGAGGGCAGAGACAGGAGATGCTTCTGCGACTGCAGGGAGTCCTCGACCTGCTGAAGCGGCTGCGGAGCAAAGCCCTGAAGCGGCTGCGGAGCAAAGCCCTGGAGGAGAAGCCACGTCAGTGGATCGCATCCCACGACAGCCAGATCGGCGTGGCCTACTGGACGGGCTATCTCGACGCGCTGAACGATGGGGAGAAGCAGATCCTGCGGGTCTTCACCTGTGATGCCTGTGGATCGCAGCACGCCGATCCGATGGAAGCGTTCGTGACCTGTGAGGACTGCGGAGCCCAGCTCTGCGAGCCCTGCTGGGCACCCTGCTGGGCACTCAAGCGGAAGGACCATACCGGCCCCTCGGCCCACTCCATCGTCTGCGTGGACACTGTTGGATGCCAGACCAGAGCAAGAGCGGCCACGGCCGCGGCCGAGGACTGACATGAGACTTCGAGACGCCCGGCGGCTGTGCAACCACGACGGGGTTGTTCTGAAGGCGACCGGCGAGGTGTGCTACATCATGTTCCCGCCGAAGCTTTTCGAGCCGGACATGCACGAGGAGTTCTTGGGCGAGGGGCCCTGGATCCAGCTCGAGGTGTGGAGTGAAGAGCAGAGAAAGCTGCTCACCGTGCACCACATGGATGCCGAGCGCCCAGCGTGCCTGGCGTTGGACTACATATAGCTTCAGTGGACGAGGCAGCAACGATGACAGGGCAAAGCAACAGCAGCAGCAGCAGCGCACGCGGCGCAGGCAGTGGGTGCCTGGACGAGGCAGGCCTGGTGCCGAGCACCACGATCACGCGGGTCTGCTCCTTGCGGGACGCAGCGTTGACTGCCATGGACGAAGCCATTGCCACGCTGGTGCGGGGCTTCGCAGCAGCGGAGAAGGCCCGTGGACTCGCTGCGGAAGCAGCCGGTGGCCATCGGTTCTACCTGGTTGATCGCTCGAAGTCGGAGACATACGGGCGGCTGTTCGCTGGTCTGGACGCGGCGGCCACCACTGCGCTCTTCCGGCAGTCCACTGATGCCGACATCTGGGTCCACTTGCTGAATGCCACTGGGATGTCCAGCGTCATGGACCGAACGGCCCGAGAGCAGTTCGATGCGGACTTGGCCGGTTCGGTGCCGGAGGTGAACGAGGGCAACGTGCGAGCGACCTTGCAAGCCTTGCTCGGAGACGCCGAGCTGATCTTCCAGCGCGGTCTCGCTCGTGTGTTCTCCGACCTGGATCGCCGGTTCAAGTCCCACGACGGATTCAAGCTGGGGTCTCGCATCATCCTGACCTATGCCTTCGACGCATGGGGCTCGTTGAACTACGGGAGCCGGATCAGTGAGACACTGACCGACGTCGAGCGAGTCTTCGCCGTGCTCGACGGTGATGCCGGCCGTGACTTCGGCTCGTTGGCCGCAGCTATCCGGGATAGCCGGCAGGGCGGAGGTCTCTCGCCGCGCCAGTCGGAGACAACGACGTCGTACTTCAAAGTCCGCGGCTTCAAGAACGGCAACGCGCACCTGTGGTTTCAGCGCGACGACCTGGTGACGAAGGCCAATAAGGTACTAGCCGCGTACTACGGCGAGGTGCTGCCGGACGCAGTGGACCGCGACGAGCCGACGGTGACACGCTGCACGGCGCTGTCCAGGGACCTGGCCTTCTACCCAACGCCGCCGGCAGTGGCCGGGGCTCTGCTGAAGGACGTATGGATCTCGGAGAATAGCCGCGTACTGGAGCCCTCCGCTGGCGAGGGCGGCATCGTCATGGCGCTGCTGGCCGCTGGAGCCGGCTGGGTGGACGCCATCGAGGTGGACCCCGGGCGCGTGAGAGTGCTTCGGCAGATCCGGGACTCTCGAGTGACCGTGACCGAGGGCAACTTCCTGTCCATGCCAGTGCGCACACAGTACACCCATGTGGTGATGAACCCGCCGTTCTACGGTACGCACTGGATGCAGCACGTCATGCATGCCTTTGACTTCCTGGCCAACGGCGGGACGCTGGTAGCCGTGCTGCCGGTGACCGCCGAGCTGGGCGACAGCCCGAAGCATGAGGCGTTCCGTGCCTGGGCGGACAAGCACAAGGGGGACCAGTGGCGCGGGGTGTTCAGCGACCTGCCCCCGGAGTCCTTCGCTTCGGCCGGGACACGGATCAACACCGTGAAGCTGACGCTTCACAAGTAGGCTTCGCGATTGGAGACGATGATGGAAAATCTGCTGTGCTACGCGTTGCTGGGCCTGGAACTCCGCAGGGAGCCCCTGGCTGGTGCAATGGACAAGGAACAGTACGTGCGGGTCCGGTCGGCACTCCAGACCTCCGGATTGCCAGTGGGCGCTCTGGGCCCATCGACGGATGCGCCCCGGGCCGCGTCGTCCACGGACCTCGCCCGGGCTCTGGCCCTGGGCCCTCTGGCCCCCGTCGGGGGCCTGAAGGCGCCGCTCCCCGCGCTGCTGCCGTGGGCCGAACTCAGTCTCGACGGTAGACTGCGACCGTGCCCTGGCGTCGTATCGGCGGCTCTGGAAGCGCGAGCGCTCGGCGCTGTTCTGCTCGTCCCGCACTGCGACCGGGCAAACGCAGAACTCGTGCCGGGGTGCCGGATCGCTGCGTTCTCCACGCTGGCCGAAGTCGCTGCGTGGCTCCGTGGATGCACGCAGGCCGAACTGGAGGTGACGCCGAAGCGGCTTGCGAAGCCGATGCCGATGCCGGGGCAGGTGTCCTGGTCCGACGTCGATCCGCGGCTCATGGACCTGCTGGCACCGGCGCGAATCGCTGTGGCCCGTGGCGAGCACGTGCTCCTGGTTGCTGCTCCCGGCTGCGGCAAGACTATGGTTGCGCGCCGACTCCTGCTCGACTTGCCGGAGCTGGACAACGAGGAGCAGTTGTCCTCAGCTCAGGCCTACTCGGCAGCCGGTATTCTGCAAGACGGCAAAATGACTCGGCCCTTCCGGGCGCCGCACCACACCTGCTCGATGATGGCTCTGCTCGGCGGCGGGTCAGGGACTGGCGGCCGGCCGGGCGAAGTGACTTTAGCTCACGGTGGCGTCCTGTACCTCGACGAGTTACCGGAGTTCCAGCGTGCGACTCTGGACGCACTGGCGCGGATCATCCCACAGGGTTTGGTGCAGACCACGAGTGGAAGCCGGCCTGGCCAGAGCGCCTTTCCGATCACCTTCCCGGCCCGCTTCGTACTGGTGGCCTCGGCGATGCCATGCCCCTGCGGCTACCTGGGTCACCCGTCTCGAAAGTGCGCGTGTGGCACGGCGACCGTGGCCCGGTACATGGACCGGATCAAGCCGCTCTTGCCGTTCTTCTCGGTGAGGGTAGACATGCCTGTTCTTCTGGGGGCCACCCGATGACACGGGAGGAAGCGCTACGGCGCTACCCACGCCTCGTGGCGCACCTGATGGCTGAATCGCTTGGCTACCTCTCGGCGCGCTGCGCGGCAGCGGCTGTGGCAAACCATGCTTCCCGACGTGGAAGCTACAACGAGTGGTACATGACCATGGCCACGAAACAGCGCTACCCGGAAGCCGCGAGCCGGGAAGAGGCACTGTTGCTGACGGGGCGTGACGTGCTTGGACGGGCCTTCCGGGGACGACGCTTCCACGGCGGCTACATGGCCAACCTGGCCATAGCTCAAGCGCTCGTGGAGCAGGAGCGCAGGGGCGCTGAAGCCCCGTTGTTCGGCCTCGCCGGCTGGATGTAACGGTCGATGCTCAAGATGAAGAACAGGGAAGGCCTGACCTTCGAGCAGTGGCGTGCAGTGGCCACCATGGGCACCGCGGATCCGCGTTGGAAGGAGCCCAGCGAGGCTGTGCTCGTCTCGGCTTGGGGAGCCGGTGAGCCCCCAGATGATTGGCGCATTGTTCGTCAGAACGGTGCTGTTCGGCTGCCCAACGGTAAGTGGGTAGTGCTAGTCGTATCAGACCAGACCGGGCCAGATCAGTGAGCCGCCGCGCCACGGTCATCCCCTGTTTGCAGATCGAAGCGGGGGACTGGATTCACAAGCCCGAGGTTCGGCACTGGCTGGAGAATGCAGGCGGGGGAGTCGCTTCCTGGTCGACGTGGGACACGTCCACGTTCGACGAGTCTGTGCTTTACCCCGGAGACATATTCACGCTGTATGACCACGGCGATGGCCCGGACAACCCCGAGATGCATCCAGCAGGCAGCGCAGCCATGCCCGGGTGGCTATGGGCCAAAATCGAGAACGCGGTCAGGTCTGCCGGCCTGACCTACTGCATCGTCAGGCTCTTGGACATCGTGCCCGACGAGGAGGACGTGTAGAGATGGACATGAAAACCGAACGGGGCAAGAAGCTCCAGAAAGAACTGCGACTTCGCCGGATGGACTCGGCCGAGTCCGCGCTGGACCGGATCATCGACCAGGAGGCCGAAGACCTGATGGGCTGTCCTCCTCGGGAGCGAAAGACCCATGCACGGCGGGTCCGAGCGCTAGAGTCAGCCGAAGTCGGCGTGCTCGACTTCGTGCTCTGCTTCCTGGAAGAGGAACCGGAGTACACGGTCACGCCGCATGACATCCTGAGCTACCGCTGCAAGGCACAGGCGTGGGCCATCGCCCAGTTGCTCCTGGCAGAGCGCCGACTGCTGCCGAAGGGGACGCGGGAATGAGCCAGCATCGTGTGCTGACCCGGCCCAAGGAGTTTGAGCCGCTGAGCGAGGGGGACGTACGAGCAGAGGAGTCCGTGGCGCGCTGGCTGGAGACGTGCCTGGAGAAGCACGGATACGCTCTGTGCCCCGGCCCCGAGAGCCGGCGCATCGTAGAGACGTACATCGCTCGCCTGCGAGCGCCACTGCCCTTACTGGACTGTGACAAGCTGCGGGATGCCGCTCGAGAGCAGTACGCGGAGGGCTCTGACGACGACATCGAAGTGGACGCCGACGCGTCTCTGTCCTGCGGCGACATGGGGGCCTACGTCCAGGGGTGGCTCTGGGTACGCTACGAGGATGCCAAGGTAGAGCAGCCGGAAGGAATGCTCCCGTGAACACCATGGAGCCTTCCCAGAAGAATCTGCTGCTTCCCCCGATCCGAGAAGTCCTTCTCACCGGGAGAGACAAGCCGCTGGTCATGATGGCCACGCCGGTCACACAAGACCTGTACCTGCACGTGATGGGCGAGAACCCGGCCTGCTTCCAGGGGGAGGGGTACCCAAGCAACCTTCAGTTCCCGGCGGAGAATGTCTCTGCCCTGGACGCAGAGGCGTTCTGCTCTCGGCTCTCCGAGATGCTGGGGCTGACCGGGGCTGCCGTGTACCGGCTCCCTACCGAGACCGAGTGGGCGTGGGCCTGCACCTGCGGAGGATCCTTCCAGTACCCGGAAGACCCTCAGGAACTCCTGCTCTATGCCCACTGCAACGCTGAGTCGCCGGTCCCCGTCGGAGAGCACCGGCCCAACATCTGGGGCCTCTGGGACACGCTGGGCAACATCTGGGAGTGGACGGCAAGTGATCGTGGGGGGCACCGGGTGTTGCGGGGCGGGTCGTGGGACGACCTCCCGTGCTTCCTTCGGGCGGCGGACCGCGACGGCTACGACCCCGCGGACCGGTCCAACAGCATCGGGTTTCGGTGTTGCCGGAACCTGGGAGGCACCCCTTGATGACCCTCTTCAACGACACGGAGAGCCGCCTGGCGGACGCCTACATGGTCTACGGCCAGCACAAGGGCTCCAACATCTCGATGCCCTTCTCTGCTCTCTCGGAGATCGCGGAGATGGCTCAGTGCGCTGCTACGAACGGCTACGACGAGCTCTACCGGGTGTTCCGGGTGGAGCCCAACGGCGCACAGCGGTTCGTCACGGCCTGGTCTGTCCTCGACGGGGTAGTCCGAGAGCACCGCGACGTGACGATTCCTGCGAAGCACTTCTAGCAAAAGGGAAACCCAATGGACAAGAGACTCAAAGATATCTACGAGGGGACACGCGCAACGATTCGCCGGGATCTCGGGCGCTTGAAGGGCGGGACTGTTCTGGCCGGCGGCATCCTCGGGGAAGACGGCTACGGCGGAGGCCCCATGCCGGGGCTAGTGATCCGGCTGCCGGACGGCTCGACAGTGAGCCTGGCTATCCTGAGAGACTTCGAGGGCAATGGCCCCGGCGGGTACCAGCTCGACTTGGTCCCGGAGACCGGGGCAGACCGATGATTACCGTGGTCTGTTCCGTGCGCGGCGAGTGCTGCGCCAAGTCCCACCTGAAGGTCGTGAACGTGCCGACCGACGACCCGGAGCGGGCAGCACGTGCGGCCCGCCGCTACCTGGAGCACGGAGATGCCCCCGGAGGCTGGGATGTGGACGAGAGCCTGGTCCTGCCAGAGGCTATCTCCTCGGAGGAGTCAGGCCCGGATGCCAACCCGGACTTCGTGGTGCCCGAGGATCAGGTGTTCATCTGGTCATTGACGAAGGACGACAGAGTGCGCTGGAACGACCCCGACGACGGCGTGTGCAGCCGGATCTTGACGGTCGCTGATGTAAAGTTCGAGGGAGAGGACTCTGCGACGATCACGGACATGGACGGCTCCGATGTGGGCTGCTGCTTCCCTGAACTGGAGGAAGCAACGGAGTGCCTCGGCCTGACCGACGAGCAGGAAGAGGATCTCGTGCGCGTCCTGGTCGAGGACATGCGCAACGACCACGGCTACATGAGGCAGGTGGCCGAGCAGTACGCCGAGGGCCTGCCGCTGGAGGAGAAGCGCAGGCACCTCGGGCTGAAGGAGTAGCAGATGACCAGGCACTTCCTGCTACATATTTCCCGTGACGATGACTCCGGGTGGAGCATACCCGACGCTTGCATCGTCGCAGTGGACGACGCGTTCCTCGCCCGGCTCCACCGACTCCGGGATCTGGCGGAATCGATCGGGCGGGAGGAAGAAGACTTCCTCGGCGCCACCTTCTGGGACTACACCCCGAGCTACTTCATCACGGACGGGCAAGGCCCCGAGGCTACTCCGCTAGAAGATGTGTTGCACTCGCGGCTCATGGAGGTGATCGACACCGCAGACGGGTGCAAGGGCATCAGCCCCGAGGACGCCCAGGAAATACTGGACGGTGTGGAGACAGCCAATGCTGCACCGGGGCTCGACTACAGCATCCTGCACGTGACCCGGAGGGGCGCGTACTGGAGCATGCGCCCCAAACACGTGGACCACGTCGTGGCGTCCTACACGGTCCTCTGGGAGGAGATCCTCTGATGAAGAAACTGCTGGCTTGGTGCCCGAAGGATCCGACGCACAAGAAGTTCATCACCTCGGCACATGTGGTGGAGGAGTGGCTCGTGGATTCCAAAGGCGATTTCCTGGAAAATCGCAGCCATGGCGAGACAGTCCACGGCCCTGACACGGGAAACACGTGGGCCTGCGACACGTGCGGCGCAGAAGCGGTATTCCTCACGGGCTTCGCGGAGCGGGCGGAGGCTCTGGCGGAGTTCCTTTCCGAGTGTGACCTACGGGAGTACGCAGCAGCCGATGCTGCCAAGGTGCTGTTCGCCAGTTGGCGAGATGCCGAGGAGTCCGATGTACCACCGAAAGAGTTGATCGAGGATGTACGTGGGGTCATCGACATCCTGAAAGACTGGTACGACGTACTGGTCGCGGACAACCAGGAGTAGCCCAGTGCCTCCGCGGAGCAAGACGGAGTGCGAGCGCATGGCAATGGAGGAGTACCTGAGCCACCTCGGAAAGCTGGTACGGGTCAACTCCTGCATGGGCTACATCTTGAAGGACTCCGTGGACCACGACTGTCCGGATGAACCAGCCATCGTCCGAGTCTGCGAGACGGGGGAGGACAGCATCCTGCGGTGGATGGACGACGAGTGCCTTGACCCCATCTGGGACGCGGAGATTGTCCAGTACGGCTCCCTGCCCAGGAACATGCGCTCGTGCTGGATCTACGGCACGACGTACAAGCGCGATGGCGACGTGGAGCCGAGTGCCGTGATCGAGATCGTGGAGGAGGCTGGTCTGGAGCAGGTACACGAGTACGCCTTTGACATCACGCTCCTCGCCGTCTGCCGGGTCAAGGCAGAGAACGAGAAGCGGGCCAGGGACTTGCTCAGGGAGCTGGTTTCCACGTTGGACATCGGCACGGTGTTCGATGTGCGCAATCAGCCCGA